CCTTAATCGCATCCCCGCTTCCCTCCACACCGCCATACTTCAAAACCAAAACATTTCACAATTCAAAGACCCCAAACTCGCCTCCTATCAACGGTTCCTAGCCAAAAGAAAAAAATTCTGCTGCCCTATCTAAGGGCACGGTGCTCTCCTCGAGCCGTTCATTTGAAAATATTCGGCAAATAAAAATAAATATAATATATATAATATGGACCTTTCTAACCCTCAAGGCGACCCCTCGTACCCTCCCGACAATGCTTCTTTAGTTTCTCCCGAAATGGCACAAGAAGAAAATGTTTTTCCATTCCAAGGGTTTGAACGTCCAAAATATAATAAAATAACTCTCGAATACGAAAAAGTCATTTATTGGTATGACGAAGAAACTGGAGATATCATACCATTGCAGAGAGCTACAGATGGAAAGAAAAACTTTTTTGGCACATATGTAGATGTAAATAATCGACCGATTAATATTAAAATAAGCTTTCAGGATTTCGTTAGATCAAAATACAATTTAATGCAAAATTTTTTGCAAAACAATAAAGGAAAAAATATTAAATCCCAATTAGCCGCAATAGAAGCGGCCGATAATGTATTACAAGAACAAGAAAGACAATGGCAACAGCATATAAAGGAAAACCCTTTGTCATACATGTTTGGTATTACAAACAGAGAAAAGTTTAGAAGGTCAAGAAATACAAGCAACCCACAACAATCCCCTGTTGTTGCGGCACAAAATCCTCCACAAACCAAAAGTTGGTGGTCATCCATGTTAGGATACGGTGGAAGAAAGCGCACCCAAAAAAGAAAGAGACGCAGAAACACGAGACGCCGTCGTTAATAAAACATACACTCACTAGTACGCGTTCATATCTTCCGGCGGAATATTCTCCCCCTTCGCGGGGTATTTTAGCAAGAAATCCGGAGTCTCTTTCAACAACCCCTCCAAAATAAAAACTTGCTTCCGAATTTCTTGTTCTCGAAGAACGTGGGCCTCGTAAGCCGCCGCTTCTTCCGGAGTGCGCGAGGGCGCTTCAAAACATTCAATTGGATCCGTGTCAGCAGAAAACAGCCCGGGTGCCATCGTCTTCAAGTTCTTCGTCATCTCATCGTCAAGACGCCGAAGATCAGCGACCAATGATTCCGCAACTCGAATATTTTCACGGATTTCTGTCAATTGAAAAAGTGCCTCTTGGTCGAAGGGGTTTTTCTTCAACATATCTGCGAGGTGCTCTTCAACTCGAAGGTGCTCTTTCAATTCTCTCTCTGTCTCCGTCAGTGGGGTAGGTTGGTGGGGCAAATAACGTGCCATTTTCAGGAAGGCGATCTGCTTCTAAGTTGTTGTGCAAAATTGAACCAACTTGTTTTGTAAAAATACATAAAAAAAGAAACCTTTAAAAATATTTATTACAAACGTCGATTGTAATGAAAATTCTTCAAGTTTCGTCATTATTTTACCTGTTACCGACTTTGTTTGCCCTGCGGTACGAAAAGTATTACGATTCGACGATAACAACGAGCATGGCCTTGGTTTCCTTTTCCTATCATTCGAGTTACAACAAGAAAGTGTTGGTGCTTGATCGATTTTTAACCAGTGTATTTATTTTGCGCAGTATTTATTTAGCAGTAACTAAAGGGGGAGGCTGCATTGTTTCGTTTGCACTAGCCGACCTGGGTTTCCTATACTTTTACGGTCATGCGAAATCCGACTACTGCTTTCACCCGAACGTGGATATTGGAAATATTTACCACGCGTCGATCCACTTGGTATCTAGCCTAAGTTTTTCAGCACTGATGGCAAAATATGAATAAAAACATCTCGAAAAGACAAAAATTATACTGCCGTTTCCTTTTTTTTAGTTTTTCTATAAGTGTATGAAGGAATGCATGGTTTGTCTGGAAGAGATTACTGACTACGTGGTCCTTCCCTGTTCCCACGAGCTCTGCGTTCTCTGCTACCCGCTAGTCCAACAAGCGTTTGCCAAATGCCCACTCTGCCAAAACCCGCTTATTTTCAACGAGCCGGACTACACGGTCTACGGAAAGAACGTAGAAAGGTGTGCCAATGCCATGATCTGCACTTGCATCGCGCTCTGCATCGCGGGGGTCTACGTGCTCGTCTCGTAACGGGGCTTTCTCGGAAAGATGAGTTCTCCGACAAAAAAGGGGTTCATCGGGTTCCCCATGTTCTTTAAAATCTTGGCGCCTTGCCGGGCTTCGTTCTCCTCCCGCAACATCTTGTCCAACTTTTCGGAGCGCAGCTTGATGAAGTCGTACCGTTGCCACATTTCGGGGTGTGTGCTGCGGTTGCAAAGAACACCCTCTCCCAAAGAAGAGAGTGCTTTTTTGAGGTTCCGCACCCGATGTTCCTGCTTCAACAGCTCGAGGGTTAATTCAATGTTGCTGTGCCTTACGTCGGTTGCTTGGACCAAGCTCAACAAGGAAGGGAGTACGTCGAGGCGCTCTTCGAAGGTGGCCATGGTGTCCGTTTTGTGATGTTTTTGGTGTTGTTGCGTCGGAAAAGACAACACCAAAAGGTTTCAGGTTAAAAAAATCCATAAAAAATTAACTAGATAAAAATATTGCTGCATGATTCCTTCTTCGCAGTTGACCAATAAAATCGTTTTGAACTCGTCCACCAACGAAATTTTGGTCCCGAAGGACTTGGTGCCGTGCAACAGCACGATAAAAATAGGTCTTCACGACCGCCCCTTCCATGAGTTGCACGTCCAAGGATTGGAAGCCTCCGCCGACGGCATTTTGTTGGAAGCTCCCGTCAAGACGAACGGTGGAACGAACCCGGGACAACCCGGCCAAGTGTTGCTGAGCCAAGGCGCGGGGGTTCCGCCCGTGTGGGGTGACTCCGGGGGCGCAGGGCGGACCGGAATCGTAGGAAAAATGGGGCCGACGGGTCCGACGGGCGCGAATGGAGGCCCAGGGGCCACGGGGAGTACCGGGCCACAGGGTCCCCGTGGTCCACTCGGGTACACTGGTGCCCCTGGAAAAACAGGGGCCGACGGAAACATGGGCGCAACTGGGCCTACTGGCTTGGGTCAGACGGGACCTACGGGGGCGGTGGGCGGTGCAGGGCCTACTGGAAGCACAGGTCCGTTTGGGCTCGGGGATACTGGGCCTACGGGGCCTCAAGGAGGGGTAGGAGTCACAGGGCCCACAGGTGAGGGTCAGACTGGGCCTACTGGACAAAAGGGGGAGGTTGGACCTACGGGAAGGGACGGAAGGGCTGCCCGGGGGGAGACTGGGGCGACCGGGCCGACGGGAAAAGACGGACTTGATGGGGAAACCGGGCCGACTGGAAAAGACGGACTTGTAGGGGCTACCGGGCCGACTGGAAAAGACGGACTTGCTGGGTCTACAGGACCGACAGGTAAAGATGGAGTTGCGGGGACTACCGGACCAACTGGAAAAGACGGACTTGCAGGTCCTACTGGGTCAACTGGTAAAGATGGACTTGCAGGGCCTACTGGACCATCCGGAAAGGATGGAGATGAAGGCCCGACTGGGCCGACAGGAAAAGACGGACTTGCAGGGCCTACTGGACCGACCGGAAAAGATGGTCTTCTTGGGTCTACAGGGCATACTGGAAAAGATGGACTTCCAGGGTCCCCAGGGCCTACTGGAAAAGACGGAATCGCAGGGTCCACAGGGCCTACTGGAAAAGATGGACTTGCAGGGGCTACTGGGCCAACTGGAAAAGACGGACTCGCAGGGTCCACAGGGCCTACTGGAAAAGACGGACTTGCAGGGGCTACTGGGCCAACTGGAAAAGACGGACTCGCAGGGTACACAGGGCCAACTGGAAAAGATGGACTTGTAGGGTCTACAGGGCCTACTGGTAAAGATGGACTTGAAGGGTCAACAGGGCCAACTGGAAAGGACGGGCTTGTTGGGGCTACCGGTATTGGGGCGACGGGCCCGACAGGGTATGGCGCCACAGGGCCGACTGGAAAGGACGGACTTGTTGGACCAACGGGAAAAGACGGGCGTAGTGTCAGAGGCATCCAAGGACCAACTGGACCAACCGGAAAAGACGGTGCGTCTGTACAGGGAGACACTGGACCGACCGGAAAAGACGGTGTGTCTGTACAGGGAGACACTGGACCGACCGGAAAAGACGGTGCGTCTGTACAGGGAGACACTGGGCCTACCGGAAAAGATGGTTTGTCCGTACAGGGAGACACAGGACCGACCGGAAAAGACGGTGCATCCGTACAGGGAGACACTGGACCGACAGGAAAAGATGGTGCATCTGTAAAGGGAGACACTGGACCGACAGGAAAAGATGGTGCATCTGTAAAGGGAGACACTGGACCGACAGGAAAAGATGGTGCATCTGTAAAGGGAGACACTGGACCAACCGGAAAAGACGGTGCATCTGTAAAGGGAGACACTGGACCAACCGGAAAAGACGGTGCATCTGTACAGGGAGACACAGGGCCAACCGGTAAAGACGGTGCGTCCATACAGGGAGATACTGGTCCAACTGGTAAAGACGGTGCATCCGTACAGGGAGACACAGGTCCGACCGGTAAAGACGGTGCATCCGTACAGGGAGACACAGGTCCGACCGGAAAAGATGGTGCGTCTGTACAGGGAGACACAGGACCAACTGGTAAAGATGGTGCGTCCGTACAGGGAGACACTGGACCAACTGGAAAAGACGGTGCGTCCGTACAGGGAGACACTGGACCAACTGGAAAAGACGGTGCGTCCGTACAGGGAGATACTGGTCCTACTGGAAAAGACGGTGCGTCCGTACAGGGAGATACAGGTCCGACCGGAAAAGACGGTGCGTCCGTACAGGGAGATACTGGTCCTACTGGTAAAGATGGTGCGTCCGTACAGGGAGACACTGGACCGACCGGAAAAGACGGTGCGTCCATACAGGGAGATACTGGTCCAACTGGGAAAGACGGTGCGTCCGTACAGGGAGATACAGGGCCAACAGGTAAAGACGGTGCATCCGTACAGGGAGATACAGGGCCAACTGGGAAAGATGGTGCGTCTGTAAAGGGAGATACTGGACCGACAGGAAAAGATGGTGCGTCTGTAAAGGGAGATACTGGACCGACAGGAAAAGATGGTGCTTCTGTAAAGGGAGATACTGGACCTACAGGAAAAGATGGTGCGTCTGTAAAGGGAGATACTGGACCGACAGGAAAAGATGGTGCTTCTGTAAAGGGAGATACTGGACCTACAGGAAAAGATGGTGCGTCTGTACAGGGAGACACAGGGCCAACTGGTAAAGATGGTGCGTCCGTACAGGGAGACACTGGACCGACTGGAAAAGACGGTGCGTCTGTAAAGGGAGATACAGGTCCAACTGGAAAAGATGGTGCTTCTGTAAAGGGAGACACTGGACCGACAGGAAAAGACGGTGCGTCTGTACAGGGAGACACTGGACCAACTGGAAAAGACGGTGCATCTGTAAAGGGTGACACTGGTCCAACTGGTAAAGACGGTGCGTCCGTACAGGGAGACACTGGACCGACTGGAAAAGATGGCGCGTCCGTACAGGGAGACACTGGGCCTACCGGAAAAGACGGTGCGTCTGTACAGGGAGACACCGGTCCGACCGGAAAAGATGGCGCGTCCGTACAGGGAGACACTGGGCCTACCGGAAAAGATGGCGCGTCCGTACAGGGAGACACTGGGCCTACCGGAAAAGACGGTGCGTCTGTACAGGGAGACACCGGTCCGACCGGAAAAGATGGTGCGTCCGTACAGGGAGATACTGGACCGACCGGAAAAGATGGTGCATCTGTACAGGGAGACACAGGGCCGACTGGAAAAGATGGTGCATCTGTACAGGGAGACACAGGGCCGACTGGAAAAGATGGTGCATCTGTACAGGGAGACACAGGGCCGACTGGAAAAGATGGTGCGTCCGTTCAGGGAGATACCGGTCCAACTGGTAAAGATGGTGCGACCATACAGGGAGACACTGGGCCTACCGGAAAAGATGGTGAGTCCATACAGGGAGACACTGGTCCGACTGGAAAAGATGGTGCGTCCATAAAGGGAGACACTGGGCCAACCGGGCCATATAATGCTGACAAATTCTTCCCAATAAACAATTTAGCGATTGGTTCATCTTTAGAGACCGCATTCACTGATACTGACGTACAAACGTTATCTAATACACTTGGATGTGGTGACACAGTTTTTCCATTCATAACATCTGGATCAACAAATGTTTTGGTCGGAAACCAAATCGGTAATAGTGCGCCTTTTAGTATTAATAATAACGTTTTCCTCGGCGGCAATCTCTTGCAAAGTTTAACACAATCATTTACCACCTTATCAAATAATATTATTATGGGCGTCAATAGCTTGGTATCAAAAAGTGGTGATCAAATCAATGAGTTATCGAATTCAATTTTGATAGGCAACGGATTAGAGTGCATAAATACTGGAACAGAATCAAAATATGTTGATAATGTAATTATTATATCGAATGATCACGACGATGTTGCTATAACATTTAGTAACACTTGTGTAATAGGTGGACCTGGAATGACTGATACACATATTTGTGGAAATCTCAATTTATATGCTCCGACAATTGTAACACATCAAAATTATACAAGAGCTCCAATTTTGGGTTATACCCAAACATATGGAACATACGGATCAGTCCAATCTAATCCCTATGACCCGTATTTACAAAGATTCAATGATATGATAGGGTCGGGCATCGCGAATTTCAGCAACACTTTAAAATTTATTGATGATGAAGCCATTGAGAGTGCGGTAGCTACTTATACATTTCCGGAATATGTACAGGGAACTTTTGCAGGAGTGTATTTATTTTCTTTATCTTACGAAGCTTCGGTAACGGACGGGTCCGTATCATTAGTACAATTAAACATTAGTTTAAGCATGAATCGTGGTGCCGAAACGGTAAATCATTCGGAACAATTTTCTTTTCATAGTAGTAATACTAAAATAAATAAAACATTTACTTCTGTTGTTGTGATTGAACTAACCGATGAAATTATATTCATGGAATTATATACTCAGTTTGTTGACTCTTCACAGACAAATGAAGCTCATATCACTTTAAAAAATAATTTTTACAAATTTATTAAGATAGCTTAATCACCTTTTCTAAGAATAAATCAGCGTGAACTGCAGCGCGACCGAGTAGTCCGAAATCCACGTCACAACTTGACCGTAGCGGTCCAACAACCGCAGGTTCAGCTTTTCGATGCGCACCGGCCCCAAGTAGTCGCGTTTGTTCGGCGAAATCACGATTACGTCGTCCCGCACGTCGATCCGGGCAAGTAAGTTGTTCCCCGGGTTCCCTGGAATGTTGGTCACCAAATTGTTGGTGGCGTGGTTGTTTTGGAAATCGTCCACCTCCAAAAAGTAGTAGGCGCACCGCTCGTTTCGAACGAACGATTCGGCGACCAAGTAGTTTCGAAACACTTTGTCTGCCCCTCCGTTCGGGCTGGGGATCACGAAGAGCGGTATAGCCGTGTAGCTCGACAGCGCGAATCCGAGTTTGGTCCCGAGCGTTTCCGCCCCTTGGAGCAGGGCGGGGAAGGTGACGGTGTAGTTGAAGCCAGGGATGTACTCGTAAGGGTCGCTGGTGTCGAAGACGGCGGCGTCGGGGCGACTGAACAGGGTCAAACGGCCGCGTGTGATAACGGCCTGAAGCCAAGGCACGTGGACCAAAAACAGCTTGTTCAGGAGCAACTCAAGCTCGGCGTTGGAGTACGACCCGTCGGGGATGCGCACGGTCGCCTCCACCGGTTCCTGGTTCATGTCCAACCACCTGAACACCATAGCGCTTGTGCCGAAAGCCTCGGCGAAGGTGGCAATGTTGTTGCAGGGGAGGTTGATGGCCTCCAACTGCATGGTGACCGCGTTGCGGACCGTCTCCGGAAGGGTGCACTGAAAGTTCCCCGCCGTGGTGTTGTCAAAGTTCTCGCGGTACATGGAGTCGAGGTTGACCAGCTTGGCCAGAGTCTGCTTCTTGTAAGGATTGACGTCGCCTTTCGTGTACTCCTCCGTGTGCACGGGGAAGTAGGGGATGCTCGGGCGCGGGATAATATCGTTGGGCTGCAAGGTCCGCTTCCGCCAATCGCGTTTGATCATGTCCCGAGCCGTCTCCAGAAAGGTCCCGAGCCGCACTTTGTCCGCCTCCGGCATGTCTTCGCCCATGAGTTGCACCCGCAAGAGGTTCTCCTTTTCGTCCACGTCGTTCTCCGTGTACCCGACGGGGAGTTGGAAAAGGCCGACCAAATCGGGGAGGCCGTAATTTTCCAGAGAGAGATCGAACGCCATTTTTTAAAAATAACGTGCGATCTTTTGGAAACGCCTACGGCGGCATTTCAAATCGGCTCCCACCGAAAGCAGTGTTCGCTCTGGACGATTTTCCCTAGAACCCCGTTCAAGTCCTCCACCACGTCGCAGGAAAAGTGGTCGACCACGAGTTTGAACGTCTCGCGACGCAGCGTCCCTTCGACCAGCTCCAAGTGCTGCGTGAGCTCTTCGTAGGACACCACGGGGTACAGTTTGAACAAATCCAGACCCCATTGCAGGAGGGGGCACTTTTTCATGTTTTCTTCGGTGCGCAGGAGGTAGGGGTCTGCGGTGTGCGAAGGGGCCTCGAAGACGAGGGAGTTGAAGTGGATCAGACGGAGGGTCCGAACGAAGGCGCTCTCCATCTCGCGGTAGAGGAAAAGGTCCACGGCTTCTTGTTGCCCCGGCCCGTGAAAACCTGTGAAGAGCGTGACGTTGGCGTTGGGGAAGTGCCACAGGAGGTAGGCAACGTCCGGCGGCGGGTCGAGGACGAAGACGTGGCGGATGGCGGGGGACATGCGGACTTGGTCCGGGGCTAGGACGGTGACGACGTTGTCGCCCGAACGCTCGACGTCCGTTGTAAAAAACGGACCGGGACCGGGTCGTCCGAGGGGGAGAAGGCCGCACCTCTCCAAGAGGGCCGCCACGTCGTTCGGCGGTGTGTAGTGGGTCACGAGGACCGAGTCCCCCCGGAAGAGTTTGACGAGGCGTTCGAGCTTGGGGCTGCCGTTCCCTTGCGCGTTGAGCCATTGGAGCTCGACTTCGCGGCAGGTCGGAAAGCGGGGAATTTTGGGGACGGCGACTGGGTACACGGTAAAAAGGGCTGGTTGCGGAAGTAGGCCGTCCTCGTCGATAAGGGGTTCCGGGTAAGGGTACAATACGTTGTAGGTGCTCGTTTCGAACTTGCGCTCGGGAGGAAGGCGGTCACCTTTGACGACGGCGACGGTCCCACGCATGGCGATGGAAAGGAAGTCGTCCCCGATCTTGTCTTCGTCGAAAGCGGGGAAGCCGAGCACGATGCGGTGGGTGTTGACGACGCGCAAGACGGTTCTTCGGCACGGGACGGCTGCGAGAAAAAGGAGCCGAGACTTGGGGAAGGCGAGGACGAAACGGGCCATCTCGTCGGCGGGGGGTAGATGGGAGTGGTGGGCACCGGGCAGAACGAAGATGCGTCTTTTTTCGGGGGGGTTTCTCGGAAGAAAGGGAGGAGGGGCGAACTCGAGTGGGTAGCGGAGGGCCTCCATAAAATGGTCGGAAGGGACGCCAAAAAGGAGTAAAATCTTTTGGCGAGAAGGGAACATTTTTTATGCGCTCTTTTTGTCGTCTTTTTTTAAGTACGATTATTAATTACAAAAAGATTACACTGCAAAAAAAAGTTAAAAAAATAGAAAAAGTGGAAAAGAAGAGAAGGGTTGAAAAAAAAATGAAAAAAAACGTGAAATACCTCCTTCAAAAAAAATATTTTCCAAGTTTATGTCGACCAGTGCTTTCATTTTGCGAATTGCCTCGATTGGTTACTCCGCTCGTTTCACAGTAGAAAATGACATAGTCACAGGGTACTTCGAAAACTTTAACCCGACAACGAACATATTAGCAGCGAGTATATTTCCTGAACCTTTCGACGATTTCACAGCGGACAATATTTTCAGCAATGGTTTTTTCGGAGACCAAGGAATCAATATTATAAGTCCTTTCTTGGGAAATTACCTCGGAACTAACATAGATTTTTTTAATTTTTTTAAGTTCGAAAACCGGAACTATCTTTGGTCCGTTTTCCATAGTGACATTATTGATTTGAACGTCGAAATATTCCCGTTCGTGCCGCCTCGACCCCCTGCTCCCCAACCACAGTGGCGTTTCCCTCTGAAAAGTCTGTTTACGAACAACGCGCAAGTGTACTACAAGCCGCACAGTCTTTCTACCGGCAGCGGAGGGAGCGGGGTCACCAACCAGCGCCTAAAAAAGCGCAAAACTTGAAAAAAAACAGGAAAAGATCCGTTTCAAACGAAAAAAACTATTTCACTTTTTTTTTGAAAAAGCACAACTTCCAACCAAGACAAAAGAAAAAGCTGCCATCAACTCTCGACGTGATGGCAACTTCCGAAGAAATGAGCGTGATGAAGCGCGACGGGACGAAGGAGCCCATGGCGTTTGACAAAATATTGACTCGGGTGCGGCGGTTGGGCACTGCCATGCGGCCCATCCTCATGCTGGACTACGCCAAGTTGGTGATCGGGATCGTCCAAAAGCTGCACGACGGAATCGAAACCAGGCAGATTGACGTGCTCACGGCCCAAGAGTGCGCGGCGCGGGTGACTGACCACCCTGACTTCGGAGTTTTGGCGGGGCGGATCATCCTTTCGAACAACCAGAAGAGCACCTCGGCGTCTTTCGAAGCCGTGACGGACCGGGTCGCCGAGGTGCTGGACCCGGACTACGTCCAGATGGTCCACGACCACGCGGAGATGTACCAATCCATGCTGCGCTACGATCGCGACTACGTCATCGACTATTTCGGCTACATGACGCTGCAACGGGCGTACCTCCTCCGGACGAAGGAGGGGGAGATCGCGGAGCGGCCGCAGCACCTTTGGCTGCGCGTGGCCATCGCGCTGCACCGCACTGACTTCGAGCGGGTCAAGGAGACGTACGACCTGCTCTCGACCAAGCAGATGATCCACGCGACGCCGACCCTCTTCAACGCGGGGACGCGTAACCCGCAGTTCAGCTCCTGCTTCTTGGTCGGGTTGCAGGAGGACTCGATCGACGGCATCTTCGGGACGTTGGGGGACTGCGCCCGAATCTCCAAACACGCCGGAGGGATCGGGCTCCACATCCACAAGCTGCGCTGCCGCGGGTCCCCAATCCACGGGACGAACGGGACGAGCAACGGTTTGGTCCCGATGCTCCGCGTCTTCAACGAGACGGCGCGGTACGTGGACCAAGGTGGGGGGAAGCGCAACGGTTCCATCTCCATCTACCTCTCGCCGGACCACGCCGACATTGAAGCGTGGCTGGACTTGAAGCGCAACACGGGGGAGGAGCACAACCGGGCGCGGGACCTGTTCTACGGGTTGTGGGTGCCGGACCTCTTCATGCGCCGCGTCAAGGCCGACGCGCGGTGGTCGGTCTTCTGTCCGAACAAGTGCCCCGGGCTCAGCGAGGTGCACGGCAAGGACTACGACGAGCTGTACGAACGCTACGAGAAGGAGGGTCGCGCCGAGAAGGAGATGGCCGCGCGGGACCTGTGGTTTAAAATTCTAGACGCGCAGATGGAGACGGGCACTCCGTCGCTGCTCTTCAAGGACGCCTGTAACGCCAAGTCGAACCAGAAGAACCTGGGGACGATCCAGTCGTCCAACCTCTGCACCGAGATTATCCAGTACAGCGATTCGGACGAGACGGCCGTCTGCAACCTGGCGAGTCTGTCGCTGCCGTCCTTCGTCGATACCCACCACGACCCCACCGTGGAGGGCCTCGCCCTCATCAAGAGTTTCAACTTCGAACGGCTCCATGCGGTCACGAAGGTGGTGACCCACAACCTGGACATTGTCGTGGACCGCACCTTCTACCCGACGGAGAGGGCCCGGCGCAGCAATGCGCGGCACCGTCCTTTGGGGATCGGAGTGCAAGGGTTGGCCGACGTCTTCTTCAAGATGAACTTGCCCTTCGATTGCGAGGAGGCTCGGCAGTTGAACAAAGACATTTTCGAGACCATGTACCACGCCGCCATGGAGACGAGCGTCGAGTTGGCCCGAGAGAAGGGACCGTACGCCTCCTTCGTCGGATCACCGCTCTCCGAGGGGCTTTTCCAGTTCGACCTGTGGGGCCAGGAGGCTCCTTCGACCCGCTACAACTGGGAAAAGCTGCGGTTGGACGTCATAACTCACGGGGCGCGGAACTCGCTCCTGATCGCCCCGATGCCCACGGCCTCCACGTCGCAAATCCTGGGGAACACGGAGTGCTTCGAACCCATGACGAGCAACTTGTACACGCGGCGAACCCTCGCGGGGGAGTTCATCTTGGTCAACGAGTACTTGCTGCGCGAACTGATCGACCTGGGGGTTTGGTCGCAAGATCTGAAGAACGACATTATCCAACACCAAGGGAGTGTGCAGCATTTGGATATTCCGGCCAAGACCAAGCTCAAATTTCGCACGGTGTGGGAAATTCCCATGCGGAGCGTCGTGGACATGTCGCGCGACAGGGCGGTTTTTATTTGCCAATCGCAGAGTCTGAACCTCTTCATTGCGGACCCCAACTACAAGATTCTCACGTCTATGCACTTCCATAGTTGGGAAGCAGGGCTGAAAACTGGGTGCTACTATCTAAGGCGTCGGCCGCGCTACAACGCGCAACCCGTCACCGTCCCTCCCGTTTGCCTTACGTGCAGCGCTTAGACACCCCCAAAATTTGAAGAAAAAAATCAGCGGATGCGCGACATTTTAAGAGAAACTTGAACAACCAAGAAAAAAATAAAAGAAACGCAAAGCAACAGCATGAAGCAGGTACAGGATTCAAACGAGCAGCATTGATAAGCGAGGGCATTTTCGTGGGCAACGGATGGAGGGTTGCGGGGTCTTGTCTTTTTCGTTTTTACAGCCTTCGGGTCCGCACAGGGAAGAGGTCGACCGCATTCGGAACAGGTGGGATCGGTGTTCGGTAATCCTCCTTCCTCCAAAACGACGATAGGATCGACTTTCATTTCGAAAGCAAACTTTATTTTTTGTTGGGCAAAACTGTTGAAGCTAAAATTGTTTTTTTTTTCTTTTTTTACATAAAAAAATTTTGATAGAAAAAAAAATAATAAAATGTGAAAAAAATGCGATGAATATAAAAAATAAAAGTAGCAGAGTAAAAAAAATGAAACTGTTGGTATACGGAGCAAGGGGGTGGATTGGAGGTCAATTTTGTGTCCTGGCAAGATCCCGAAACGTTGATTTTGTGCGTGGTGAGTCCAGATGCGAAAACGAAGCGGAGCTTTCTGAAGAAATTCTTCGGGTTCAACCCACTAACGTGATTTCGTTCATAGGTCGGACGCACGGGAAAATCGGTGAGAAGGTTTATTCCACAATCGACTACTTGGAACAACCAGGAAAACTGATCGAAAATGTCCGTGACAACCTCTTCTCGCCTTTTTTGTTGGCCGAGGTTTGCAAACGATTGAGCGTCCACTACACCTACCTGGGGACAGGGTGCATCTTCCGGGACGTTGACGGGGTAGGGTTCCGCGAAGGGGACGAGCCCAATTTTTTCGGGTCTTCGTACTCGGTAGTTAAAGGATTCACGGACCGGATGATGCACCTCTACGGAAACCACGTCCTCAACTTACGCATCCGGATGCCGATCACGGGGGAGCACAACCCGCGCAATTTTATCACGAAGATCACCAACTACGAAAAGATTTGCTCCGTCCCGAACTCTATGACGGTGTTGCCCGAGCTGCTGCCCCTTGTCCTCGACATGATGCGGGACAGGAAGGTAGGAACATTGAATTTGACGAACCCCGGCGTTATCAGCCACAACGAAATCCTCGGAATGTACCGGGAGATGGTGGATCCTGACTTTGAGTGGAAAAACTTTTCGCAAGAGGAGCAACGTGCCATCTTGGCGTCCGACCGCTCCAACAACCACTTAGACACGTCGCTTCTTCAGGAATGGTTTCCCGACGTGAGTCCTATCGAAACCGCGGTTCGCAAATGTTTGGAAAGCTACGTCCCGCCCCCTCGAAAGAGAGTTCCCAAGCTCGAGGACAACGGTGGGATCAACCTTCTGATAACAGGCGGGTGTGGTTTCATCGGAAGCAATTTTATCAACTACTACTTCCCGAAAGCGCACATAAACAAACTGGTGAACTTCGACGCCATGTACTACTGCGCGAGTGAGTCCAACGTGGACGAAGCAGTCCGAAACAGCGAAAGGTACAAGCTCGTCAAGGGGAATTTATGCGACGGCCCACTTGTCTCGAAGACACTCGAAACGCACGGAATCACCCACGTGATCCATTTCGCCGCGCAGTCCCACGTGCAAAACTCTTTCGAAGACTCGATCAAGTTCACACACGACAACATCGTCGGGACGCACACGCTTTTGGAGGCCTCCCGCAAATGGGGAAAGTTGGTGAAGTTCGTCCACGTTTCGACAGACGAGGTGTACGGAGAGTCGATGAACCACGTGGACGAAAAGAGCAAAACAGAGCACTCGATCCTTTGCCCGACGAACCCCTACGCGGCCACAAAGGCGGGGGCCGAGTTGATCGCCCAATCGTACCACCACTCCTACAAAATGCCCATCATTATCACGCGCGGAAACAACGTGTACGGCCCGAACCAGTACCCGGAGAAGCTGATCCCCCTCTTCATCAAGCTCTTGAAGGAAGGGAAAAAGGTCACGGTGCAGGGGGACGGGTCTAGCGTCCGGGCGTTCCTCCACGCGCGAGACACGGCCAAAGCGTTTGAGTGCATTTTAGAAAGGGGGGAAATCGGGGAAATTTACAACATCGGGTGCAACGAAGGCATGGAGTACTCCGTTATGGAGATAGCCCACCTACTTATCGAAATGATACATAATACAAAAAACTACGCAGAGTGGATCACCTACGTGGAGGACCGCCCTTACAACGACATGCGGTACTACATTAGCAACCAAAAAGTGAAAGATTTAGGGTGGGAAATTCAAATCGACTTGATAGAGGGTTTAAAGGCGTTGATTTAAAAAATTTGTCGTGTTTTTTTTGTTTTCTGAAAAAGAGTTGTTTTGCATTTTTTTCAGAAAAAAAAGTTCAAGTCCTTTTTAAAATGGGCAAAGTGTTGGTTCTTTACGTTTTTCACGAATACAATGACAGGGTCGATCACTTCTTGAAAAACGCTGTATTCTACGATCCGAACGTAACGTTCGTTATTATTATAAACAACCCCGACCTCAAAATCAATGCACCCCCCTACGTCAACGTGCTGACAAGAAAAAACATCGGCTACGATTTCGGGGGCTGGAGCGACGCGCTCTACTATCAAAATATGTACAGGAATTTCGACCATTTCATCTTTGTCAACTCCTCCGTCGTAGGGCCTTTCCTCGACCCGAGATTTTCGGGAAGATGGACAGACCTCTACGTGGGTAAAGTCAAGGGCGACGTCAAACTCTTCGGGAGCACTATCAACACCTGTAAAAATATGTCGATGGCCCACGTCCAATCCTACATTTTCGCCACGGACCGCGAGGCGGTCGAGCACTTGATGGAGTGTGGAATATTTTCTACAACCAACTACTCGCCTACCTTTCAAGATGCAATCTACCAAAAAGAAGTTTTGATGTCCAGAAAGGTGTTGGAAAGAGGTTGGAACATTGGGTGCTTCATGAATCATTACAAAAACTGCGACTTCCGGCAAAAAACAATCCCGGTGCGGCTCTGGGACGACGTGATGTTCCCCAACCTCAAAAACGTGTATTGGACTGAACAGGAGCTTGTCTTCGCAAAAGGGAACCGAATCCCCTCCTTCCACTCCGTAGAATAAAAAAAAGAGCCCCCCTTCTTCGGATCAAATCTCTTCGTAGGCGCCTCTGTGCTGGGCACCCTGCGGCCCGGCCTCGTCGCGCGGGTCGAGAGGCCGCTGGTCCAGTAGGCGGATGCCGATCCACTTCGCCTTCCGGTCTTCCCCGTAGGTGCGAATGCCGTACTGCTTGTCGAAGTACTCGGTGAGCTCGTCTTGGATCGTCTTCCCGAGCGGCGCCCCGCTGTAGCGCTCGTGCCACCAGACACGGTAGGCCTCCGTCAACTCCTTCTGCAGGATGCAGTCGTCCAGCGACTCCTTGATGCACGAGTTGACGAACTCGGCGAAGCGGTCGGTGTACTGCTGGTAGAGCTCGGTGGCGCGGGTGATGGACGCCTCCTCCGGAAGCCGTCCCCGATTGTCCTTGGCGATCTCGACCAAAAAGGAGAGCATGACGGGCGCCCACTTCGGGTACTTGGCGGAGATGGCGGTGTCGACGAGGAACTGGAACTTGGTGGGGTCGGAGCTCGGGGTCTCGGTGAAGCGGGAGGGGAAGTCGACGACGCGCGGCCGCCGCCAGGTGCCCTTGTCCGTTACCCGGAACTTCATCCAATCGTTGAGCGGGATGCAGAACTTGGCGGTCGGGCGGTACGTGAAGCTCAAGCCGTAGAGCTGCCGGGTAGTGATGTCGTCGCCGCCCGTGAGCGCTTTGAAGGGGCCCTCCTGAATGACCTCGTTGGTGGACGGCTCGGAAAGCTGGACGAAGCGGATACCCTTCAAGTTGGCGAGTTCCGAGTTGGTGGCGCCGCTCTTGGGCCGCTCCGAGGTGATCAAGCTCACCGGGGCCAAGCAGAAGTAGTTGCCGAAGACGAACTTCATAAACTTCATAAGCTCAGACTTGCCGTTCCGACCGATCCCTTTGAGGAAGACGAAGATGTGGTTGGTCACCTCTCCGTAAAGGGCGGAGGACAAGAAGTTCATCACGAAGCGGAAGCTCTCGTCGACCGGCAAGATTTGGCGCAAATAGGTCATCATCTCCTCGCGCACGACGGGGTCGTGCTCTTCCCACGGGATGTAGTCGATGAGCGTGGACTTGGAGAGAAAGTCCAACGGTTCGGCTTGGCGGAAGATGGGCTGGTCGACGGTGCCGTGTTGGCGCGGGAGCACGACGACGCCGTTCTCGCAGCAGAGCGTGTACGGGTCGTCGTCCAACTTCTCCACAAAGTCCTTGATGTAGAAGAGGTACCCGGCCTCCACCATAATATTCTTCTTCTTCGGCGTCAACTTGAGGTCGATCATGATCTTCGAAAGGCGCTTCGTCTGCTCCTCAGCATCTTGGTTTCCATGCAGATTGCTGGACATGCGGTGGAAGATGCCTTGGATGCCATCTTCGGCGCTGATCAAATTGTAGAGCGTCCGCCCCGTCTCCATGGGGACCCACCGCTGTCCGAGGAACTCGTACCAGGTGTTGTGTTTGGTGCTGCTGCAGACGAAGCGGTGCCCGTAGAGGTGGTACATGAGCGAGGCCACGTCCACGTCGGTCGTGACGGGCGATTGGACGATTTGGTCCACGTAAAAGGTCTCGGTCTGTTTTTGGTACTCTAAGTACCCCGCCGGGTTGGAGATGCGGAGCCAGTAGCTGATGGACTTGTACGTGTAGCGCTTCGCCTCCTCCGTGGGCGTGTTCCACGAGTTCCACATCTGCAAAATCTCTTGCGGGTCTTTGGACCAATCGAACCCCTCCTTCCTGGAGCAGAACTTCAAAAAACACATGAAGATGCGGGAGGCCGACGTGGTCCCGGGAGGCGAGGTCATCGCCGTGTTCTTACAGGCGAAGCCGACCCGGACCCAATCGTCGTACGTGTTGGGGCCAAAGTACTTTTCGGGGAGCCGCATGAGCATCATCAAGAGCTCCTTTTCGAACGTCATGACGGGGTTCGCGGCCGGGAACAACCCCCTCAAAATCTCGTCCATCTCCTCCTGAGAAGAGGGGATCTGGACCTCGCCCCCAGAGCCGCCGCGGTTCTGGCGGACGTGCGGGACGACGGGCCTGTTCCGCCGCACCTCGCGCTCCTTGATGGAGTCGTACTCCCGCTGCGCCGCCGGAGAAAAGTTGTCCAAAACCGGGTGCTCGTAGTGCGCCGTGTATTTGACGAACGAGTCGCGCGAAAGCGTCGGGATCGGACATTGGAGCAGCACGTCCTCCCCGTCGTGCCCTTTCCTGCAGGTGTAGTGGTCCGTGACGAGGTAGGGGGGTTGGTCGGTCTTGGACGAACCGTAGAGCATCCAGGAAGCGGCGTGGTTCATGACCCGGTGGTCAATGATCTGCTCCTTCGAGTTAGTGAACCTCTCAAAAATGTCGGCCCAAATGACGTCAATCCGGTCGAGCAGCCGAGCCCGGAGAATCTGTTTCGCGATGACGTCCATCGCCACGCAGAAGAGGAAGTGGAGACCGTCTTTCAAATTCGTCGGGTCCAACGAGTTGACCGCCGTTTTCTCCATGACGAAAATCTCCACCTCAGGGAGCGAAACAAACATTTCGTTCAACTCCTGCATGACAAGGCTGCAAAACTGCGCCACGTGCTCCTTTGTGTAGGGCCGCTCCGGCGTCTCTATCCTAAAGTCGAGGTCAATGAAGAGGGCCCCGATCGGCTGCTGCTTCTCCACCATGCTCTCTTTGTTCCCCTCGTCGAAGACGTAGGAGTAGTAATAGTCGTAAAATTTTTCGAGGTCCGATTGCGACCCGAAGTGGTACTTCCCCCCCGGCCTCTCCATCCGGGTGTGAGTATACGGAAGTTCCTGTGAGGCAACATGGTTTCGGAGGAAGGAATTGTAACGCACAGACATGCCTACAAACGAATTTTCCTTTCCCCGAATTGAGTTGTACAAAAAATGGGGAAAAAAAATTGTTTGATTCGACCCATTAAAATTTTTTCATAAAAAAAAGAAAAAAGTTTTTTGATAAAAAGTTTTTTCAAAGTTTCAAAAATAGATAAAAAAATTGATTTTCATGAAAAAAAGTCCTGTGACTTTTTAAAAAAAAGCCGTTATGGTGGCGTTGACGCGTTTCAGGACAATTTTTCGTTCTTGGTTGTAGGGCCGAATCTTTTCTAAAGCTTCGTCGAGAGTAAACCACCCGATGTTGCTGACTTCCGAGCTTTGCATTTCGGCAATGCGGACAGGTTCGCCGAAGGCCAAAAAATACTTGTGTTTGTAGGCTTTGTAGTTGGACCCGATAAAAATCTCTTCGTAAGGAGAAAGGTTCTCCACCAACTCGAGCTTCGTGCGGTCGAACCCCGTCTCCTCCTCGTACTCCCGTGTGGCCGAGTTGACCTCCGCCTCCTGGGGGTTCCTCCTGCCTTTCGGGAAGCCCCATTCCTGCTCCGTCCACGCCGTTTTGCTGGAAGAAATGAGCTCCTGCAGCAACCCCGCAGCCTTCAACTGCAAAAACTTCTCCCTCGCGTACATGTCTTCATGGGGAGACTGCCACATTTCGTGGGAGAGTTCCGTGAAATCCTTGGAGAGGAGGTCATTTTTCTCTTGGAGAGTCATTTCGTCGACTAAATTTTTTATGTAGTTGCAGTTTTTTACAACATACTTGCCGCGCATAAAATCCACGTATCCCAAAGTTTTCTTTCGGCAAATCATCAAAAACTTCCCTTCGTGGAAATGGATAATCCCGTTGCTGGTGATGGGCGTCCTGCACTGCTTGAAAGTATGGTTCAACTGGCCGCAATTGTTACACCTTGGCTGCTGCATCTATGAAAAAAAGGTTCTTTCATAAATGAGCCATTTTGTTTCTACTCTTGTTTTTTTTCAAAAAAAAAATCAGAAAAAAGTTTTTCAAATAAAAAATAAAAAAAGTTTTCCAAAAAATAAAAAAAGTTTTTGGAAAAAAATAAAAAAGTTTTTGAAAAAAAATAAAAAAGTTTTTGGAAAAAAAATAAAAAAGTTTTTGAAAAAAAATAAAAAAAGTTTTTGGAAAAAAATAAAAAAGTTTTTGAAAAAAAATAAAAAAAGTTTTTGGAAAAAAAAGTTTTTGAAAAAAATAAAAAGATTGTTGGAAAAAATAAAAAACGTTGCCGAAGAAACAAAAAACACAAACCGCAATAATAAATGAACGACTATGAGGCCTTGTTGCCACTTTCCTTTCGCAGCTTGTTTGAAACTTGCAGGAGTCAGGAGGACCTCGATGCCGCCTTCACACCATCTGTCCTGATAGACATGATCGGATACCCTTTTTCCAACATCGCGCACTGTTTGGTGCGTTTTATGGCGGAATGCAACGCCCCTTACAAGGTGCGGTCGTGGTTCAACGTAGACGTCCACTTTCGTTTCGACTTGGCCGACGAAGAGACTGGTGAAACCCCCTTGGACGCGGTCATCGCCAAGGCCGAACTTGTAGAGTTCATGCTCTCCCACCTACAAAGATCCTCGGTTGCAGTCCCCCAACCTGTCCAAGAGCGGTTGCTCTCCCGCGCGGTTCGCCACGACATGGACGCCACCTTCGAGGTCATCTCCCGTTTTTTTCGTCTCTCCGGTCCGGAGTATTTGCTGAAAATCAACTTAAAGGAGGAGGCCCTCCGCATTCTTAAAGAGACGTCCGAAGGCCCCTACGACCTTTCGGACAAAGAGAAAGTGCTCGAGGTGTTGAACGGTCCTCCGAGCACGACGGAGCCAAGGGACGACGTGTCCCGCACGGCCAGAGACACGGCGGTCCTCTCTGCAATACGGAACGGCGATTTCCGAACGCTCTACACGATGAAGAAAGGAGGGATCGACATTGCGTCCGATGCCACAGAAACAATACTGCAGACCGCCGTCAATTGCAAGAACCGCAGCATTGTCAACTGTTTATTGTTCTTACATAAAGCGCCCCGAACTATGGCCTGATTTTTTTATGAGGCACCTAGATGTGTTCCAGTTTCGGATGAAATATTAACCTACGTTAGATGTCAAAAATACATTTTAAACATCTACATTTTTGTGGTTTGATTTTTTTTGTGAATAAAAAACCAACATTATAAATAGAAGTATCAAATGGAGCAAAGGGTGATCCAGGCCCTTCGTTCCGGGTTTGTGCGTACGAAAAGAGGGGAGGTTCCGATCAACCAACACTACGTCAAATCTCTCAAAAAATCAGTGAAACGGAAGCCGAACGACATGTGCTGCGACGTAAACTTTTGCAAAAACCCCCTTATTCCAGAAGCTAGACGGCCCGTCCGCGAACGGATGCCTCAGCTCGGGACCAGGCGTCTTCAAAGAAAGGCCGACAGCATTCTGCCCTGCACCTACGAAGACAAGCTCGTCCCCGTGAACAAGCTATTGTTTTCACAAAAAGAAATTAACAGGGAGTTAGTCGAAGGGATCGCCTTTTCCATGAAAAGAAAGATGGAACGCGCAGGAACTCGCTCCTCCAAAGTGTTCCAGTCAAAAAAAGACGCTCCCATTGTGGTCTTCGAATCCCCTTCCGGAAAGTACACGGTGGGGGACGGCCACCACAGGACGGCCGCGTTGAAGACGTTTATCAAAAAGAAGGCTTTGCCGCGGGACACTGAAGTCAATGCTCACGTTTACAAAATAAACCCTGAGTTGGGCCTCTTGATCCTAAATTCTACGGGGTTCAACCAGAGGCCGGAAACGTTTTCAGGTAAAGCATAAAAAGGTTACCTTCTTCTCGTCACGAAAGAGTATAGAAGGCAAAATAATTTTTTTTATGGATATGTAAATTTAAGGTGCTCACTTATTTTTTTTATAATGTTGGTAAAGACTCACAACTCAAAATAGTCATCTCTCAACGCCACCCATCCAATGTCGATCCTCGATTTTCCTGACGTACTGTCTTCTCCGGAAGAGAGCGTACCCAAACGCGCGAAATGTAACCACAATACAAACCTGGAGTTGACGTTGTATTTTAAAGACGAAAAAGAAGCTCAAACCGTGAGTGCCTCCAAAGCTGAAGGCGCTGCAGAAGCCGGGTCTGCATCTGCTCCGTTGGCGACTCTTTGTACGGAAACTGAGGTCGACTTCCCTGCTCCTGAGTCTCCTCCTATTATTAAACGAACGTCAAGGAGCGTGTTTTCCTCCAGCCTTTTCAGAGATGATGTTCACGCGTTGGATCCCCTTTCCAAGGAAAGTACAGATGATCCGGAGGTCAAACGTGCCAAGGAATCTCATTTTGAATGACAGAGACGAAATTTTATTTAAAAAAAACATGTCCCTTGCCGTGTATTTCTGGCCTTTTGACCGCTTCTGATTCTCTAAGTATTTTTTTGGCATCTAGATCTTTTTTTCATTTTTATCAATGAATAGTAAAAATGAAACCGTGCAGTAGTTAAGTATCCGTAGAGTCCCTACATACGATTTTTAGACTAAAGTGTCACACTTCTTTTTTCAGAATTATTTTTGTTCTTTTTATTACATCTTTTCTTATGTCAAACGCCGTTTAACCTAAACCTAAAAAGTTACGCCCAATCTTACTTGTAGCAAACATACCACAACCCGAAGCAATGTGTAAATAAATTATATTAGTTTTCTTTACGCAACATAGTAAATATATTGATAAAACAATAAAAAGTAAAGAAAAAAACCAGAACAGTTGAGTAAATCTATCCATTCTATATTACGGCATTTGAAAATAAAAAAAGAGCAAAAATCAAAAAAATACAGAACCAAAAAGAACCCCAAAATGGAGTCTCTCGAAAAGCAGTGGTTGGTGGGTTGCGTCTACCGGAAAATAGCCAAAGACTTTGACGTGCCGCACATTTTGGTCGATGTGGTCGCCTTTGCCTCCGACTGGAAAGAGCGCCGCAGAATGTTTGAGCGAGACACAACAAACGCCTCCAACTTTCCGTGGGAGTCTGGGTCGGGGTTCCTCCGAACCTTCGTTCAATATTACGCGGACTTTCAGCTCTTGAACGATTTGAACCGGACAATATTTTGCCGGGCATTGAGCAGGGTCCCCTGCGAAAGGACGCACTACTTGTGCAGCGATGAACAACGAGAGTTCGTCCACCGAGCCTTCCACGCCTTGATCCCTTTGCCGTTCAGCGACCCGTTGAGCAGGTCGATGTACTACGTATACACGTCGGGATGGACGTACCGCCGGTTCGGACGGAGGGAGATTCCGCAGTTCGCCATGGAGTACACCCGCCTCGTCGAAGAGGGAATCCGCATCGACTCGGTCCATCCCGACGTCGAGAACATTCTAAATGCAAAAGGGGAACAAGGCGGCCTCGACGCCACCCTGAAACTTAGCCCTACTGGAAGTTCGCCGTTGGACATCTTTTTCTATATTCGGATTCCGTCAGATTTCCCGTTTCGGTTTCCGAGGTTCGAGCTGAAGGCCCCCGTGCCGGAACCTTTCCGACCTCTGGTCGGGCGTCCTTTGCCGCTTGACCGGATATACGACGGACACCTCTGCACGGGGGTGTTGGACGTTCTGAGGTCACTCAAGCTTGACTTTACTTTGTGGTTGGAGGGGGAGAACGACCTTTATGCTATAGGTCTTCCAAAATTAGTGTTGGGCGGTTCGGTATCCCTGGGAGACGGCGCGACGCAAACGACAGACGATCCCAAAAAAACAAGGGGGACATGAGGATAAACTTGAAAATTTCCAACGGTCTTTCAAGCGTTGCGTAGACGCTTTCGATGAACGTAATGTGGTCCGACATTTTGTAGGATACCACCTCCAAGTGCCCTAATTTAGTTTCGATCGATTTCAGGCGCAGCAAAATCTCATTGAGTCTATCGGAATCCTCCATTTTCTTTTTTTCGTAAAGTGTAGTCGGTTAAATATTTGTTAGCATTAAATCCAAAAAGTTTTTTTTATAAAAACAAAAAAGTTTTTTTTTATAAAAACAAAAAAGTTTTTTTTTATAAAAACCAAAAAGTTTTTTTTTATAAAAACCAAAAAGTTACAGCCCTCCTTCGAACCACAAAAAAAGACGGAATCGGTTTAAACTTAAAAGGGTTAAAAAGAAAGCAAGAGAGAATATGTCGCTCACGAATGTTGAATCCTTCATGGGCCGTGTCGACAATTTAGACAATTCAGAAGCCCAGCCTTGGAACAAGTTGGAGAAGGCTTACAAGTTGCAAAAGCTCAACGCTTACGCCGAACGCTACGGCGCGGAGCACCACTTTCCGGAAGAGCAGGTTGCCCGTTTGAAAGAGGCGCTCAAAGAGAGGTTGGGCGTGAAGCAGCTGATGAAAACCAAAGACGTCGCCTACGACAAGGTCAGAGGCGTCGTCACCCGGATCGACTGCTTGGTGGTGCACAGAGACGGGACCTTCGGGTTCCGGAACACGGACAGCGTCTCCCCGTTGGTCTCGTTGGCTCCCAAAACGAGGAAACTACGAATTGATGTCGTAGGCGGAGGGGTCGACCACACAGCCCGACCCGTCGTTCCAAACGGTGCCGGGGCCGCAGCAGTACTCCCCGGCGCAGAGGGTCGGAATGTCGATGCCGCTGACGTCGACAATCGATTGGCTGTTGGAGGTGACTAACTCGGCGTCGGTGGTAGGCGCCAAAGGCCACTTCTTCTCGTCGAAGTCGAAGTTGTCCCGTTCGTTTTGGTCGTACAAGAGGTAGGCCAAGTAGATGCCCCCGATGCCGAGGACAAGGGACCTGTAGACGGAGACCGCCGCGTCGGGGGCGAACTTTCCCAAAGGGACGGCGAGGAGAAGCAGCAGGGCCAACCCCGCGACCACTTTGGCGATGTAGCCGTAGCTTTGGTACACTTTGCCGAAGTAGGTGTTGATTTCGACCATCTTCAGCTGATTATGGCGCTGCTCCGACGCCCGGTTGATGGCCGCTTTGGTGGCGTCGAGGTTGTCCTCCAAAAACTTGGCCATATCGGCCTGTTGCTTCAACGCGGCGTCGGCCGCTTTTTGGGCGGCGGTTTGGACGGAGGTGATGTCGACGACGACCTTGTAAAAATTCTTCCGCTTCTCCCCCTCTTGGTTGATCTCGTCGACGATAAAGTCGCGCTCTTGGTCGTTGAGCTTCGCGGGGCGCCCGGCCGTCACCGCGGCGGCGTTCTTTTGCAGCAGGTCGTACATCTCCTTTTCGTACTTTTGGGACTGTTTGATCGAGGCGACGATGGCCTCCATCGTGGCCGGATCCCCCGCCCCGCCGGAGGCGTCCTCCGCGCCGTTGGTGTACGGTTCGAACATGTCGGGAGGGTATATTTACTAAAGGTTTCTTATTTTATTTTTTAGCAACACAGTGTTAATAGATGTCGTTCGCGACTACGACGGGGGCTACGTGCGCCGACATCAGCAACTGCTCTATGTGCAGCGACGTGAGCGGGTGCTATTGGAGCGCCGATGCGAAGAAATGCGGCCCGACGAAGGGGGGTGGCTACCAAAAATCGTGCAAAGAGGAGGGGGCCTGGGAAAAGTTGCAACAATTTTTGGGCGGGGTCAAGTACAAAGGCACGAACATCAAGACCTCGGACGGGGTGGCGGCCTACGTCACGGAGACGGGGGTCATCAAACAGTTCCCGGATGCGACGGCGTTTGCGGCGACGGCGGGGTCGAACGGGTGCCCCGTCGGGTTGCAGACGGTCAACGCCGCGTGGGGCGACCTGGGTATCGCGTCGGGCTCGGCGATGGTCGCGGGGCAGACGTGCGGGAACGAGGCCCAGTTTTTGGCCGCCGCCCCGCCGCAGAACAACTTTGACCCGAAGTGGTACTCGGCCCAGTACGGCATCCCGCCGGAGCAGGACGCGCTGCAGGATTGGACGACCAACGGCCAGGCGCAGGGGCGGCCTCCGAACGGGAGCATCATGGCCTCGATGGCGCAGCTCGGGAAGGTGGGCTACGTCGACCCCAACGCGCAGCTGCACAACGTCCCCTCCGGCGCGGTCAAGTACGTCGGCTACAAGTCGTTCCTGAAGCAGTCCAACGTGGTCGGGACCAGCATGGTGGACTGCGGCGGCGCCGCCGGGGTCAAGTACGGAGACCTTGTCCAGCTCGTCAATCAGGACTCGGCCGCGGCCCTCTCCTCGGACAACGTGCTCGTCTTCGGAGGCACGGCGGCCCCTTTCTCCTTCGTCGTCCGCCCCACCGACACCACGTCGCGTACCCCGTCCCCGGTCAAGTTCGGCGACAGCGTCTCCCTCTCCGCCTCCTCGACCAACTACTCCAACCTCTGCGGGGCGTGGGGCTGCAAGGTCAGCCAAATCAACAATGAGAACATGACGCTCGAGTTTGGTCCCGGCCAATCGACGGGGGGAACACCGCTCGTCATCACCCCCGCCAATTCGGGGAACGCCGTCGGCGACACCGTCCCGTACGACACTCCTTTCTTCCTTTCCGCCCAAATTCCGACCCCGTACAACGCGCTCTTCCAAGGCGACGTGCTCAAACCGGGCATGTCGGTGCGCAGCGCCAACGACAAGTACAACTTTACGTTTCAGACGGACGGGTTCGCCGCGCTCTACGTGGGCTCGACCTTGCTGTGGAAGTCGGACGTGGGCGACGCCAACCCGACCGCCCTGCAGCTGAACGGGAGCGGCGCGTTGGAGGCTATCAACGCCGACGGGGTGGCCTACTGGCAAACCGACCTCCAGAGTCAAGGCACCGCCCCTTTTTTCCTGGCGGTGCAGGACAACGGCATCGCGGTGATCTACGACGCGAACATGACGCAACTCTGGACATCCGGTACTTCGAACGGGGACGACTCCACCTCGCTCGAGACGGTGTACGCCACGATCAGCAAGGGCAACGTGGTTTTCTCCAAGATCGCGACCAGTCAGGCTACGTTCACTTTCTCTGGCTCTAGCAGCGACGACGGGTGCGACCTGCAGACCCTGAAGAAGCAGTGCGGGGACGGGTGCGTCGGGTTCGTGGTGGACCCGACGTCGAACGAGTGGCAGCCAATCCAGGCGGACGGCAGCACCGAGTTTACGGTCGCGGCGACCGTGCAGGACTTCTACCTGAAAACCCCCTCCGTCCAACTCGGCGACCCGTCCTGTCCGAACGCTGCCCCCGTGACCTTCCTGGACGCGACGACGTTTCAAAGGTACCCTGCCGGGGCGGACTTTACGGTCGGAGGGACGAACCAGTGCGCCACCACGGCGAAAGTGCCGTCGGCCCCGCCTCCGGAGAAGGACGTCAGCGCCCTCGCCGCCGACTACGATCCCACCCACCTGAAGAGCACCTTCCAAAAGGCGGTCACTTACCAGAAGACGGCGGAAAGTACGGCGAACGAGGCGAAAAAACAGCAGTCCAAGTTGGCCCAAGCCGTGAAGCCGAACCTCACCTTGGAGAAGCAGGACGAGGACTCGCAGTTGGTCGACCGCATGTTCCGGTCGCGGGGCGTCTTTTGGATGACCGTGGCGGCGGTCTTCATCGTCCTCGTTTTCCTGAACCAGGCCACCCAGGGTCAGTACCTCGGGACCGCCGTCAAAGCCGTCGCCGCGTTGGCAGGGCTCCTCTTGGCCTACGCGGCGATCCTCCTTTACGAACGTTGGTTCTGAAGAAAACAAAAAATATATTAGTTAAAAAATATATAATGAGCCGTTTCAACGAAGTAAAGGCCCGGATCGAGAAGCTGAAAGCGCACGAGTTGGCGTTCGGCCTGTTGGCCATTTCGGCGCTCCTGATGCTCTTCGTCAAGGTGCGGGAGGGGTTCGACTCCCCGCAGAAGATGGCGATCGGCGCCCAAAAGAAGGGCCAAAAAGTGATGGCCGCCATTCGCGGTTAAAGCGCCCCACCCAAGACCCCCTCCAAATACTCCTTCAGCCTCTCGTAGGCTTTCCCTTTCGATGCGGCCTGTGGCAGCCCCGCCGTCGCGCACAGAGAGTTTAGTTCTGCCACCGTGTAGTGGGACAAGGCGTAGAGCGGCTTGACGGGGTTCACGTGGACGAGCAGCCCTTCGGTCTTGAAGCGCACCCGTTTCTGGAGGCGCCCGTCTTTGACCACGAAGCCAGATCCGCCGCACCCAGTAGTAAAGGCAACACGACCCAGTTCCACGTCCACCGATACCCCGTAGGCCAACGCCAACGCGTAAAAGGTGGTCGGCGTCAACGGTCTGCGGAGGAGGTCGAGCACCACCGCCTCCTTCGAGATCTTAGCTTTCTTCACGGCCTCGCTGCTGCGCACCGCGGCGGCCGCTTTCTGCAAAAACTTTGCGTCTGACTCGTAGTCAGAGGCAACGTGCAATTTCAAAAAAGCCGCCAACCAGGGGTCCCTGGATGTGGTGTCGAGGCAGTTGGCCTGGTGGACGGTCTCGGAGTAGGTGGCAAAATTCATTCAATGTTTTTTATTCTTTATTTGGTCGGCGACCGTTTAATTCGTATTCTTTCAAGGCCGAATCCGTGCTGTTAAAAAGAAATATAAAACGAAACTTTTTTGTATGTCAAGTTTACTACAACATCATTGGATGAAAAAAAGAGACAAAAAAGACCCCGGAAAAGAAAAGCGGGTTTCGTCTCCGACGCTTAAGCTTTTTTTAGACCAAAAAAAGGTCGATCAAAAAGAAGTCGAGCCCGAACCGAGGGTCGTCACGGAAGGCCTCGGGTCTTACAAAAGTGTAAAATCCGCAACAACCAGTTCTAATTCTTCTCCGTGAAGACATGTTTCCTTACTGACCAGTGATTTTCCGAGTTGAAATTCCAAACTTTGGTTGTCTTTTCCGAGTTTTCTGAAATTGTAAAGATTGTTTTACTAGCTTGACCACATTCGATGACGTTTCAAGAGCCCCTTCTATCCATTGCTGATTGGCCGAAGAAAAGTTTTCACCGCAAATGTAAAAAGGAATATTTTTGAAAGGGTGAACCAAATCTCGCTGCATTTTTTTGCTGTCGGCGCCAACTCCCCAATAGCCAACGCCGTAAGGCCAGTAAAACATGTTTACGTTTTTTATTTTTGTTTTTATCTCGAGTTCGGCAAACAATTTGTTCAACTTGGCAAGGACCGCCTTGTCCCCGCCGTCATCTTTTATTTTTTTCCATTTTTCTGCATAAACCGAATCGGTGTAGGAAACCATGGCAACCGTTTCAGACACGGGGATGATCATTTTCAAGTGAGAATTTGTAAATATCTTTTTCGGAATGTGGGCGTTTGCGTAAATTCGGCACAAAGGGGCCGACTTTATGTACTGAAGTTTTTGGACCAATGGTTTTGCAATCGTAAATCGTTCTAAATGAGGCCTCTGCACTGTAGAGATACACAGAGTCGACGTGTACGTTTGGGTTGCCGTCACGACATGAAATACAGACTCACGAAAGGTAACGTCGAGCACTTCTTCGGAAATGTGGTGCACGTTTTGAACCATTCTACGAATAAGTTGACCGAGCCCTCCTTCAAGTACGAAAAAAGGTTCTGCATATGTTTTCAAAAGTGCAAGAGCATCCCGTGCATTCATAATGGTAAGCTCCGCGGAGTATCCGAATCCTTTCTTCAAGAGAGAGATGTCGCTCTTTCCCACGATCAATGAGGCGTGTTCGATGAACGTGTGGTGGATAGAGGGCTTTCGGGGATTGTGTAATATGGCATCGAGAATGCGTTTTATGTCGTCGTAACATGCGGATGCGTCGTGGGTATCGATGTACACAGGATCTGTCGTAGGAAGAGGGATCAACTTGTTGTCCAACTCAAAATCGCGCAACAACTGCATCAACCGCTTGTGGCGTTTGCTGAACCGGGCGGCTCCCGCTTCCACCACCATGTCGGCATTTTTGTGCGTGTAAATCCTCCCGCCCAAATCGTGTTTTTCGAACAGGAGCACGTTCAGATGTTTAGGGAGGGTGTACGCGCAGTTCAATCCCGCAATTCCGCCTCCAATGATAATCACGTCCACATGAGTCATGATTTTTGTTCAGAAAATAAATTGATTTGGTCCGCACACTTTTGCTTTTATTGCATCAAATAATATCCGTGGTAGCCCAAACTAGCAAAGCCCAGCATTAACATCAGTTCAAAATATTTGCGCGGTGTACTTTCTTTTGAAATGCCGATAAAGACGAGAAGCGGGGCAACTAAGAAGATATGAATGTAGTTAACCCATGCATCCTTCTTGATAAAAGCCTTGTAAATGTGGTAGATACCTACAAAAACGCCCAGACCAATCAAAACCGGAAAGAGGAAAGGCGGGATTTTATCGCGTTTGAGTCCGACGTAAAAGAAAAAGGTACTCGCTAGTACAATGTGAAACAAATGAACTATTGTTTCCGTTTTCATTGGAAAATTGTAATATTATGTTAACAAAATTATATAATATGACTTTTATTTACAAAAATACGGAAAAAAGGATTCACAGGGGGCAACACGTGACTCAACGGGTCAACATCGTGGGGAACAAAGGGTTCAAGTCTGTTTCAGTACGGCACAAAAATAGATTTCGGACGGTACGAAAATCGTTGAAACGTCGCGAAATTTGTGATATCAAAAAACGGAAATTTATTAAAGGGTTGTTTGCCGACTGTCGGCACGAAGAATGAACGATCATTTTCCAAAGTTGTACAAAATGTAATGCACCGCACTCAAAAGGAGGAGTGCTCCTGCGAACAGCTTGAAAAGGTCATGACGGTCCTTCCCGTACAATGTGTACAGATCGGTGTCGCTCATAAAAAACGAGTAGGTCAGCATAAAGAGGGCGAAACCCGCGATGGTAGGAAGGGAGAAGATGTCCTCCAAAGTTTGCCGTTTGCGGAACAAGTACAGGGGCAACCCGTGCCAAACAACATTCAAGAAGTGCAACATTGCAGGAGGGGTGCCTTTCAGAAAAGGAAAAAAGCGGTGTACGGTGGCGTAAAAATGGCCTGGGTTGGTCGCTACCAAAAAGGCGGCGCCTATAAATGAAACCACGTTGCACAAATAAAGAACAGTGTTCCATCCCTTGTTGATGTAAACAATGTTGAGGGCGAACGCAATGTTGGAGAAAAACTGCCAAATTTCTGGCATGTGACCTTTTACTTGTCTAAAGATTACATTTTGAAGCAATAGGGGCAATTTGCGCTTAATTTTATTTCAGGTGAAGAAAGAAGGACTAAAAGCGAACCTACCAAAAAAATCACCAACTCGGATTTTGTTGAACAGTATTTTTTGACGGTTCGCCAAAATACTATTCATGTATATCACATGTCACAAACTATTAACATAAAACAGGCAAATGAACTCATGCATCAAGCAATCCGTTCGGAGATTGAACGTGATTTCAAAGGGCAACTTGATGTGATCAATTGTGTAAACAAATGCATCAAACATATTGAATGTCTTGCGTGTCTAGACACAAAGAAATTATTGTTTGAATCTGAATCTTGGTTCGGCGGAAGATATGAAGAATTTTCTTGTCCGGTGTGCACCGGTTCTAGAGACCGCAAAGACAGTCACCACCAAATATATCACTGTCAAGGAAACGGTCGTCAAGTTCCTTACAACGGCGGTGATAAAAATGTAGGCTATTCGCGCGTCTGTGAACTAGTTAACATTTACAAGAGAGAATACGAACAGCACGATTTTTTGGTTGAAGAATCAGAGAGGAAAAAAGCCGCCCATGAGTTGGAAGTCGAAACAAAACGGTTAGAATTTCAGAGAATGAAAGCTGAAGAAGAAGAGCGAAACAAACCATCTTGGGCGTTTGTTGACAGCCAAGAATTATGTTCGGAAATCAGGGCCGTTGACGCTTCCATCGATATTTCAAAACTAGTCAGCGATGTTACACAGTTGATGGCCGTAACGGCCGGAAATCTTGTTGCATTGCCACCCTTTTTGACGGCTTTGCATATCAGCTTGAAAAGTTACTGGGCAAATGAGCAGATGAAAAACAGTTCATTTCACAAAACAACGGATGTAAATGGAGAGACTGTCTACATCAAGTTCGAGTACAATAAAATAAAAGAAGCGAAAAAAGGGTTGTTCGGCGTTTTAAGGTTCAATGCAAATTCAAGTAAAGAAAGTTTGCGAGTCATGTACTTTATTGCGAAACCCGCAAACGCTGCTGCCGAAAGAATATGCACGGACTTGATGAACATTACAATTCAAAGCATTGTCGAGAAACTTAAAAAATAATTTTTTTTGAAACCGAGTGAACGATCACCATGATTAAGAATTCGAAAATGTTCACGACCTGGCGATCGGGTTCGGGACCGTCATCTCGCGCTCCGCTTTCAGTTGGTCGACCGTCTTGCTGCCCTTCTTTCCGATTTTGTCCGGTTCGTAATCTTCCGGCGGGGTGGGGATGCTGAACATGCCGTCGACCGCAACGTAGCTGTGTTGTTGGCGCATCCCTCCGTTCCCCTTCGTCCCCAGCTCCTCCGACCCTTGGTCCCAAAAGGAGTATGAGTCGGACATGGAGTTGAACTGGCTCGAAAAGTGCTCTGGCTCCCCCATCCCCTGGGTGGCCTCATGGTTTATTTTTTGCTCTTGCGGGGAGAGGTAGGCGTAAATGTCGTCTTCGAACAGCGTCTGCTTCGTCCCGATCACAAAGAGCGCGGGGACTCGGGAGACGGAAGGCGGGAGAAGGAGGCGCTGTCCTTCGACCTCGAGAATGATCTCCCCTTTCGGGCCTTTGGTACGTTTGTCGATGCACAAGAAATGAACCTCGTTTTTCAGTTTGGTCCTGGAAAGGAGCTGGAGAAGCTGCTTCGATGGTTCGCAAAAATTACTGTAATAGACTATCCCTGCCATACAACGGATTTACAAAATCAAAAAAACCATTTGAACTAAAAAAAAGAAAAAGAAAACTAGTTTAACACACATCTTTTTTCGAGATGCCCCCGCTTACGTTTGAATGGTCGGACTGCGGCGCCTCCCATGTCAACGCCCTTCGCCGCGTGATCATCGCCGAAATGCCGGTTTTGGTGTGCCGCAGGAGCGACTGCACGGTGGTCCGAAACACGTCGCGGTTCACCAACGAAATCATAGCGGAGCGGTTGGCCTCCTTTATCCCGCACAGCGTTAACCCGGAGCACATCGGCTACATCGTGCACCTCAACGTGGCGAACAAAGGGAAAGACCCCATGTACGTGACGACCGAGTCCCTTGCAGTCGGGACTCCGGCAGGGGCCGCCGTGCCCGACTTATTCCCGCCGCTCGAGATTCGCACCCCGGAGGGCAAGTTGATCTTGTCGCACCACCTCTTGCTTCGTCTCCGGCCGGGGGAGGAGGTGGAGCTGCGTTGCCCGATCTCCCGAGCGCTCACTGGCGAGTCGGGGCAGTACAGTGTGGCCAGTACCGCGACCTATTGGTGCGTCCGCGACTCGGTCGCATCGGAGGCGGCGTACGAGGCTCTTCCTGAAGACGAAAAGGGTCCGGAGCGGAAGGAGAACTGGAACAAGCTCGAAGCGAACCGGTTTGTGGTCCCGGGTAAGTTTATGTTCAGCGTCCAAACCTCCAGCGTCTACACGAACCAGGAGCTTATCGCAACGGGGTGCAACATCCTCTTGACGAAGTTGGACGGCACCGCGGCCGTGAGCCAGAAGAAGTCTTCCGACACCGCCATCCCTAATTGCACCGACGTGATCCTTCGGAACACCGACTACACAATAGGGAAGCTGTTGGAGAGCGAACTCTACGTTCAGCGAGAAAAGTTGGGGGTCACCTTCGTCGTCTTCTTCAAGCACCATCCGCACGACGAGCACGGCGTCCTGCGCGTCGCCACCGTCGACGACAAGACCAACGTGGCGGACCTCCTCCTGCAAGTGGCCGAGCCGATCAAACGGGTCTTCTTCAAAATTCTGCAGGGGCCGGGGCAAAATGTGCTGCATCCGAAGTTGCGGGAGGCGTTCTCCCTCTTCAAAAGGGCCGACGTGGACGAGAAGCGGAGGCGGCTGCGCGAACTCGGCGTCCCGCAGGAGATTTTGAAGGCGACGGACGAAGAGGGGCTCGACATGATCGTCCAGACGTACTTGAACCGGGGGGAGCTGTCGGCGAAACCGTCCTTGCTCAACGTGAAGGAGGGCGCGGCAAGTTCTCACGACGAAGCAGAAAAGGCAAGTCCTAGCGTCGAGGCAAGTTCTCACGACACACCCGAAGGGGAGACTGTGACTCCAAGTGTTCCGGAGAACGAAGGGACCAGTTCGGCCGAAGCAAGTTCTCACGACCAAGCCCCTAAAAAGAAGAGGGCTTCGAAGAAAAAGGGCGACGATACCAAGGAGCCGAAGGGCGACGAAACGGAGGAGAAGAAGAGCGGCGATGTTAAGGAACCGAAGGGCGAAGAAGTGGAGGAAAAGAAGTCAGACGAAGTTCCCAAAACAACTGAAAAGAAAGCAAGAGCTCCCAAGAAAGAAGCTCAAAAAAAAGAGAGTTAAATAAAAGAATCCGCATCAAGAGCGGGAAAAAACCTTCCCCCTTTCTTTTTCAATGCCCCCGACTTACGTACCGCCTCAGCGTAATTTTGTCCAAAACGACGTGAAAAAGGTGTTGCAGAAAAACACTTTTGCCGCGTCCTCCCTTCCACCTCCTACGGTAGTTACGAACCATGGCACAAAAGGGGATCCAGGGGACCCGGGAGAACAGGGTCCGACTGGTCCAAAAGGAGAAAAAGGGCCGAAGGGGGAGCAGGGCCCGTGCGGTGGCCCCACCGGGCCGGAAGGACCAAGAGGGGTACAGGGTCCGAAGGGGGACAGGGGGAACTACGGCGACAGGGGGAACCCAGGGCCTCCGGGGCCGGTCGGTCCGGGCGGCCCTTACGGCCCTACAGGTCCCCAAGGAATTCAAGGGTTTCAAGGTTTGCAAGGCCCAGAAGGGGTCATGGGGCCGCCGGGTCCGCAAGGACCGCAAGGACTACGAGGGGAACGGGGTGGCCCTACTGGCCCTACAGGACCTGACGGTTTCCTTGGACCAACAGGCCCTACCGGGTTGCAAGGCGAAGGCTTTACAGGTCCTATCGGCCCTACTGGGTTTATTGGCCCGACAGGCCCTACCGGGTTGCAAGGAGAAGGTCTCTCCTGTTTCACGGAAAACAACGTTTCTGCTGGAAGCGGCGGACTCAATCCCAAACTCGCGAAAGGCAGGGCCAACAGCGCCTTCGGTTGCTACGCTGCTGCAAACACGACGACGGGAGAGTGCAACACGGCGATCGGCACCCAAGCCCTCTACAACAACACGAAGGGGAAGAACAATTCGGCTTTCGGCAACTACGCTCTTGTAAGCCTCGGTTTGGACGAAGAGTTGGCCCCGAACGACAACACGGCCGTCGGGTTCGGCGCCTTGGGGCAGCTGAAAAACGGCCGCGGCAACGTTGGTGTCGGCAAAAATGCCGGAATCAACTACTCGTGGGACGAATCGGAAAACATTATCATCGGGGCCGCGGGGGAGGAGGGGGAGAACCGGACCGTGCGGATCGGTTCCAAAGCGCAGACCGTTGCCTACATTCTGGACGCCCCGAACCCTTTCGCGTCGAGCGTCGTGGGGAACGTAGTGCGTTTTGCGGTCGAAAGCGAGGTCGTCCTCCCGCCTACGGCGGTGAGCGGATTCACCGTCATTTGCGCGGAGCACATGGCCACCAAGGTCACCGTCCCCGAAGAAATGGTGACGCCGGGCATGACCTTCACCTGCTACTGCCTCCGAATCTTCGGCTGCGCGGTCGTGGTGTGCGCCCGTGCCGGGACTCTCTTCTACTGCTCGGGGCACGACAAGGAGTGTCAAGCCCGGAGCGCCTGGCTGCGCGGGGGCGACGCAGGGCGAAGCCGTTTCTCCTTCCTTGTGGACCCGGACCGGAACCTCTTGGTCACGTCCTGCGAGGGCGACTGCTTTTTGGGAGGGAAACTTCAGTAGTTGGTGGGGCGCTGCCGCTCGTACATGTCCGGAAGGACGGGGACGTAAACCGGCTTCTCGTCGTAAAAGCGGACGGGGGGCAGCGTAACCTGCTGCGGGGTAACCGGCTTCCGAGGGTAGACAAAGTTGTTGGCCCCTATGCCCCGCAAGGAGCTCTCGATGTCGATGGCGTTGTTGGCCAACACTGTGGACGGCATATGGGGCGCGTTGAGGCGCACAGGCCACGCAGGGCGGTCGTTCGCGCAGACCTCGAGGGCCATCGACATGTCCTGCTGCTTCTTCACCTGCTTCGCGGACACGCAAAATTCGTTGTACATAAATTTGTTCCTGGTCGCTGCCATTTCCTTTTTTTTATATACAACAAAAAGTTATTTTTTTCCGCCTCTTTTTAATTCCGAATCAAACGGAGTTTGGCGACAAATTCGTCCACCATGGCGTAGAAGAAGACCCGGTGGTGGTCGACGCTCTTGATCGTCACCGTGCCAGACGCCACCAGCAGCTCGAAAGCGAAAAGGTTGGGGAAGTAGCACGAGTATTTCCCGTTGTTGAAATCGAACAAGACAAACGACGCTTCCAACACGCGCTCCACCGCTCCGTAGGTTCGGCTCAACTCTCGTTCGTTGTCGTCTTCGTCGAAGTCGGGGATGGTGAAGGTCAAGACGGTGTTGGACATTTACTGTAGACCTGTCCGACTTGGCTTCAAGCCCCCTTTTTATGGCCATTTACCGTCTCGACCGCCGTCTAGACCTGTCACGAGCCCTCTTTCGGCGTGACCCTCCTCCAATTCGGCCTTGCACCATGGCAGATTGGTCTCTCTGTGGAAGTGAGCCGTTCATAGGGGAACCGTTAAACTGTGCACGATTATAAGGCTCCGTCATTCCGTTAGGACTTACACCGTTTACAGATGGTACAATGGGAGCGGAAGGATTTTGTTGGTTTGATGCACCATTACCAAAAAGACCACTAAACCACGAATTATTACTTGTCTTCCCGTTTTGTTCGTTTGACGGCGCTGGTTTACCAAAGCCTAACATGTTGCTAAAACTTCCGAACAGACTGGGCGACTGTTGTTGGGGTTGAGATCCATTCGGCATCGTAGGATCGCCACCCTTCATCGATCGCTGTCGCCGCCTGTTCCTTCTGCGGTTCCTAGAGCGAGTACCTTCCATCTATATGTAAAGGCGACAGAATATATTTTTTCTTCGAACCGGGGAGGGAGAAATAAAACGACAATTTTTTTGGCAGAAAACAAAATGCCGTTTATATTTTTCGCTTTCAGTAGTATCCGGGTATGGCTTTTACGCGATTTCACGACGACGGCTGCGAGGTCATGAAACATTTGCAGGAGAGCACCGACGTCGGCCTTTACTACTTGAACGTGCCCGGCAACGGCGACTCGATGCCTTTTTTGGCCGACCCGAGCGTCCGCCTACAGTACTGGGGGGCCAACCGCCACCGCAACTTCGTCGAGGTCGAGAACGGCCTCCGCGGCATGAACGACAAGCTCTCCCGCGACTGCAAGTACGCCCCCCAGCCCTCGTACCCGGCCAACTACCCTGTCGAGCAGAAGGAGGTGACGGCCTGTCCTAGATCCGTCTTACCCCCCTGGGAGCTCCGAGGCATCCAGACCAACCGTTGGGACACCCTCCTGGAAGACCCGCAGACCCACGCAGTGGTCCCATTCGCCCGGGACGAGTGGACGCACAAGCAGAGGGATTACGCGACACAGGCGCCCTGATCACGCTGAAAACGAAACCCCACGGAAGGAGAAAAAAAAGCGAATCATGTGAAAGCAAATTCGTCGGCTCGGTGAGAGCAATTATGCGAAGCGTTAAATATACCGCCCGTCATGGTAGACGTCTCCCTTACAGAAGAAAAAAGGCAGATCAAGTACGATCCGAGCGCGACGCCCCCCGCCAAAAAAACGGGGTCCAAACCCCGGAACACCACGTTGAAGGCCGACCCCTCCTACGGTTGCTTGAAAGGCGGGAAGAAGCCGACGTACCGGGCGGTGGGGACGCGGCGGAACCCGGAGCAGTTCGAAGAAGTTCCCGAGCAGGTTTGCCCACCGGTGCCGAGCAGACCGACCCCGGTGCGGACCAAGACGTTGAAGCACTACAGCTCGTTCGGCAAGAGCCGCAACTCGACCGTCCGCGTGTTGATCAAGGACCAAAAGACCGTGGCGGGGGTGGAGCGCGAGAAGCGGCGGCTTGACAAGCACCCTCTCTCCGTGGTGTGCGAGTACCTGGCGAAACGGAACTTGTACCAAGCGGGGTCGGACGCGCCTGAGGACGTCCTGCGCGAGACGTACCGGAACGCGCACTTGGCCGGAAACGTGTTCAACCGCAACGACGAGGTGATGATGAACAACTATTTGAGCGCGGCGATTTAATGTTTTTTTAAAGTCTCAGTGTAAAGAAAATGGCTACTACAATAAGTTGGGCGGACTACTCGTACATGAGGACTCTTAGTATAGGAACATGCCATAATACCCATTTATTCCAAGGTACTTATGCATACGGCGGACTACTAGAGTTGGATTCTTCAATACTTACGGTAAAAAACAAAAAATATTATTACGATAGATTCAGTAGCAATAATAGTAGTATTAACGGCATCGCATCAGATTTTGATTATGATAGAATGAGCGAAGATTTTATTAATTTTACTACCAAAGCAAATGATTTCATTAACCTTCCTCCTTCCCATTTGACAGAGTTATCACCTTTAAAAAATACAAATTTAATAATTTATTCGACACAAAATGGCTACGCATATACTAATCTAACAGGTAATATTTATTTTAGTGATTTCATCAGTATAACATTTGACGGGAGTAACAATCCAGACGCAAGTTTTTTATTATCTTTTAAGGATACCCTCCAATTTAATAATTTACAAACAAGTGTATCATATATAAATGGGGCTAAAAAAGAAAATGTTTTTTTTTTGACATCGGAATTACAAAGTCCTACAAACCCAAGTAGTTCAGCATTCGGGAATATTTTTAGTTCTCATGCAGGTTCAAGCGCGTCTCCAATTTTTTTTTCATTTGATTTTTCATCAACTGGGAATATATATTTTTACGGTAAAGACGTAGATATTTCATCTTCTTCTGCATTTTTTGGAAGTGATCCTTCCATGACAATTTCAGACTATTTTTATTTGAACAACGTAAATCTTTTTTCTGATCAAAACCTTCAAAATTCGGATGGAGATGCAACCGTAACCTCGTCCTCCTACAACGACAGTTCAGACAGTGCATACCCTTGGATCACAGGAGATAATTACGCCGAATTCAGCAACTGTTCCAGAGATCTTTCGTCCTTAATCGACTACATACAAAATGAGTGCGTTCCTTTTTTAAGCAACGAACAGTTGACTTCAACCTTGTCTCCTATTTCTTCAGGGAAGTCCTATGTAACGAGCACCTTGAGCGGGACTTACAACGCCACTGGAAATGCTGACGATTCTTTTTTAATTTATGTTTCAACCGCTCTTACCATTACGGATGACGTAACGTTCACCGTTAGCGGTGAAGCGAACTCCTCCAATATCTTTCTTTTCGTAAATTCTTTGACTATTTCCGACAACGTCACAGTGACAGGATGCACCATTGTGACCTACAACACCACTCCACCTGTAACCGTTTCTAACGCTACCATCGTAGGCAGACTATTTTCAAGTGCAGACATTCTTTTTACAGGTGAAAACTACGTGTCAACAGAAGAACCGTGCTTTCGGGAGGGCACTCTGATCGAAACCCCTTTCGGTGCGAAGAAGGTCGAGTGCCTCCGAAAGCACGACTTGGTGTACGCCACAGGCAAAATTGAAAACAACTTGGTCCACCGTTACGAAAAATGCATGGCAGTGCCAATAAGGTTTGTCGGTCGAACGCAATCCATGGTGAATAAACAAAGCGCCCCCGTCCGCATCCCGAAAGACTTTTTCGGCCTCGACCAACCTTCGGAGGACCTGTACGTGTCGCGTAACCACGGCATCATTGTGGACGGCATTTTGGTCCCAGCCTACAAGTTGATGGAGTCCCACGGTTTGGAACAATGCTTCAAGGGACGCACGGTCACCTACTACCACATCGAACTTGAAACGCATTCTGGTGTCTTGGCCAACGGCGTTCCGGCCGAATCTTTTTTGGACTGCGGGAACCGAAATTGGTTGGCCGAAAAAACGTGTGTAAAGAAGATTAAAAATAATTAAATATTTTATATTTTTTAAAATAAGAATCAAAGGATATAGTGTCGATGTCGCTTCCGGCTTATTTTAGTTGGAAAGACTATCCTTACCTGCGCGGTATATGTTTTGGCGTTGGAACGTACGAAGATCCACCTTTCGGTGGGAATTTAACGGTAAATACTTCAACTTCGCAAAGCAGTGTAATTTCAAAGTCATATGGTTACACAACACTAAATGGCACAGGGACAATAGACGGAAGCGGAATTATTTTAGATCAGACTCAATACATTGATGAAATTGATCAAATCAGTACTAAAATGAGTGGTCAATCCGCTGAATATTACGAAAATTTTAACGCATCTTCCGATTCAAGTCCTACTTTGTACGGAACAAACTCTTCATCGGCATACATTTACCAAGCATCCGCGGACGTTAGATTTTCAGACTTTACGAAAATAACGTTTGATGCAGAAAAAGACCCTGACGCAACCTTTGGTATTTATATACCTCCCAGTTATAAACTTATTTTAGACAATTTTACAGTGACTGATTTAATTGAATACAGTCCTGAGGCCAAACCCGAAAATGTTTTCATCGTTTGTTATGACTTAGAAATTGACGATAGTTTAGGTTATGCTTCCAGTTTTGGAAATGTTGTCGTCGTGAACGATTCCGGTGCAGTAATTTCTATTCAATTAAACCAACTTATTTCAAAAGGAAGTTTTTACTTTGTAGGTTATGACGTACAAATAGGAGACGCGGACAATTATATTATTGTTGGTTCTTACCCTAACACATCCATAGACAACTACTTTTACTTGAAAGCTTATCACCTTTACGTCACAGGCAACATAAATGTTGATAGTGGACCCCTCACTATCGAAGACAGCTATTTCAAGTATGTTACTCCATCAGGGGACTATGTATATACCAACGGTGGTTCCATCGTTGGAGGTATTAAAGAAACGGATGCAAATAAAAAACTTCTTGCGAAAAGAGATTACATGTCTTTAATTGATTATTTACAGAAAGAGTGTTACGACATTTTTGCACCGGATAATCTGACGGATTTGACGTCAGGTTCTGAGATACTACCCGTGAACTCGGGTCATTGTTATTCTTTGACAACATCTTCATTAGGAGGCATGTACACTGTGAATGCTGAAGGTTACGGTGCTTCTGCCATGTTCTTAATCTATGTGGATGGACCAATTACACTCAACAGTGATATTACGTTTTTTTTGACCAATAGTGCCAATATTAATTCTTTATTTATCTGTTGTACAACATTTCAGAGTTTAACCCCTCCTCAGCCAATTACAGGTTTTGAGATGCAACATGGTGTTTTTATTCCATTCGACGACACGATTGTAGATATTTCTTTAAATAATTGCTCGTTCTACAATTCGAGATTTTACGTCGCTAATGAGATTTATTTCACGGGCGAAAACTTTATGAGCAACGCTGATATTTGCTTCAGGTCTGACACCATGATCGCAACGCCGTTCGGAAAAAAGAAGGTCGAATGTTTGCAAAAAGGTGACCTCGTGTACGCAACAGGGAGCATAAAAGACAACAAAGTGCACATGTACGAGTGTTTGTTGGCCGTCCCTCTTCGGTTTGTAGGATTAAAAACATCGGACGTTTCTGAAAAGACCGCCCCCGTCCGAATCCCGAAAGACTGTTTCGGAGAGGGCGCCCCTGACGAGGACCTCTACGTGTCGCGCAACCACGGGATCATCGTGGACGGCATTTTGGTCCCGGCCTACAAGTTGATGGAGTCCCACGGGTTGGAACAGTGCTACAAAGAGCGAACCGTGACGTACTACCACATCGAGTTGGACGCGCATTCCGGGGTGTTGGCCAACAACCTCCCGGCCGAATCCTTTCTGGACGGCGGGAACCGAAAATGTTTGCAAGAGATACCCCGTTCTCGTACCGCAAAACGGTCAACTTGAAAGTAGGAGGTTGGGACGGGAGGTAGTCCGTCAAGGCAACAATTTTACATTTTTTTAGGGGCGGGTGTCCTTCTCTAAAAAAATGGGGTCGACTCGACTTTAGTCAGCCTCCTCCGGCGCCAACTCTACAATCCTCTCCTCCGTAAGGACGACCGGGTGCAAGTAGGTCTGCATGGCAATGTCGGGGCCAATGATAGTCACTTCAAACGATTCGACCGGGGGGATGTGCAGGTAGTTTTTGCAGAGCCACAGGTTGACCTTCGCCGTAAAGAGCTTGTTCATCGTAAGGGCGAACTCGGGCGCGTTGAGCGTGTACTGGTGATCTTTCGACGTGACCATGATCCCGTAGAGCGAGTACGGCAAGGGGTCGTAGGTTTTGAAGGCCGACTTGATCGCTTCGGGCGAGTCCCGGGTGCGGTCGACCTCTCGGAACCGGTAGCGGGTCCCCTTCTTCGTGTAGTGGATGGCGACCAGGAGGTCGGTGAAGACGTCGTCCTCCAGCGGGTGTTGGTCCCCATCGTCGTCGACCAAGAAGAACTCGACGCGCTCCCCGCGGCATTTCCAAGCTGTGTCGGCGACGAAGTAGTAGAAGCGCATTACGTAGGAGAGAAGCATATTGAAGGGCGACCACATGCTTGAATCCTTTTTTTGTTGGTGTGGGAAATTTTTAAATCGTTATTCCGGCCGAAACGGCGAAGGGGCCGGTGGTGGGGGCAGACCCGGAAGGGGCCACCTGCTTTCCGGAGGCCGGGTCGAGGCCGAAAACGAAGAGCAGGAGGGCGGCGACGACGGACATGAGGATAAAGGGGACGAAGACGAAGACCCAGGAGATGAAACTCATGTCGTGTTGGCAGAGCACGTTAAGCAGGAACGTCACGAGCGCCGTGATCCAGATTTGGACGAAGGCTTGGTTGTAGAGGCCGCGGTAAGTGTCCAAAATGACGTTGGTGGTCCCGAACACCAGGAAGATGAGGGAGGGCATACATAGACCTTCAATCATTAACTTGGGCGGTTAAAAAAATTGCCGCGCTGTTTCACCATCTCGCTGTCGGGGATGACCGCCTCTTTGTTCTTGAAGAGGATGCCGAACGCGGCCGGGTCGTCGCTGTACTGCAGCATCATGATAATGAAGAAGAGCGAGTAGATGCCGCACTCGGTGTTGCCGCGTTGGTGCGCGACGGGGTTGTTCTGGTCAAACGTGTAGGCTGTCCCCATCTCGGTGGCGTCCTCCTGCACCTGGTGGACGAAGCGGCGAATGTTGGCGGGGATGGGCTCACCCGTCGAGTCGAAGAAGTAGATGCTCCGGGTGTTGGCGTTGATGAACATGGAGACCCAATGCGACCCGTCGCTCTCGTGCGTGTCCAGATTGAAGATGACCCCGAACTGGCGCCTCCCTTTGTGCAGGGCGGTGTTAAGGTCGAACTGGAAGAGCTCCGGCCAAACGCGCTCCCCGAATTCGTCCAGTTTGTCGTAGTCGGAGGGCGACGGGCCGAGGAAATCGAAGTTCGGGTAGGCCCACTCCCACTGCTTCATCACCGCCTCGATGTCGTCGCTGGTCAACCACGTTGTCGGTTTTCGGGCCCACACTTTCGGAGCGTTGGGGGAGAAGGTCTTCTTTTTCAGGTCGGGCATGTCTTCTACGAGGGCGGTCTCGCCTTTTACCCTGGCCTTCGGGTTGTTGGCGACGAGTTTTTGGTGGAGCTCCTCCGGTGTGGCGGCGCGGATCGGGTGCGACGGGTGCCGGGCGTTGAACTGTTTTTGCAGGACGGAGAGGGTTTGGGTTGAAAGGCAGGACGACTTCACTTTGGAGCGGCTTCCAGGTGAGCATTTGAGCCCCTTGCCTTTCACCTCTTTCATGTTGGGCGGGAGCAGCTTGTAGAGCGCCTGTCCGCGGCGTTGCCGCCCACCTTCGGACAAGCTGACCGGCACCACCTCGCCCGTCAACGAGTTCCGAAGGAAGACTCTCTCCGTGCGCCCACCCCGCTGCCGCCGGTCGCGTCGTCTGCGCGTGTGACTCCGTCCCATTGGTGTTTAGGTGCGAAAATAAAAGGCCACCAGGGTGGCGGCGATGAGCATCCAAACGAGGGCTTGGGAGCGGAACATTTTCGCGACGGTGTCGCTGTCTCCGAGGAGTTGGGCGTAGTCCGCGTCCAAGTATTCGGATGCGTCCATAACTTTGAAATGCTCCGTGGTGCCGGGCGGGAGTAGGTCCGACATGTGCAAAAGTGAGGTTTGAAGGTCTGCATTCATTTGGGCGGCCTTTCGTTTCTCATCTTTGCTGCTGTTGGCATCTATCGAGTCGATCAAATCGTCGTAATCATTCTTTCCAAGTTGGTATTCCGCCTCTGTCGCGAACAACTCTACCAAAGGCATTTGTATAATTCGAATACTTATTTTTTAAAATCTGGCTTTTTCGTATTGGTGAATTATTTTCCCCCGTACGGAAATAAAAAAAATATATAAATGATAAAAGAATGATCGGATCTTTGGTTCTTCTTTTTTTAGTTTATTACGTGTGTATCTCGTTCTTTGAATGGATACTTCATAACTATATTATGCACAGAAACTGCAAACTTGGTGAATACTTATCAAAGACATTCGAGAGCAAACATGTAGAGCATCACCTAGACACAAAGCTGAACCAATACAACGACGGCGAAGAGGATGATTTCGTGTTCCAAATATTTTCGTCCTTTTTCCCTATCATGATGCTGTTAATTATAACGATCACATGGCATATGTTTACGTACTTGCCTGGGTTCAAGAAATTTAAAACGTTCAAAGGCGTCTTTTTCACAAGTTTTGCGGTTGTACTGCTGTACTGTTGGACGTGGAGCTCTCTTCATACCAAGTACCATCGCAAAGAGATATCGTTAAAAAATCAAGTTTTCTACGTTGCCATGCCCTTTTTTGAACCAGATACGAGTTCTTCCTTATATAAATACCTTTTCAAATACCACACGTTGCACCATTTGAATAAAGGAGAATCCAAAGGAAACTACAACGTAGTGTGTCCTTTCTTTGATTTTATTTTTAACACATACAAAACTCGCGTGGACAACCGATTATATTTTTCTAAAAATAAGCCAAAGACGAAAGAGCAGGAATGGTTGTTAAATCATCAAGTGTTTGATCTCAGGATTCACGACGACAACTCAATGGAGTACAAAACTCCGGGATCCGAAGAATGGTCACGATTCCCATTGGACGTGTGAGTCAATCAAATCGTCGTAATTATTCTTTCCTAGTTGCTACTCCGCCTCTGTCGCGAACAACTCTACCAAAGGCATAAACTTTGAGCGAGACCAAAAAAAAGGAAAAGTTTTTTTTATAAAAACAAAAAAGTTTTTTTATAAAAACAAAAAAAGTTTTTTTATAAAAAAACGCCATTGACCAAAAATTTGGCCCGGAGGTAATTCAACAAGTGTTTTGCAGACATCCAACCCAATCGTAAAAGGGACCCGAACCCCCTTTCAGTAACCCGCAAAGCTTTGAAAGAAGTGGACGAAATAAAAAGGATCTCCTTTCGAAAGAAGAAGCACGACATCTTTTGGGGGAAACACCTCAACAAATGAAACCCTCTCACGTCCGACATCCCCCACATCGAAATGGACTTGTTCCCGTACGACGTAGACTACCAGAAAAACGCCACCTACTCCACGGAGCAGGAAAAAAGCAGTACTTCGTCTCCACTAAGATGAAGATAGCGTTCGACTTTTCCAAGGAGAACGCGGTCATTTTTCAACCCCCCGAATTCCGCACGGGACTGTGTACACGGGCGAACACGGCGCGTACGGGTTTGTGAAACATCACGAAGAAGAACTTGGTGGTGGGGGCCATCCCGAAATAGTACTACGATTTATACAGGGCAGAACAGCGGTGAAACAAAGCGGCCTCTACAACGCAATCGTAAACTCTTCAGCTGCCGGGCGTTCCGGTACGGGCTTGGAAAGGAGGTGGGAGAGGTCGTTTTGGACGTCGACGACGCCGCGCGGTTGTCCGCCGCTTTCGAGGTCAGCGGCCGCGCGTTTCTTCCTCGGTTCGATGTTCTTGGGGAGGGCGTCCTCGTCCAAGATGACGTCGAAAGCGGCGGTCCCAAAGTCGCCCGTTTGACCGAGCATGATGTTGGCCGACACGCCGGTCATGACGTCGAGCTCTCCGAACTTGGCGGCTTTCGTGAGCTGCTCCGGCGTCTCCTCGAAGGAGGCTTTGGCCAAAGGGCCGAAGTCTTTGTCGTTGTTGATGCCGGTGCGAAATATGGCGCACATGTTGGCCGTGTTGGTCATGCGCCCCGCCAGGACGTACTTGTGGTGGTCGTTGATCCGGCTGTCGGTCTCCAGGACCTCGAAAATCTCGCGGAGGAGGCACTCCCGCGCCGCGTCGATGCCCAGCACGGAGTGCACCTCTTTGATGTCGTTGCTGGTGGCGTCTGCGACGAAGGGCAGCCCAAGCACGTCGAGCAAGTTGGTGCCGAAGGTGTCGATCTCGTAGGCGTCCTGCTGCTTGTAGGTGTCCCCGACTTTCGCCACCTTGTTCTTGACCTGCCGCACCACCGCCCGGGAGATGCCGGAGACCCCGCGCAGGGTAATGTCCAAAATCTCGTCCTCGAACTTGGTGAGCTTGTCGAAGTGGTCGTCCTCGTCCAACCCTTTTTTAATCTTCTTCTTCGCGATCTCGTTGGAGATGCGGAGGCGGAAGACGAGGTTGTCGGCGTTGTAGTCCGAGTAGACGTAGCCGAGTCCTTTTTCGTAGTAGTAGCGGAGGGCAAAGTAGACGTCGTCCATCGTGACGTGCTTGGAGAACATGCTCTCCTTGTCCATCTCGATGCGGACCACCCAGGGTGAGTAGGCGGTGCGGTCGGGGACGTGGCCCTCGGCTTTGGCCGCCATGGCCTCGAACTCCCGGTGGTAGCGGACGGTCTCCAAGTCCTCCCCTTCGAAGTCGTCGTCGTCCGGGGGACAAAAGAAGAGTTCGATGGCCGCCGCCACGTCCCGGATGCTCGTGTGCGGGAAGAAGTTTACGAGGCGGTAGGCGGCCTCTTTTGAAGGGTCGGTGAGGACGGCGGTGACCGACGGGTTCTTCACTTTCGGAGAGATGGAGAGGATCTCTTCGAACCGCGGGGTGCCGCGCGTCACGGTGGTCTTGCTCCCGATACCGGCGTAGTGGAACGTGTTGAGCGTCAGCTGGGTGGAGAGCTCTCCGTGCGACTGCGCCGCGATGATGCCGACCGTGTCCCCGGGGTTGATGAGGGCGCACTTGTACTGGAGGACAATGTTTTCAAGGAGCGCGACGAGCGCCTTCTTGTTGTAGCGGTGCTTGACCAAGAGCACTTGGGGGGAGAGGAAGAAGTAGAAGGCGGTCTTGAAGAGGGGGCTCGGGGCGAAGTTGCGGCCCACCGCGCAGAGGTGGCCGTAGTACGTGTCCAGGAGCTCGAAGGCCTCGAGCGGGGTAAGGTCGACCTTGGCGTCCGCGCCGATACCGAACGACGTCGCGATAGCGGGGACGAGGTGGTGGAAGGCGACGGGGATCCGGATGGTGCTCTCGTTGGCCCCGCGGAACACTTTGGCCACGATGTCGTCCCGCTCGTCGACCATCTTCAACGTCCACACGCGGCAGACGCGGTTGCAGCTCTCCATTTGCGCGTGGGAGCGCTGCGCCGCCGAGGTGGTGCCGCCGGGCGCGTCGTCGTAGGGCACCCCGGCCATGTTGTAGTGCGCGTAGATCTGCTCGATGCTCATGGTGACGAGCGGGAAATGTTGCTCCTCGACCTTGCACGGGTCGATGTTGTCGCCCCCGTACCGAAAGTCGATGATCCGCCCCCGCGCGTTGCGCACGGTGCCGTCGTTGGCGACCTTGAGGTCCTCCATGCCCTTGGTGAGCTTCCGCTGCAGGTAGCCCGTGGACGCGGTCTTGACGGCGGTGTCGATAATGCCAACGCGCCCGGCTGTGGCGTGGAAGAAGAACTCGGTCGGTTTGAGCCCTTTGACGAAGCTGGATTCGATAAACCCTCGGGCTTCCGGTCCGTCGTCGTACTTGGTGAAGTGCGGGAGCGTCCGGTCCTCGAAACCATAAGGGATCCGCCCACCCTCCAGCTGCTGCTGCCCAAGGCAGCTGACCATTTGCACGATGTTGATGTCCGACCCTTTGGAGCCGGAGGACGACATGGCGACGAAGCGGTTGTTGGGCGCGAGGCTGTTCCGCGCCGTGGTCCCCATGACGTCGTTGGCGGAGGAAAGGATGGCCGACATCTGCTCTTCGAAGGCGGTGCCGTTGCTCTCGCCGGTGTCGTTGCTGAGGCGCCCGAGCACCGCGCTTTCGATCAGCTCGTTGGCCTGGCGCTGCTTCGCCTCGAACTCGGAGACGATCTTTTCCCGCACGGCGAGGGGGATGGCGAGGTCGCGGATGCCGACGCTGAAGCCGACCTTTTTGGCGTACTCGGTCACCACGTACTGCAGGTTGTCGATAAAGTCGGCCGCCGCCGCGTGGCCAAAGTCGTTGGCGAGGCGGTGGATAATCCCCGTCGTCTTGGCGCTCAAGGCCCCCTTCGTCAAGGTCCCTTTGACGAACCGCCCCGCCTCGATCTGGACGGTCTTGGAGCGGAGCGTCAAAGGAGGGAGGACGAGGGAGACCAAGTCCGCCGCCGTGATCTTCGGCTTCTTGAAGAGGGCGAGACCTTCCCCCTGCAACGTCCGCAAGTTGCAGCACATGGCCATCGCCTCGTTGGGGGCGAACACGTGGTTGGTCCGAGTGAGCTCGTGCGCCGAGAGGAGCGAGTCTTGGAAAACGCCGATAAGGACCGACGACATGGGGCTGATGAGCTGCGACTGCACGGCGGCGAGTTGGCGGAGTTCAACCTCGGACTCCGGGTCTTGCGGCATGTGCATGTTCATCTCGTCGCCGTCGAAGTCGGCGTTGTAGGGTTTGGTCACGCCGACGTTCATCCGGAAGGTGCCCCCCTTAGGCATCACGCGGACCACGTGCCCCATCATGCTGAGCCGGTGGAGCGTCGGCTGCCGGTTGAAGAGCACGATGTCTCCGTCGACGATGTGGCAGTGGACCACGTCTCCGTAGTCGAGCCCTCGCGCCACGCTGAACTTGTCGGCGTAGCGCAGCATGATCTGCGCCCCGCCCTTTTCGACGATCTTCGCCCCAGGGTGCTCGTCCGGCCCGTTGCGCACCATCTGGCGCAGCATTTCCATGTTCCGGGCGGTCACTTTCACGGGGCGGGTGATGTTCTTGGCGATCTTCAAAGGCACCCCGAGCTCCCGGATTCGGATGTTGGGGTCCGGCGTGATGACCGACCGGGCGCTGTGGTCGACGCGCTTCCCCATCAAGTTGCCCCGAATGCGCCCCCCTTTCGTGTTGAGCCGCTCTTCGACCGATTTGAAAGGGCGTCCGGAGCGCTGCGCGGCGGGTTGCGCCCCCCGCATTTTGTTGTTGATCAACGACGAGGCGAAGTACTGCAGGACCATGTGCTCCTCGTCGATCGCCACGGGGGACGCGGTGCCGTTGGCGATCTTGTCCTTCAGCGACTTGTTGGTCTTCAGGACTTGGATCAGGATGTGCGTGAGGTCGTCCTCGCTCCGCTCGTGCGCGTCGTGCTTCACGGAGGGGCGGACGGCGGGGGGCGGGACGGGGAGAACTTGGCAGATCATGTTTTCGGGGCGAGACCACACGGGGCTGAAGCCCATGAAAGCAATGTCCTCGTCGGAGATGCGCTGCAGGATTTGGAGGGCCATCTCCGGCGTCACGCGCACCGTAACCTTTTCGTTCACGTCGCCGTTCTTCGTCCACTCTGCGATGATGGTGGCGAACCCTTCCAGCTTCAACTTCGGCACCTTGCAGCCGCAGCCGTCGTCGTTGTGCTCCCCGCAGCGTTTCAGTTTCGACGACATGCCGTGGACGCGCTTCCACCGCTTGTCGTTTGTCAGGTCTAGCCAGGCGCGGTGCTTGACCTTGTCTACGAGCAGTTTGCTGCAGCGGAAGCAGACCACCTTGAGGATGTCGATGACCGTGTCGATGTAGGTGGCCCAAAAGACGGGTCTGGCCAGTTCGATGTGGCCGAAGTACCCCGGGCATTGGATGTGGTCTAACCCGTCCGTGGGGCAGTACGTACCTGGCTCCAACGTCCCCATCCGGAAGTCGAAGAGGCCCTGCACGACCGGTTTCCCGTTCACGTAGGTGTCCCCCCGCACGACCTCCACCACCGAGCACCTCCGGATCATCTCCGGAGAGGGGATGCTGAACTGAATGCCGACAACGGCCGCATGATCTACAATGGCCATTGTGTTGACCGAATAAAAAATGTGTGGCCCAATCCCTTTTTTTTGTTTTTTTTTCTCCGCCGTTTTTTGCTTTGCGCGAAAAAAAAAATCCGTTGGCTCACCCAGAAAAAAAAAATGTTTTTTTTGAGACAGGCGAAAAAAAAACAACTCTTTGTAAATCAACCGGGACCGAAAGAAAAGAAATGTCGGACTCGGAACCGGAAGATGTCCCCGTCGGGGAAGTGGCCTCCGACCAAAGCGACGCGGACGACAGCGACGACGAGTCCTTTTTGTTCGAGCCCCCTCCTGCAACCGGGGATGTGGCGATTCCGACCGTTGCGGAAGAGAAGCCATGGGAGGACGACGCCGAGTCCAAATCGATCGGGACCGAGTCGATCGAAACGTTGGACGACGTGGTCCAGTTCGATCCTTCCGAGGTGGACGAGCTCGTCCGGCAGTGGCACCCGCAGGAGCTTGTGGCCACCATGAAGGAGATTCGACCGCTTCTCACCATGCACCGGACCGAGGGGGAGCGGGTCGTCTCCGACGACAACCACACGTTGACCAAATTGACGAAGTACGAGTTCGTGAAGGTGGTTGGCCTTCGGAAGGCGCAGCTCGACGACGGGGCCACACCTTTTATCGAAACGGACATTGTCGACACCTACTCCATCGCTTTGGAGGAGATGCGCCGCAAAGTTCTGCCTTTTATCATCGTCCGCTACCTTCCGTCGAGCCCCGACCGCCCCCGCCGGGTGGAGTACTTCCGCCTCAACGACTTGGAGAACATTTACGTTTAGGCGCGAGGTGCGAACAAAGGTTCGTAGATGTTGGTCTTTGCTTTCTGGAAGAGGAGTTTCAGAAGTTCGATCGTCTGCTCGTAATTGTAGAGCGCCCAGGCGAAGACAAGGAACAAGATGCACCCCAGATAGAACATGGACTTGGCCACGAAGTAGCAGATTGAGTAGCCCGGCTCTGGTTGCACGTCGAGCTTCAAGATCCGGATCCAAATTTTCACCAAGTACGTGATGCCAAGGAGGGTCATCCAGTTGTTGGAGTTCTCCGTCTCCGGGTAGAGTTGGTACGCCAGGGGGCGCGTGTAGGCGAAGCGGGGGGTGGCGAACGTGATAAACCAGTCCCAATCGTCGATGACGCCCTTGTAGTTGAGCACGTACTTTCGCATTTTCTTCGTGTAGACGGCGGCGTGGGTGCTGGACCCGGCGATCATGTAGTTTCCGCGGGTGTCCACCGGCACCATCAAAGCCGGAATGCAGCCGAGGTGGTAGACCATCCGGCGGTTGCTGTTGTTGCGCACGAACTTGTTGACCTCGGCCACGTCGGCCGCGGTCAAATCCTCCCGGAAGAAGAAGTCGTCCTCCAGAACCAAGATGTTGCCGTAGCCTTTCCCCTCCGCGTCGGCGAACACGTACTTGTAGGCGTCGACGAGGTCGTGGCTCGGGCTTTGTTTGGGGAGTTTTTTGCCGGTTTTTTTGTACCCCTTGTTGTGGACGATGTGGACGAGCGCGGCGACGGGGTTTTTGGCCAGTTGCTCTCGCACGGAGTCCAGTCGTCCGTTCCCTTCCAAATGGATGACGTAGGCGGCGTCGACCTTGAACAAAGGGTTCTCTAGTTCCGTAGATTCGATGCGGTACGCGCTCATTTGTAGTTTACGTTTTATTTATTTCAGGGCAAAAATTTCCGGCAATAGAACTCTCTGTCCCTTTTTTCCCTGGCATCGTTAAAAAATATTAAAAAAAAGTATAGAACAGGGCGGATGTCAACGAGCGACGACGAAGATGACGATTACCTTTTCAGAGACATCGGTTTGAAACATAACCAACCTGAACCGGAACCGGTTCCTGCTCCGCAACCTGTCGCCGAAAAAGAGACGGCTTCCGAGAAAAAAGCTCGGACCCTAACACCTACCAAAAAGGCAAAGTCAAAGACACGGAAAGTGAAGCGCGTTTTCAGCCCCCACGAGAAACAATTGTTGAAGTTGGCCTATCGAAAAATGACGGAAGAGGAGGAAGCGTTTTTGCGATCGTTGGACACGATCGACCGCCTTTGGGGGTACGAAGGTCGCACCAAGTACGAACGCGACACGCATGAAATTCCGAACATTGTGGGGCTCCAAAAGTTCACCGACCCCATTTTCAGAATTATCGCGAAACTGAAGAAAAGGTCCAAGGTCGACCAGATGTACGAAGTTGGCGGCGACATTTACGGGAAAATAAAGCAGCAGGTCATGAACCTCCCTGTAAACAAGGATATTTCTGTTTTCGTGAAAAAAATCTTTTCGAAAGGAGACGGGTTTGCGGAGGAAATGGAAACCCTTGCTCACTATCCGGCATCATCGTTTCCTATGAAGATGATCGCCGAATGCGCTTTGGCAGTAGTTATGATGGCCGATCCGAAGCGTTACAGTGCCGAAGACGTTCGAAAACGGGTTCTGCAAAACGTCCAAGACGTGAAATTTTTAGAAGACAACAGGTCCGAGTACAACAAAAAAGCTCAGACGGCCAAAAAGTGGCGAGAGGTCCAAGAGATGGACTCCCCTGTCCGCCGTAAAAAGGCGAAATTCACTGCCAAGATAAGGAGGAAAACCAAATTCGACCCTTTTCTGCCAACATCGGAGAAAGGCCAGAAAATACTATTTTATAGCAACCCGGAAACCGTCAAGGAAAAGGCTCAAAAGCTGGGCTACCCTGAAGTGTTTCTATCGACTAGAAAGGAAAAAAAGTACATGATTCATACCCCGGAGGGGGAGACAGTGCACTTTGGCCAAATGGGCTACGAGGATTTTACCAAGCACAAGGACTTAAAAAGGAGGGAAAATTATCTGCGCCGCTCCGGAAAAATCAAAGGGGATTGGAAGCTCGACCCTTACTCTCCCAACACGTTGGCGCGAAAGCTTCTCTGGTAAATGTAAAATCACAAGGATCGCATGTATCGCTGCGCTTCTTGGCACTCTTTGGTGCAATAGTACGGACTTCCTTCATTTTCGTTGCAATTGATACATCCGACCTTGAAATGATACACCAACGGTATCTCATCATCAACAGCAGCTGCATCTTCGGCGGCAAGAGGTGGTTCCTCGGCTTCTCTCCTCCGTTTCTTCGGATCGTAGAGTTCTTGAAGCTCCAAATTCAGTGCGGAGGTGGCAGTCTTCATGTCTTCAAAAAGATGCTGCTCCTTCAGCTGCTCCGTCACCGTAGCGTAAAAGGTTTTTCCGTCTACGTTGGCATAGCTGAACCCCGGAAACTGTCTTTTTAAGTAAGCGAGGGTGATGATCCGGAGGCGCGGATCAGCCTCGCTCTCGATCAGTTCGCTGAAAACTTGGTGCGGGTTCACTGGGTCTTGCCTGAAAGCACTCAGAACACTTTCGATCCCTTCCAACGGGAACTTGATCATCATCAAAATGAGAAACAGAACCACGTTTTGGGCTTCATCGTCAGGCACGATCATCGGTACGATAAACATTTCGCTGAAAGAACAAGGAGTTTCAGGTTGTGACCTTTCGTGGTCTGATTTTGTTTTTGATTTATCCATAAAAAAGCCACAACAAAAAAACATGAAGACAAGTTTTTTATTTTTTGTATGGCATTACTTTTTTATGGAAACAATTTTACAAGAAACGTTCAACCCGTTTCACAACTCATTTCACCTCAACAAACTGCTCTGCGTCCGACCATGGCGTTGACCCTGAAGCGCCCCTTTCAGAAGTGTTCGGCCTGTCAAGGCATGGAAAACGGATTGATTTATGAAAATCAAGAGAACTGCTGCTGCAAGGACATCAACGACTCCGATTCGGAGGGAGAGGCGGAGAAGTCTCCCCGTGTCGAACAGGCAGAGAGCAGCGGACCACCTTTAAGCCCTCCGGCACAAAGTCAGCCGCACTTTACTTCACCCGACCCCGGAGGACAATCCCAACACACAGATTCTGAAGACGCATCCGAAGCCGAGACAGAGCCCTATTCAGGAGTCAAGTCAGCCCCTGGGTCCGGGGCCGAGTCAACCGCCGGGTCAACCACGGAAGAAGAGCCCTTGACGCAGGAATTGCCGGTGGCCAACCTTGGAAAAGACATTTTTGCCGAAAATATTGTTGAAAATGATTGACTTTTTTTTGATGCAGAGGCTTTTTCTCCTGTAAAGGCAGTAAATCTGGCCCAAAAATAAGCGCTGCCTATAAGAAGTTCGAAATGGATCCAGCTGTTTGGGGGGCAACCTATTGGGATTTTTTGCACACGGTGGCCGCGCACTACCCCAAGTTCCCTACTGCTACTGATAAAAAAGTGCACTACAGACTAATTTACAACTTTCACTTTTTTATACCGAACCGAGCCATAGGGGCCGAATTTGAGAAATTGCTCGATAAAAACCCCTTGACCCCTTTTTTAGACTCCAGAGACCACTTCGTGCGGTGGGTCAACCACGTCCACAATGTGGTGAACGAAAAGTTGGGGAAACCCCGCGTCACGTTGGCCGAGCACAAAACAGCCCTACGAGAAAAATACAACAAGGACAGAGTTCGCCGGTTTTTAAAGCAAAAATATTGGCTGGTCTACGCAGTCTTTTTGGTCCTCATCCTGTTGGCGGCCTTTTCTTTCAAAAGTTATCACGTTAAAACAGGCCCATGAGTTGACCGCCGTGACACAGTGCATAAGGTACTTGTACCCGTTCAAAGCCTCGGCGTCGATCACCTTCTGCATCTCCTTCCCCGCCGACTTGCACACCGAAGTTACCTGCCTCGTCTTGACGTGCTCTGAAACGGACTTATTGATGTCGAAAACTTGGGTGTGACCTAAAAGGAGCAACGAGCTCATGACGATGTAGGAGAAGAAGATGCCCATGATGCTTTAAATTGAAAGTACGGGATGTGGAATTATTTTTTTTTTGAAAAACATAAAAAAAATAAAAAAAACTTTGATAGCAAAAAAGTTTTGAAACATAAAAAAAGGTTGGAAATGTAAATATCTTCTAAAAACAAAAGGAATTCTCCCCCTTTTTACGTGTATGACGAGTGTAGCAGTCGCCGCAAAAGTGGCCGCCGAAACGGCACTCAGTCTGTACCCTTCTTTTGTGAAGCACCTCCGAGTGGCGCTCCCCGTCCAAATATGGACAAGGTGCCTTGCGTACGTCGCCATCGCCGCGCTCTTCGTAGATTGGGACTTCGTCGCAAAACAACTGCACTCCAAGTGGGGTCTGGCGTTGGCGACCGTGACGGTGGTGCACATTTACACCTCTTACAAAGGCTTTCAGCTCATGGGGAGCGGGAACGCCTACACCCTGTTCTACACCTACCCCCTTTTTATTTTGCTGTTCGCCGGAAAGCTGCCGCTCTACTTGGGCGCCGTGGTCGCGACGGGGTCGGCCTTTCTGGCGCGGAACGAGAACCCGTTGGGCGTGGCCATGATTTTCCTCGCCGCGATTACGGAGGCGCTCATCTACTACGTCGCCGTCCGCATCCCCACGAAGAACAGCTGGAACCACATATTTCTGTCCTATTTTGCGGGGGCGGTCGCCCTCACCGCCTTGGTCGCGTACAAGTTCAACGAATCCTTCTCCTTCGACGTGTCGACCTTGCAGGGGCTCGGCGGCAACGCCCTCCTCGGTCTGTTCGGGTACTACCTCCGTTTCTACGCTATCGCCCGGCTCCCGACGTTCGAGTACGCCGCACTCTCGATCGTTGGCATCGTCACCAGTTACGGGTTCGGCTACTACTTGGACGGAGAGGTCCCCGCGCTAACGCAGATTGTAGGGGCTGCCTTTATGGCGCTCTCTGTTCTGATGGCGAAACAGGCTTAGACCGCAAACCGCTTCTTCCGCGTTTTTCTTCGGCCGTGGTCGTACTCCCGAACGGCCGCTTCGGCCAACTGGAACGCTTTCTTCTTTGGGCTGCAACCCTTTTCCAAGATGGCGAAGTCCACGGCCGCGGCCTTTCCGCCCGTAACCGCACTGGCCAACCGCGCGAGGCCCCACGATTCCGGGGTTTGGTTGGGTCGGGACCCGGAGGAAAAGTAGGCCCCCTCCCCTTTGCGGACGATTTGCTGAAGAGCGCTGACCGAGCACCCTGTTTTCTTTGCCAAAGCCGGACTGGGTGTTACGCTGTCTAGACCGTACATGCGTCGGGCTCTGGCGACGTGTCCGGATTTTTTGCTTTTGAACGAACGCAAGGGTGCGCGGGTTACGAAACGGTGTTTACTGTAGAGTTTTCTAGATTTCACGATCATGGCCAACTGTTTTTTTCTGTCCTTTTCGGACAAACTAGGAGGCGCGTAGCGCAAAGGGATGTTCAAGGTGGCCATGGTTCGTTTGCTGTTTGCTTTTCTACAAAGGGTGTTTGTTTTTTTTCGTTTCAGGGAAAAAGGAAGAAAACACAAAACACAAAAAAAATATAAAAAAACAAAAAAGTTCAAATGTTTATTTGTCGCCAGGCATCAGGCAATCCCCCTTTCGTCGACACAGCTCAAACATGTTGAAGAGCATCAGCTCGGACACCTGCTCCATCGCCTCGAACGACTTGCGTTTGCAGTAGTTGCAATCCATCTTCGTGTGCTGATTGTCGGAACGGATCATTTCATGCTTTGCAAGGTGGAGAAAGCACGAAACGCAGTAATTGACGTTGCAACCACACTTTGAACGAAAAAAGCTAGAAGAATAGTTGGCGTAAGAGGAAGCATTGTCCTCGGCCAAAACGTCTTTCATAAAGTACGCAATGTCGAACTTGAAAGGGTCCACCTGACGAACGTAAGATGCGTTCTCCCGAGCCTCCGCTTCCAGTTCGACCCTGCTTTGGAAGCAGATGGAGCACATGTCGATCGTCGGGTCGGTGACCCGAACCAGCGTGACAAACCTCGGGTAAAACGTAAAAAACTGCATCCATTCGTAAATGTCATATGGGGGGACTTGTATAAACCAAGGTTCCTCCGGGACGCGAGACACGACAAACTCAATGTCGGAGGTACTCGCCAAAATCTGCCTCTTCTGGTTTCGTTTCATGTAGCTGTAGCAGCGGTTGAACCCGTTGAAACGCTGCACTGGTTTCAAAAAGGATTCGTAGTCGATGGAGACGGTGAATCCCAAGACGGGGGCGGGACACGGAAGGCCTTTGGCGAACATGTCAGGGGCGACGTAGATGTGCACCTTGAGGGTGACCGGCCTGTGAAAGTAACACGGGTAGTCGGACCGGATAAACACGTCGACCACGGTGAGCTCAAGCTCGTCGGGCATGAACCGCGGGACGATGCACTGAGGTGTGACCTGAGAACTCCACTCTAAATCCTGACTCCACGATCCGCCCATGAGCGTTGCCAATAGTTTCTGGTAGTTTCGGGAACGCACGATAAAATGAACGTTGTAAGGGCGAACGAAGAAGTCGTTTTCGAGGGCGGCGGCTCCCGACCAAATGAGGGTCGTCTCTTTCGAAATGCAGCAGTCTAGAAACTTGGTGATGGCCTGGTTGGCCACCTCGTCGGTGTACGTTTTGAAGATTAGGACACCGAATACGGACCAACAATCACGAGGGATGCGGTACTCCATAGCCGTGTTGCGCCGAACCACACGGAAGCCGAGGGACAAGTTGGCCATATTCCAAAACCTGGCCGGAAAGATACGATACATGTTCGACGGGACAACCATCCACAGTTCGGTCTCCCTCCTGATAATTGAAAGCTGACAAAACAAGACGACCAAAAAGGAGAAAGTGCAAAACAATTCCGGGATCATTTTTGTTCTGCTTTGTTTTTGAATTGTAAAAGGCGGTGTGCCAAATCTAAAAAAGGTTCCGAGACCTAATAAAAAGGTAGATAAAAGAAAAAATGTTTTTTGATAAAAAGAAAAAAAGATGAAAAATGTTTTTTGATAAAAAGAAAAAAAGATGAAAAATGTTTTTTGATAAAAAGAGAAAAAATAAAAGAAAGTTTTTGGTTTATTTTAAAATAAAAGAAAATAGACCAAATAAAGTTTATTTTTTGGTCTCAATCGGTTTGAACCACTTTCCTTTGAGGCCGCAGAGGTCGGGATTGTATCTGGCCCCTTCGGCATATCCCGTTCTGTTGCTAGGTCGTTCTCGGTAAAGAGAACATTTGCCGAGGTCTTCATAGTTCGGGTTAGGGAGGTAAGGTTTGAAATGGACACACTTTTGACAGCCCGGAACGAAAAAAAAGTACATGGCTCTGCTTAGCATTTTTTCCTTTTTTGTCTTTGAACCATTATTTTTTTCATAGAACGAGAATGCAAATAGAAGCAACAACCTCAATCGGCAAAAAACAGAGGTTCGTGGGGTGGATTTTTATTGCTTAGCACACCCAAAAAATAGAAAGACAAATCCAACCCGACGTCGCCAAACATTTTTTGTGTCGCTATATAAAACAAAAACACTTGAATGAAGATGCTATTTGGAGCCGTCGTACTTCTTCTCCTTTTTATCATCGGTTACTCGCTCCATCGAAAATGGGGGAAAGAGGGCCTCGTAGGCTACATGGCAGGGACAGATTTTCCGGGGAACGACCTTACTTCGCTCTCCGAGACAACGATGAGCGACTGCTGGACGGACTGCAGCAACAACTCCTCCTGTGTCGCCATGATCGGCAGCGTCGGTTCCATGTCCGAAAGCGGAACGTGTTGGCTCAAGTCCTCCGTAGACACGACGACCCCGACGGTGAACAGCGAAAGGTTCACGTGGCTGAAGGACAGCGGTGTCCCGGACTTCGGTGCGGCGGCGGTGCAGTGCGCGAACGACGCGAGTGGCGGCAGCGTCTACCGCTTGGACGCGTCCAACACCCTCTTCTCTTACGGGTCGGCGGACACGATGCAGACCTGGACAAACTCCGGCCCCGGGCCGACCGTCGACTGCACCGGACTCACCACGGCGCCGAACCTGCTCCAGCCTTACTCGCCCGACGCTAATTGGACGGTCCAGAGCGGGACCGATTACCCTTCCGACGGGAACATCGCTACCCTGTCGGGGGCTACCTCCGACTCGTGCAAGGCGTCGTGCTTGTCGACGGCGGGGTGCCTGAACTTCGTGTTGGACGGAAGCCAAAACTGCTACCTGAAAGGGGTGGTCACTACGCCGGTCCCCACGACGGGCTCCGACACCTACGCGCTGACGTTGGTCCCCGGTCCACCGCCGCCCCCGCCGGTGTGGGCCGACGCCTCCGGGGTCGACTTCCCTGGAAACGATTTGGGGCCGGTGCCGAGCTACTCTCCGCAAGACTGCCAAACCCCGTGTCAGGACGCGTCCGGGTGCGTCGGCTTCATGTACGACGCGTCGGGGCAGCAGTGTTATTTGAAATCGGCCATGAGCTCGTCCGTCGCCTCGCCGGGCGCCCAAGCCTACTTTTTGAACCCGGTCATGTCGTGGAGCATCCAGTCCGACACCGACTTCCCGGGGAACGACGGGCTCGGAACCATGCAGGGCACAACGCCCCAAGCGTGTCAGACGGCCTGTTCGACGGCGCCGGGCTGCAAAGGGTTCGTCTTCGACAACACGGCGCAGCAGTGCTACCTGAAGACGTCCATGACGACGGGCAGCAACGCCGCCTCCGGTTTGGACGGGTATATTATGACCCCCGCGGCGGTCGTGGCCGGATCTTCGGCGTCCAACATAGACGACGACGTCCCGTTGGTCGAAAATAGGCCTCTCTTCCGATATTTCTTGAAGAAGAAGTACGGAGCGTAAAATTCTAGCCAATTGAAAAATTTCAACACCATTTTTTTTACACGGTGTAGGGTTCCTACTACATTTTTTTTAAAAAAAAGTAAGCGTAATATATATGAGTGATAGTAAAATTGCAGGTGGCGGAGTAGGGTGGTCTAGTGCGGTAATTAGAGGGGCCCTCCGACGTCGTGGGTCAGGACCATTTTGTTACGGTTGTATCCTTCCTAAAGCTAACGTCGGAACCATGCAAAATCGGCACATCAAAATTAACTTTCTTGAAAAGAATGAAAATATGCAAACATCCCAACCCGCATCCACGAACGTCGCAAGGAACCGAAAACTAGTTCATCATGGGTTTCCTCAAATCAGCTTGAAGCATTAAATTTTTTAGGTTTGAAACCCCGATCCCTCCTTGATATATTTTATAAACAAATATACCAATGTCCTGGAAAATAATAGTCCTCGTCGCCTTCCTCTGCGTGACCTTCGTCCGGTTCGTCAAGGCCAAGATGGAGAACCCGACCAACCCGTCAGGGTACCTCACAGCCGAATATTCAAGTAGGATGGGTGTAGAACCTCCGCTCCGTTGAGGTTGTTGTCTGGGAGCGGGAGGATGCGGGACACCACGGGCGGCGACTTGTTGGCGAAACGGTTGTAAATGTCGGTGACCTTGGCCGCCGAGATGGAGTTGACGCTGTTGTTGAAGTTCATGTCCGGGGCCGTCTCCCCTTGGAAGAACACGAAGTTGCAGAGGCGGTTCTTCTTGTTCCCTTGGGTCGCGCCCACCGTGACGACCGCGGTGTCGGGGCAGTCGCTTCCGCTGCAGTCCGTCACGACGGGGGGCGGGTTTACGACGATGCCGGTGACGGAGCGGTAAAGGGCCCCGTTGATGAAAATGTCGAAGGTGCCGAAGTTGTAGGCCAGGACGAGGTGGTGCCACCGCTGCAGCGGGACGTGGGGGATGTCGGCGACGAGGGTGGCCGGTTTCCCGGGCTGCACCACCGTGACGCGCAGCTTGTTCTCCGCCGCGTTGTAGAGGAGCTCGGGGCATCCGTTGTAGTCGAAGATTCGCACGAAGGTACTCGCGTCCGGGTCGTGGTCCTTGGAGACGGGCACGAGGAAGAGCCAACATGACGCGGCGTAGTTGGCGGAGAACTTGCCCGAGGGGATCGGAATGACGGCGGTTTTGTTCAACTTCACGGGCTCGTTGAGCAGCTGGGCCCCGTCGGACCCCTCTTCGATCTTCCGGAAGAGTTTGGGTGCAAGGGCGTACCACGCGATAAGGGCCGCCTCGACCAAGAGGATGATCAAGACGTTCTTGTTGCTCCCGAGCGCGGTCAAGGCGTCCACGACCTTGCAGTAAACGTACCCCCAAAAGTAGCGGAGGTACTGGGCGCGGGATTGGTCGGACGATTTGCCTCGCGCCCTGTAGTAGGTGACCGCGACGAGCAGAATGGCGCCGAGGACGATGGCGATCTCGATCCCGGCGACGGTGCTCTTCTCGCCGTTGTGTTGGAACATGATGTTCAGGAGGGCTTGAAGCGCGAAACCGCCCGAAAGGAGGGCAGCGATGAAAACCCCCATCCGGGAAAAATACTGCATCCACGGCAGGTGGACGACGTTGAGGTTCATGGCGACCCCCGCCACGGCGAAAAGGAGGAGGATCGGGACGAGCCACACGTTGGCGTCTTGCTTACCGTCGGCGGAGGCGAGTTGCTTCGGGTTGAAGAGGTAGATGAAGACCAACAGCAGGATGTAGAACAAGATGGTTCCGACCCCCAAGAAGTTGGTGACCAAAGCGTTCTTCGTAAACTCCGGCAGTTTGAACTGAAGCGCAATGAGCGCGAGGGCAGGGACCACCATGGTGCCGAAGACGAAAAACTTGCTCCCGCCCACCCTTTGCAACGCCAAGAGGAGGGAGAACCCGAAGGCCGCGATGGCCGCGACACCGGTGACTGCAGAGGCCGGGAGTTTGGTGGCGAGGACGACGAGGAGGAGGAGCACACATACGGACCACACAATGTCGAGCCACGGGTCGAGCCACCAGCCGGAGGAAGCGTCCTGCTTCGGCACCCCTTTCGAAAGAGCGACCACGACGCCGATGGCGACGGAGAGTGCGGCCGCAAGGTCCATCCAACGGAGCACCCCGGGCGCATCCGCGTACACGTTTGGAATGTAGAGCGCTTCTCCGACCGAACTCCGGGCGGAGGACCACGGCTCCGCGTTCGCGTCACCGTTTTGCGCCGGTGGGCTGGTCGCGTAGCGCCGAAAGACGTAGTAAAGGACGGAGAAGGCCACAGTGCCAAACATGGTGTAGGCCCCCGGGGCCAAAAAGTTGCCCTTTTTCCATTCGACGCCGACAAGGATCGACGTCCCCACGGCGGCCGCCCCCAAGGCGAAGGGCGCGATACGTTCGACCCCTCGCTTATCCTCCATTCGTTGACTACCTTAGGAGAGGTAATTTTTTCAACGTGTCTTTTCCATCAAGCTGCCCTTACATAATCTCCATCATAGTCTTCTTCCCGTGGCAGTTGCGGCACAAGGCCACCAGGTTGGAGACGTGGTTGCTCCCGCCGTCCGCCAAACGGCGCTTGTGGTCCACCTCGAACCAGGCGTCCAACTTGGTCTTGCACCCGTCGCACGTCCACCCCTGCGACGCCGCCACGTACTTCTTCTTCGTGGAGCTCACGCTCCGGGCGGTCGGCCCGTCGCTGTCCGTGTGCCCCGAGCTGAGGATGCGGTCCTCGCTGCGGCCGTTCAAGAAGGGGGCGATCAGGTTCTTGGAGGATTGGTCGATCGGCATGTAGCGGATCATGCTGTTGAGGTGTCCGACCATTTGGGTGGAGTCGCCCGGGTTGTTCCGGTTGTAGAGGAAGAAGGAGAAGAGCCCAAAGAGGACGGCGGCGGGTTTCGCGTACTTTTTGTAGTGCATGACGGCTTTGGAGTACTTGTTGTCGTTCGCGGTGTCGGCCACGTAGAAGATGGCCGCGAGGGCCAACCAAACTTGCCACTTCATATGTCTTTATACAAAGAGCAAAACTTGTTTTGTTTCCTTGGTTTCCATCTGGACCCCAAAGTTTAACTCGTGGGAGGGTAAGCCTCCTGTTGGGCCTGTTTCTGCTGGACTATGTTTTGCACGTTGGTGGTGCTGTCCACGTTGTTGTCCACGCAGGTCTGCAGGTCGTCCAACGTTTGTTGGGAGACCGTGATTTTGGAAAGTTGGTCGGCCAAGGTCTGAATGTCTATGGTCTGCTGGTTAATTTTTTGGCTGTTCGGCGTGGCGTTGTTGTCCAACCCTTCCCGGGTCCTGCGCCACCAAACGTAGAGCAAAACTAAAACTAAAACAGCCAACACCCAATAAAAGTCAAAAGCCATACATAAAAATCATGTTTTTTTTCTCGTTTTCTTTTCATTTCGCCTGAACTTGGAAAAAACTGGTCATGGTCAACTTTTGGTTGCGCATGTACCGCCCGAAGAGCAACTCTTCGGCGTAGTTTTGGCGAACCTTTTGGATGGCCTCGTCCCTCTTCACGGGGTCGGCCGCGTGTTTCCGAACCACCACCGCAGTCTGGCCCTGGTATTTGGCAAGGCTGAACGAGGGGAGCTTCTCGAGGAAGATCCCGAACACTTGCCCCAGCGCGGTCATGATTTGGTGCTCAATGTAGTATTGGTAGTCCGGTTGGTAGCCCTTGGACGCCATAAACTCGGGCGTCTCGATGCGCTTCCCTTGTTTCGCGTTCCTCTGCATCCCGGGGATGTTGGCGAACACGAACTCGATCCGGTCTCCCGGACGCGGGGGGTTGCCCGGGTCTCGAAGCGCCATGCGGTCGGCCAACTCCCGGTGCGCAATCTGCTCCGGCTTTTTGTAAATCTCCCGCAACATGCGGGTCAGCACAAACTGGTTGATCGGGACCTTCCCTTCCATAATGTCGTCCAGCATCTTCCACAAATATTTCACGATGCTGTCGATGCTCTCCCCGTTGAAGAACATGTCGAAGACCGTTTGGTAGATGTACTTCAAGAACTTCATAATGCCGCGGCGTTTCATGGCAACCCCCATGCACTTGGCCTTCCCTTTCACCATCTTGCCGCCCCCTTCGGCCAACTCGTCGGGGTTGTAGGAGATGGCCACGTACTTTTTACGCGCCAAGAGAAGTCCTCGCAGCAACTCCCCGCACTCGAGGTTCAGGTAGTCCGGAAGGACGCCGGTCACCAACTTTGCGGCCTCGATGCCGATCTGCGCCGCCACCGGAATGAGCGCGTCGCCGAGCAGCCGCACCCCGTCCTTGTACACGTAGAACTCCAAAAACACCGAGTCCGTGTCCCCGTAGACCACGACCGACTTCTCGATCCAGAGCCCACCGTCCCACTCCATGTTTTGGTACACGGTCTCGATGATCTCCTTCGTCAGCAGGATGGTCTTCCGCCCCATCGCCGTGCACGAGGCCGCCAGGTCGATGTCGCTGAACGCGCCGTGCTCCGCCCCCATGACGCCGTAGAACGAGTTCGCCCCGACTTTGTAGGCCAACTGCCTTTGCTCCAACCGTTCGTACTCCTGCCGAACCTTGACCGTCTTCATAAACTTCCGCGTCTTCTTCCGGGCTTCCAAGAAGATTTCCAACACGGCCGACACCACGCCCTTCTTCTCCTTTGGAACGCTCTGCCCGGGAGGGGGCACGTACTTCGCCCACACGACCCGCTTTTCTCCGTTCACCTGCCGCTCCATCTTCCCCGACGCGGTCGGGCCGGTCCGAAAGGTCGGGAAGGTGATGGCCTCGTACTGGTAGTCCGGGAGCGCGTCCAACCCCGGCGACCGCACCGAGGACTCCACCGTCACGTTCCCTTCGAGGTCGGTGAAGGTGGACGACACTTTTTGCGTGTGCGAAAGGTCGTACGCTTGGATGATGCTCGGGTAGAGGGACTGGAAGTCCAACACGAGAATGGGCGAGTTCAGGTAGTCGCCCGAAATTTGGTTCAGGACGACCGCACCCTCGTAGCCGTCGTTAAAGTCCTTGCTCGGCAGGACGTCCATCATGATCCCGTTGTCCATGCAGAAGGAGGCCATCACGCTCTTGGTGCGGACCCCTTGGCCTTTGTACAGGAGGTCGTTCAACGGTACCTTGCAGACGTTGCCCATTTCGAAAAACTTGGTTAGCAGGGAGTCGATGAGCATCCCGTTGAGCACCGTGTCCTGCAGACAGTAGCGGCACACCTCCCGAAGCGCCTCGGGCCCCTCCTTGGCCATTTGAAAAATCTCCATCGGGCTGATGTCGTTCTTCACCAAGCCCCACTCCACCGAGGTCTTCAATGCCGCGTTCGTCGGCTTCTCCTCCAAGATGCGTTGCAGCTCTTCGTGCACTTTCACCAGCCCCGTGCGGATTTCAATGTAGTCGTCCCCTACCGCGATGACCTCAAACTTGTGCCCGTTGCTCAAAAGGTCGGTGTAGTAGGTGATCTTCTTCAACACCACGTAGAAGTTGGCGCGGACGAGGTGCGCGTTGGTGCAGGACAGCCGGACCGTGTTGGTGTCGCGGTTCCGGACGAAACCGGTCACGTCGCCGCAAATGTAGTGGGCGGACACGTCGTCCAACCCGTACTTGTCGAGCTGCACCTCCCGCCGGAAGACAATGCAAGGGTCGATAAAGATCCCAGTAAAGTCCAAATAGCGCAGGGTGTACGTGCCCGAGGCCAAGGTCATCTCCGTCTCGTGTAAAACGTAGTCGCCTTCCGGCGTGAGGATCGCCGAAAGGGAGGTCTTCTCCCAGGTCATCTGCAGGAACTCGCGGAGGCAGCCCGTCTCCCGGGCGCGGTCGAACATGTAGCTCAAATCGAAGACGAGCGCGTTGTAGCCCGTGATGACGTGCGGCTGCTCTCGCACCATGACTTCGGTGGTCTTCAGGAGAACCGTCCGCTCGTCCGGACAGCAGTGCAGCTCTACGCCCTCCATCGGAGCACACTTGCCCAAGACAATGCACACTTTCTTGAAGGGGTCGCTCTCGCCGAACCGTTTGAGCGTGATGCCCACGATGGTGATGTAGTCCCCGTGCAACTCCGGAAAGATCTCGTCCAGGCTCTGCACCAGGGCGACCATTTTGACCTCGTGGGTCGAGTCCCGATTTTGCAGGACCGCCAGTACCGTCTTCCCGCGGACGGCCGCCAAATTGGCGCGGTCGATATCCTCTTCCTCGTCGTCCGAGTCGTCCAAGCTCGGCTTCCGCCGCGCGTTCCTTTTGTTCAACGAAGGCGCGACCAACGCTTTGATCTTGTGCGCGAACCACTGCGCGATCAGCGCCTCCATCGCTTCCTCGGTCAACGTAACCTTCGGCAGCACAGTGTCCCGCTCTTCGTAGCCGCGGAACCCGAAAATGCCGAGCAGCTCTTCGCGCAAGACCTGCTCCAACGGTTTGCCCGGCGACTTGGTGACTTTGGTAAGGAGTTCGTTCGCCGTGCGCGTGTAGTCCTCCACGGCCTTGGGAAACGACGGAGCTCTTCGGCTCGAACACTCAATGTCGACGGAGGCGACCACGAGCGGTGCGGTAGTGGTCTTGTCCGGGAGGGGTTGGATCGCTGCGTTCTCCACGTGGAACTCGTAGGCGCACCTCGAGACCTTGTCCTTCGAGGGCTTCCCCGTGACGCGGACCCACCCGGTCGTGTTGAGCTTCAACTGTTGAATAAACCAGTAAGAGGCCGGGATATGGGCTTGGAACAACTTTAAACTTTTTTTTTCGAAGACGAGGCCCTCCGGGTTGACCCCCCAACGCCGCCCCTCCTTCGTCCGCTTCTCCCCGTACCACAAGTTCACGACCTTTCGAAAGGCCGCGTTGGTGGAGACCCGAAAACAGGCGAACTTGTGCTTTTCCCCGTCGTCGAACCCGTACAACTTTCTGCGGTGGATAATGAAACCTTCGGCGACAGAGGCGCTGTGCATCTTGCCGATTTTAGAACAAATGAAACTGTAGAGCAATTTGACTTGGACCGTGGTCCATTCTTTCGGCAAGTCGCAGACGACGTACTGAAGGAAAGGGGTGGTGACTTTGACAGTGGCCCCCGTTTCGTCCACCCCGTAAATATCGAACACGAAGCTGTGGGTGGTGTCGCAATCGCGCGGTTTCAAGTCCAAGATTTGAAACTCCAAAGTCACTTCCCCCATGGTGCTCTGAAAAAGTATGCGCTCTTTTTTTGTTGTTGTTGTGCGAAGTCCGCAACGTGGCGCGACAAAATGATAAAAAAATTTCAATGTTTATAAAAAAAAGTTTTAAATTTTTTATAAAAATATTTTTTTTTAATTCTTGGATACAAAAAAAGTTTTTTCATACAAAAAATCAAATTTTTCTAGACTTTTTGAAATGAACATTTTTTTTCATACGAAATCTAGTTTTGCTGCCTCCTCCTGAGAAAAGTGTCGACGGAAACGACCTTCTCGTGCTCACCCTGTACGGAGACTCCTCACTCGAGTCCTTTCTGAACCTTTTTTCAGCTTGTTGAAGGGCGTCGAGGAAGGAACGCAAACTTGTGGCAACACGCTCACTGTTCATTTTCTCCTTGTTGGCAATGATAACTTTGGATGCCAAAGCAGTGACTACGTCAAAACTTTTTTGTACCAATGCTTTTTGTTCCGGATCCTCGAAAGGCCAACTGGACCCTTCATCAGCTGATGGATACAGACTGTTCAAAATTCTGTCTGACAATTCCTGAGTAAATCCTTTGATGTTGGGAACCAGATGCTCGTTTTTTCTAGTTCTCGCGAACTTTGCGAGGGCCGCCGCCATGCGGATCGCCACTTTGTCGTCCACCGTTGTTGTAGGTAACAAAAAACCTTTGGAGTCAAAATATTTTCTCGTTACGACGTCGTCGAAAGCATGTTCGTACCCAAAAACATAGCGTCTTGTCTTCGCCCACACGGAAGGACCTTTGGGTGTTTCAGCCTTTTCAGTCACTGCTTCCCCGGTAGTAATGGCAGAACCAATTGGTTTACTTACAACAGTTGCGGTCACACTAGGTTCCTCGCTTTCCAGCAAGTCAAAAATATCATCAAACATTTGATCGATTATTTCATTTCGTTCTTCATTACTTTGGTACAGATCATTTACTCTTCCTTCCTGTTCTTCTATCTTTTGCACAAAAATATCCATCAATGTTCCCACTTTTTCACGTTTAAAAAAAAGTTTCTCGCTGTCTTCTTTAGAATAACAATTTGTTCCTACTGGTAACGGGTTCGTAGAAAAATCACTCGGGATATCTCCACGGGCAGTGGATTCGAGAAGCTTTTTTAATGTACCTCCGGGCAAAGGTTCAACTGAAGTAGGTATAGGCGTCGGTAAATATCGATCCGTCCATGCATGAGACGATGGAATATTACTACGCGATGTTAGAGCTACTGCTTTCGGAGGGACAGCTAGGGGTATTGTTGGGGGAGGTCGTGGAAAAAATGAAGAAGTAACTGACGCATCACTAGATGATGCATTCGGAGGATGAACTGAAGCCCCACTAATTCCTTGGGGAGCGGATGAATTAGAAGTTCCTATTGCTGATTGACGCGTAGTAACTGGTGAAACTGTTTTATTGTATACTGGTACGCCCATTCTTTGAGGTTCTAAAGTAACTGATAGGGGATCGGCCCGTGCCAAATTTCCTTTTGGGGGTCCTGGGTTCGGAGGATTATAGAGACGTTTGGGTACACGTGATACCGGATCTTGTGCAGCATTTACTGCTACGTTACTTATTCCTTCTGGTACGATCTCTACTGGTTTGTTAACCTGAGAAGCATCATATGTACCTCCTGGTTCAACCAATGGCCCAACTGTATCAGGAGTAATTTGAATTCCACCCTCAATATCTAGTGGAGTAAAGTTACCATATATAGGCCCTAACGCACTTGTTTGTTGTTCATTGACTGCAGTTGGTCCAGGCCATGGTTTAACTCCTTGTCCATATTGCGAAGTACCTATTGAATGACCGGAATTCGCAACAGAAAAACCGGGAAAACCGGAAAATGGCACAACAACTGAATTCATAAAAAATCCTTTTACTTTATATAAGTTCAGTTTTGAAATTTTTTTAAAAAAGCAAGTGACTTTCCCATCGAAAGGTGCAAAACGCCCACTGTTCTATGGGCGTCTGCGGAGCGATCGTCACGTCGGCATATCGCGCCGCCGTCGAAGGCAAGACGTACGAAAGGAAATCCGGCATCTCGGTAGGGTGCGTACTTGTTCCGGGAGCGGACCCGGAGTACTCGACCTTGGCCAAGTCCCGAAGAAGGGGCGGGTACGTGTGCGGGTAGTACAGCTTCCAATCCGGGCACCCTCGGGTGTAGTAGCGCGTGTTCCACTCCAACATGGCGTAGAAATCCGCGCAGACGAGGTGCGCGTTGTGGGGTTCGACCTTCAGACAAGTCGCGTAGTACCTGTCCTCCCAGGAGGGAGTCCCCGGCGCGATGTAGTGCTCGACCTCGCGGTGGAGCCTCGGAAGGTTCTCGGGGTCGTCGGGGTCCACGGCCTCCTTCCCTCGGTCGGCGTACTCCCGCGAAATCTCGCCGGTTTCCCGCGCGGCCAAAGCTTGGACGTAGCGGTGCACCACCTTCCAGAAAATGGTGTCCTCCCCGTCGTAGAGGCGCTCGTCAGGGCGGACCACACTCTTGTACGTCTTGAGGAGCGTGTCGAGGCCTCGGGTCCGGAGGTTGAGCGCCGGAAAGTGGGGCATAAAATCGTTGCCCAAGAAGAAGGTGACGAAGATGTAGTCGGGCACCTTCCCTCTTCCGAACGACTGCTCGATTTGGGTATGAAGGGCGGCCACGTCGAGGAGGCGGAGTTCCCCGTCGCGGCCGTCCTCCCGCAAGAGGTGGATTGGGGTGTACTTGAGGTGGTGGAGGGCCAAAATGATAAGGTCGGAGTCGAGGCCGTAGACGAAGGTGGGTCCGTCGGGTCGGGCGGTGCGCAGCCACTCGAAGAGTTTGTGTTCGCCCTCCCCCGGCTCGGCGCTGGTGGAGAGTCGAAAGAAGTCAAACTGCGCAGGGTGTCCTTCAAAATGCTTGGCGAGGCCGCGGTTCAAGGCGGTCATGAAATGGGTTCCCGGCGTGATTTGAACCGTGTCCCATGCCGTTGCGGCCTTGGGCGTGGTCGCGGCCTTCAGGGCAGCAGAAGCCTTGTACCGGCGCTCCCTCTGCTGCTTCATTTTGGCCTTGGGCGGGATGCCGTCGAAGGCGACAAAGACGCGGCGCGGTTGGACCGCGGCGATGTAGGAGTCGATTTTGGCGCACACCGCTCGGATGAGGGCAGCTTCGAAGTCGGCGGTGTCCGGCGGGAGGGCGCGGACAGCGTCGTAAACGATGGAGTTGGAATCGAGACAAAGGTTGGAACAGGACTCTCTTGCGAACTTGCGCAAGACGTTCTTGTGCCTACGGAGAATGAACTGCGAAAAAAACGCAGGTATGCCCATTTTCAGTTTAAGGAGTATGTAGAGGATGCTTCTAGGTTTTCTTTTTTGTTTTTTTCTTTTTTTTAAGACCTTGTGTTGGTCTTTGAACGGACGAGTTTTTCTTGAAATGTTGTGCTAATAGGGATGGCCGAAAAGTTCGATCGAGGGGCGTGTTGAGAGTTGGTGTACATTTCGCTTTCTCCGTTCCCGCAAATCTCGGTTTCAGAGACCGTGGTCAGCTCTTTTGGAGTGTCGGACGGCCATGAAAAGTTACCCTTGCCGATGCGAGTGTGACATTGCTCCTGCAACTCTTGATTGATCTTCCCTTTCCCTTGGCGTCCGTTCCGAGCAAGAAGGTCGAAAAAATACCCACCTTTTTGGAATCGACGGGTTCGACGGCCTCCTTTTTTACTTTTGAAACTGCTCTTCGCTTTGCTCTTTGCTTTGCTCTTTGCTTTGCTCTTTGCTTTGCTCTTTGCTTTGCTCTTTGCTTTGCTCTTTGCTTTGCTCTTTGCTTTGCTTTTGGAACTGAATTTAGTTTCCTTTTTTGGAGGTTCGCGAAGGACGAACAAGTCAATTTTTCCATTATCGTTCAACATAACTTTTTTCTGTAAAAGGTTACCGTTTTTCCACGCTTCGGTCGAAGTGTAAGATACGAAAGAGTTCATGTTTACTTGAAGGTGCTATTTTTTTTAAAAAAATAAAAAGAGTTTGATCACACAATTTTGACAAAAAAATACGCACTGGGAAGGATTTCAAGTTTTATTTGAAGAGCTAACCGATACGAGTCAAAATATTCTTGATAACCGTTTTATCTTTCCATTTCTCATTGTAATACAAAGCAACTTTAGCTCTTATGGGCTCCCATTTTTTAAACTCTTCCGGGTTTTTTATTGTGTTGGATCTTTCGTGGTGCAATACGTTGGACCGTCGAAGTTGGTACAGCGAAAAATTGCTTAATCTCATCCTGTTGTAATAATCCAAATCCAAAAAGTAACCATTTAATTGGTCTTTCGGCCATCCTTCATCACCCCATTCGCCGATTTCTTTGACGGCTTCAGTTGAAAATGCACACAGGACATCATACGTAGTATAAATGACCGACCATTTTTTGCCAGTTGTGGTTAACGTATCTGCTGAATGAACCAATCGTTCAACGCCTTCAATGACTTCGGCGTCGTTGTGCATAAAACTGTACCAATCATAATTGTGGTCAATCGCATACTGCCTCATAATATTTTGTGTTTCTAAAAACGTTTTGCGCGTTTCATTGATTACTTTCCAATGTAAAGTATCTATGGGGAGGGGTGCATTAGAATTATTGAAGATCAAGTACTCGTCATACAAGTTTGGGGGCACCGACTTGATAGCTTTTTCCAAAAGGTGGAAATTGTTCACAACAGGACAAAAAATAAATTTCTTTACCATCAAGACTTTTTTTTATTTTTTGAAATTATTTTTTTTGTTAGAAAAACACCGCACCTATCTGAGAGTTTTTGATCTTCATGACGGAGAAGTACTCAAACAGTAAGGTATGACCCATAAAGGTCCTTCGTTCAACTCTTTCTAATCCGTACGCTATGTTAAAAATATTTCATTATTTCTTTCACAACGTTGCTGTCGAAAGGAAATTTGTCGCAAACCTGGGATAAGTTGTAAAGGTTTCTAATTTTTTGGAGCTCCAAAACGTAGTGTTCTACCAAGTTTTTTATCCCGTAGGTAGGGGTCCAATCTCTCCGGACGGTGGCGCAACACGGGCAAGGAATGACGTAGTCGTGAATATCGGCGAAAACTTGGACCTTTTGTTTCAGATCGAACAAGTAGCGACAAGAATTCACATTGCCTACGTTCATCGTCGGGACATGGAAAGGGTAGGTATTTTTTAAAAAAATGGTCAAATCGTAAGCGGGAACGTCAAGTTGCATTGTTTCCTGAATATCCCAATCGCTTTGTGGGAAAACGACTTCAAACCCGAGCCCTTTGTCAATTTCACGGAGGAGACGTTTGTTTCGTATAGAGAGCATTGGTTTCAGAAATATAATCAATCAGAGTTTAAATTTTTTATAAAACCAAAAAGTTTTTTTTATAAAAACCAAAAAGTTTTTTTTTATAAAAACCAAAAAGAAATTACCATATTTACAAAAAATAAAACCATGTACCTCGGTCCGTTCGGACATGCCATTCCTCTCAACATTTTGGAAAACGAAAAAGGTCTTTGCAGAGAATTGACGGTTCATGCTCCTCGCACGTTTACTGGTATCCCGGAGCCCCCTCTTCATTGTTGGAGAAAGTCGGCCACGAAAATATACATCCCCCGATTTTTCGGCAAATCAAAGTACGGTCCTGTCGATGTCCGTCTCCCCGAACCGGAGACCATCGACGTTCCGTTCGAAGGCGGAATTCGCGAGGTGCAGCGACCGGCGATCGACGCGTTCTTGGCAACTCCGGACAAGTGCGGCCTCTTGCAGCTCCCATGCGGGTTCGGAAAGACCGTCATTGCCTTGAATTTGGTGAGCGTCTTAAAGAAGAAGACGTTGATCGTGGTGCACAAGGCGTTTTTGATGGACCAATGGGCTGACCGCATCAAGCAATTCCTTCCGACGGCAAAGGTCGGAAGGATCCAAGGCCCCGTGGTGGACATTGAAGGGAAGGACATTGTGTTGGGGATGCTGCAGTCCCTCTCCATGAAGACGTACGATCCGGGCACGTTCTCCTGTTTCGGCTTTATCGTGGTCGACGAGACGCACCACATCGCGGCCGACGTCTTCTGCAACTTCCTCTTCAAGGCGGCGGCGCTGCACATGCTCGGGTTGTCGGCTACAATGGAGCGCAAGGACGGGAGGACAAAGGTCATCAAGTACTTTCTGGGGCCGGTGGCGTACTGCGCGGTTCGGGAGCAGAGTTCGAACGTCCACGTCCACCTGGCCGAGTTCGCCTCCGACGACCTGGATTACTACGCCTACGGGGACAACTACGCCGTCATGGTCCGGAAGATTTGCGGCTTCGCCCCGCGCACCGAGTTTGCTCTGACTGTCCTCGCTGACCTGTTGAAAGATCCGCGCAACGAGATGATCATGGTGTTGGCCCAGAATTTGGCCCTTTTGGAGTACGTGGACGGGGCCATGCGAACGCGTGAGGAGGTTTTCGGCGGCGTGACACGGGGGTTCTATGTAGGGGGGATGAAGCAGACGGCTCTGAAGGCGACGGAGGAATGTCGCGTTGTCCTGGCCACGTTTGCCATGGCGGAGGAGGCGTTGGATATTCCGAAGCTCACCACGCTCCTATTGGCGTCTCCAAAAGGCGACGTGACCCAAGCGGTCGGGCGCATCCTACGGGTGCCGCACGAGCGCCCCCTCGTCGTCGACATTGTCGACCGGGTCGACGTGTTCCGGAACCAAGCAGCGAAGCGGGTCGCCTTTTACAGGAAAAACGGCTACACGATCGAGACGTCCGCACCTGGAAAGTACCCGGAAGCGACACCGCTTCCTGCCGGAAGACGAAAGGCTTAAGGGATTTTTCGGGACTTGTTCATCACCCAATCTCTGAAACTCATGGGCTTTTTTGTCCCCTTTTTCTTGGTTTGGGGTGAAGTTTTTTTGGGAGACGATGGTGCAGGGGGTGGCACCTTTTGTCCGTAGCGAACTTGCGGGGGCACTTTTTTCCCGAAAGGACGCGCATACTTTCGTGATTCGGATGGGTGGGGGCGTTTCGGAGAATCCGACGTTTCAGAATCCAGAGTCTTGCTTTCTTTTCTTAAAGCTTGTAGTGCTGCGATGCTTTTACCAGTAGGATAGTGTTTTCCCAAGTTTCGTCTCGTCGCGTTGGCGCTCGATCCGGACCTCTCCGAAGAGGGCGACGATTCTCCGGTAGAATCCACTTCTTCGACCGAAGAACGGTGCCAATCTGAAACTTTTTGTGCCGGGCTATCTTCGATAAATCTCTCCCGAAACGCCTCAATATCGGCGCGGGTTTGAATGTCCCCGTCCTCTAACTCTTCTTTGAAACCCAAATATCTTCGAATCGCCGCGCTGGAAACCGTGTCCGGATCATCTTCTTCCTCTCCTTCAAAGGTGTTGCCTGAGTTGAAATCTTCGACCATCTTTTCGTATGCGTCCCTTTCAAGGTCGAGCATTGTAACCGTCTTTTCTTCTTCGAACGTAATTGGACTCTTGTGGGGTCTCGGTACGCATTTTCCGGTTTTGTTGCGTACCTTGTCCAGAGTAGGACAAAACTGTTTTCTCAACGCGATGCAGTTGGCAATGGCACTTCTGATTTCGGCGCGTGTCATTCGTCGGAAGGTCGCTACGTCTCTCTCGAAGCTGTCTTTCACGACGAAAGCAGCAGCTTTTCCGGAAGGTTTTGTACGAGCTGCGGCCTGAGAGATTGTTTTCTCCCTTTCCAATTTTGCCTGATAGGGGAGTGCAGGGTAACGTTGCAGATACATGGCCTCCACTTGTTCTCGAACGTTTGCCCCTTTTCCCCTAGCACGAGTGGGGCTAATCTTATGAGGCTTCGGCGAGTCTCGTTGGTTTGGTTTTTCACTCGCCACAAAATCGCGCAACGTGCCTAGGTCATGAATGATTCCATGCTCTACCTTGACATGGAACTTGGCGTACATGCGGACAGCCTCCCCTGTTGCGGATAACCCAAAGTCGTCGTCGTCGTCCTCATAGACTTTCCCGCTCAGTGCATCTTGCAAAAGGTGTTGGTAGGCGACCATTTTTAGATCATTCTCCGTTTTTGTCGCCACCTCCTGAAAAGTAGAAGGGTTTGTTACGGTTTTCTCAAACTCTTGTTTCTGTTTTTCGCATTCTGAGACCCCTTCTTGGAGTTGAGCTTTGGACAATTGTAGGAGGTCGTGTTTCAGCTTGTAGACCAATCCGACCTCCATCATCGTGTTGATTTTCTTGGGTGCGACAGGGACCAAAGGTTTCCTTCTTGAGCCCGGTGAAGGAGAGGACTTTTGCGACGACACCGACCGGGCAGGGGAACCCTTTCCTTTTTTGGGAGAAGGGCTCTGTTCAGGAGAAGAATCGATTATTTCAACGACTTCCGGGGGACTTTTCCCCTTGGTTCGGGAGCCCTTCCCAGGTGAACGTCTTTCAGGAGAAGACTTGCGGGATTCTGACAACGCGGCTCTGGGTGAAGAGGGGCTTTCTTTGTTCGGAGATTTACTGGTTGACGAAGGTCTTGAGTTGTTGTTGGTTTCGACGTCGGAGGTATCGGATTCTTCGACCTCTGTATGCGAGTCGTCGCTCCGAGATTGGGTGGAAGAGACAGAGGACAAAGGTGAGGCGTCGCTGCCTTCCACCAGAGTTCCCTTGCTCGAAACGGAAGACACCGAACGTTGCGGTGATGGCCGTGAAGAAGTCGACCCAACGGAAGGGTGGAGGGGTGATGCACTTGGAGACGGTCGACTGTCTCCGCGGAGGAGGCGGACAACTTCGTCGGGTTCGGGGGTAGGTGCTTTGTCACCAGTGGGGAGGACGGAAGGTGCTTCGTCTCCAATGGCTAGGGCCACCGGTGCTTCGTCTCCAGTGGGTAGGGCCGCCGGTGCTTCGTCACCTGTGGGTAGGGCCGCCGGTGCTTCGTCTCCTGTAGCTAGGACCGCAGGTGCTTTGTCTCCAGTGGGTAGGGCCGCCGGTGCTTCGTCACCAGTGGCAACAGGGGGCTTCGGCTTTTTGACCTTTTTGGTCTTTTTCAGGTTTTCGTCGCCCGGAGCGACCGATCCCTTTTTCTTCTTCTTTTTTGTTTCACTACGGGGGGTCTCGACCTTTAGTTTTTGCAGGTTGTTGATCACATATTTTTCCTTGTATCGAAGCGGCGTCCATTCGTCACCTTCCTTATCGTGAAACAAAAGGATGCTGTTGGGCTTGAGCTCGGAGGACACAATACCTTCAGAATCAACGACGACCACTCCTGTCTCTGAAATATAGAGTTGGATCTCCTCCTTTTCATCCTCGGACAACCCTTCGACCAACTTTGTTTTTTCTTCTTTTCCGTCGACACTTCGGTAAACATGGCTCAAGGCTTGAAGGGTGGCCTCCAATTTCCCTTTCGTCCCGACTTCTACAGGAAACAGCTCTTTGTTTTCAATCTGTCCTGCCCTCGTTTTCAAAGGGACGTTGGACGGGAGAGAGATACTTTTCTTTCGTTTGAAGAAAACGCTGTCCAGACTCTCACGACTTACAAGGGATTGGGTTCGCTTGTTGCTCGTTTCTAAAACGTTGTCGATCCCTGGGATTGTAAACAAGGTCGGCACATGAGTTGAAGTGTTGCAATGGTAGATTCCGTTCGCCTTCCGGGTGAACTTCTTCGAGTCACACTCCGTCGGGTCGCTTTCGTAGCACCTTTCAACGGAGCGCCCGTCTTGTGTCTTTTCCGTCCGTTTGAACTTGTCGTCGGGACACTTGGGGCATTCAAGTAGCTTCATTTTGGAAGTTGCGGACCGAACGAGAACCCTATCTTTGCGGTCGCAGTTTGAACCCTCTTCCGTTTTCTCGCACACCTTGCTCCCTTGGAAGATGGTTTCTGCGTAACCTTCCGGGCATCCCAAACCCTTTGACTTTTCCAACTCCTCCAATTGCTGCGGCAAAGAAATATTGTGAATCAAAGCAACGATTTCTGCGTTTTTCACGTTGGTGTAGAGGTCGATACCTTCTTTCGGAACGTTGGCCCACATTTTCAAGAGAGTCCCGCGGACCAAACGCTTCAATTCGAACAACGTACTTCTTTTCAAGTTCGTCTTGATCACGAAGGAGTGTTTGGGGTTCGGACCGAGGGAGACGGTAAAAACGTAGGACCACCTTTCTTCTTTCGATCCGGGGTTTTCCTTTTTCATCCTCATGTCCCGTAGGAACTTTACACTTACTTCGTCCAGACTGTACAAACGTTTCAAATGATTAAACAAGTCTTGAAAAATCTGGTCATTTCTTTCTTTGAACTGCCCCCTTGTTGGCAGTATCTTGTCAAAGATGGCCCTCAACGCATGTCGCACGTTCACATTGGCCAGAATGAGAGCCTCCGCCTCCTCTTTCGACGCAATGACGGTTTCTCCTTCGGTCGGGACTGCGGTCTTTTTGGAAAGGGTGGTCTTCTTCGGTGCTATTTTGTCGGGACTTTCAAATTTTTTCTTGAGAAGATCCGATATAAGTTCGTTTACGTTTTCGTGCGTTGTTTTGAAAAATTCTTTGTCCCAAGCGCAGGATTCGAACGCCGCCGTCAGAGGTTGCAAAAACCGTTTGTACTCGGTTTGGCTCGTCCGAAGCAACCAAATGTCCGTGTCCTCTTCCGGACCCAACCGGGGGTCCCCTGGGCGAAAAACGGCGCCGTACATGTGCAAAGTGACTGCCCGTTGAGCAGGAGGCAGGGCGCTGTGGGAGCACATGCGAGGGCCTCGCCCGATGAACTGGAGAAGGTCCTGCATGTCGAGAAACGAGTCCAAAAGGTAGAGGTTGGTGATGGCGGCCATGTCCACGCCTTTGTACGACTCGGAGGTTGCGAGGACGATCGGAATCAAGTCTCCCTGTACGTTGATCGCGCTGTTGGGGTCTTTGTCTTTCAGATACTCGTTCAAGTAGTCGGCTTCGGCGGGGTGCGCCTTGATGTAGTCTCGGAAGGTTGTGTACCCCGTTGCCAACTTCAACCCGGAAGCGATGTCTCGGTTCGGGGGAGCCGCCTCGGCGAACGGTTTCAAGACGCTGCTCTTGTCGTCGGTAAAGTAGAAAAACCGGACGTTTCCCTTCTTCGCCTCAAGCAGCTCCGTCAACGACTGCCCAACGTAAGGGCGGAGTTTTTGCCCCGTGGCGGTGTACAGAAAGTGGGCCACAACGAAGAGAGCCCTTGGGTCGGAGGCGTAGACGTAGTGTTTGCCCACGGCAGGTTTCTGGGTTAGGTCGAACTCTTTCAGGAGAGGTTGGCTCCCGTCGTAAGAGGGACTGTCCGGATCCCTTTCTTTTTTCGGAGGGCGGAACCCGACGTTGCGAAGGACGTCGCACACTAGACCGACGAGTTTGTTGGAAGGGACTATTTTGGTTTTCATTTGGTTGGCTTTAACGACGTCAAACTCGTTCGCCTCGGTTTCCCTGCTGCTCTCAATCTCCAAATAAGAGTTCATTTTTCGAAAGAAGAGCATCCGCTTCGCCTTCGGGACAATGTGCACTTCGCCGCACTCCTCTTCGAAAGCTTTCATCGGTTTGAGCCTGTCACCGTCAGCGCACAGTCCGAAATAGCCGTGATACTGGCTGAACTTGTTGTAGAGCTCCCGCTGCTTGGTCTTCGAGCTCTTCCCCCACGCGGCGGGGGACTTGGCCGTTCTGAACTCTTCCAAAAGTTTCAAGTACCCGTCGAGCTTGTCGGAATAGTTTTCGACGTAGTCGTCGGAGTGCGGGATGAGCTTGGCAACGACCTGCAACTTTGCGTAGCGGTTGCTGTCTCCGCTGTAGTCGACGTAGGAAACGAGGGCGTCGGATATGCCTTCGATCTCTTTCAACACTTCGGGAGAGTCTGAAAACGTTTTTTGGATGCGCAAACGGTAGAAAGGCAGTTCCTGGGTTGGTTTTTCGTAAAAGGGGACTTGGGCACCCTCGTACTTGAGCGAACCCGGCTCTTGGACCGTTTCGTAGGTTTTCACCTCTCCGTTGATGTCTACGGTCACGGTTTCGAACCGGGGTAGCACCTTAGTTTTTACGGCACTTTGCGGGATGTAGGTATCGGGAGCGCCGGACACCATGTTCATGATTTCCGAAACCTCGGCAGGGGTGCTTCCCGGCGTGGCCGTGAGGCAGACCACCCACGTCGTTTCAGGGTCTCGGTAGTACTTGAGCGCAAACTGGCATTTTTCGTAGTCCAACTTCCGAGCGGCCTCTTTCGCAGGGACGTTAAACATTTGTTGCACCTCGTCCAAAACGAAGACGCAGTGCTGCATTTGGCGCCGCTCGTTCATTTGAATGTAGAGCCCTTCGTCGTCGAACGTGTTTTTCTTGACGCTGTCGTTCTCTTCGTCGAACACGGACTCGTCGTCCGACGATTGGGCCCCGGCATCTTCGTCCTCTTCGTCCTCGGCGAAGTCAACGTACTCCAACTTTTCTGTAGGGGGCGTGTAGGTGTACGTATTGTTTTCTCCTTGCGAGATGCCGACCGCGTTCAAAATCTCGAAAAACCTCTCGTGGACTTCGACGCTCCCGCTCTCCAAGGCCGTCTTGGTTCCATTTTTCAAGGTGACCAAGAAATCTTGGAGGGGGCCCAAGTACGACCTCTCGTACCTCTTTACCGCCGCAGCCGAATTGTCATCGTAGAGCTTCGACGTTCCGGTTCGAATCCGTTTGTCCCATTCTGCTTTCGACTTCGCCTTTTTCGGGTCGACCAAAGGAGTCTCCATCGGAAAAAGCCCGTCGGTGATGCTCTTGACGTAGTTCGTGACGTCTGAACCCGCTTTCAATTTCCGCACGAAGGACTTCACGGGGTCGGTGACGTTAGCCTTCATAAAAGTCGACAGAAACGCTTCCGTTTTTTTCTCGATGAGCTTCGACTCTTCCTCGATGACGCGGGTCTCTTGGGACTTGAAATACTTCCGGTCCACCGGCCAGACGACGGAGGCGAAATCGTACCCCACCATGCCGTAGGTCAGCAGGGCGCGGTTCGACTTTAAGCGGCGCGTGTTGAACTTCCTCAAGGCTTCTTTCGAGGCCGGGTCGGAGGCCACCTCGCTCTCCGAGCGAACGAACGAGTCCTTCAACCCTTGGTTGATCCGCTTCAAGATCTCTACGGCGACGAACGCCTCGTGGGACATCTCGGCGCGGTCGGCTTCCGGCATCTCGGCCCTTTGCGCTTCGTAAAACTCTTTGGAGAAGACGAACTGAGCGGCGTCGTTCTTTCGCCCGTTGTAGAAGCGCGTTTCAAACGTGCCGAAGAATTTGATGCACTCCTTGGCCAATTTCAGAATGTTGTTGTCCGTCATTTGGTTCTTCGCCGTTGAGACCAAGAAGATGCCCCACAAGAGCTCCTCGTCCGACCCCTCCCGCTTCCACGTCTGGTTCCAAAACGCGATCAAAATCAAGAGCCCGATGATCGTTTTCCCGCTTCCCGTGCCGTGCTTCACCAAGAGGCCGGACGTCTGGATGGCACCGGAAGCGCGGAGCTTGGCAAGGACGTAGACCGACTCTTGGTTCTTTTGGAGCTCCTTGGTCGCGCAAGGTTTCGTCTTCTCGGTGATCGCGGTTTTTGTCAACACCTCGTTGTGCATGTCTTTCGTGAACCGTTCACCCCCTTTCAACCGTGCTTCGAGGTCGCCAACGTTTTTGTCCAGCTCCTTCATGCGCTTCGAAATGTAGGCGGACGTCGCTGCATCCGAAATGTCGACTTTCTGCTTCAGCTTGACCCCCTGCAACTTGCGCGACTGTTGCAAAATGTACTCGTCGAACTTGGAGGCCTCGGACAGCTGCTTCTTCGCCATCTTGGCCAACTGTTTGCTCTCGTCGGTCGCCTTGCAAGAAAACGTCTTGCCTTTCTCGGAGAGCGCGAGAGTTTCCCCCGGTTTGCAGGGTTTGACGCAGACGTTGGTAAAAGTTTTGCCTTCCACCTCCAACGTGTCTTTGAACTCGTGACCCTCCTTCTCACGACATTTTGCTTTCTTTTCTTCCAACTCTTTCGCCTCCCTCTCTTCTTTCGACAGTTTAATCGGCTTGTTCAACTTTGCAGCTTCCGTCATTTTGCACGTGATTCCCTTTCCGGCCGGAGTCAAGCCCAACTCCTCCACGCCCTCTTTGCATTTTTTGACGCACACGTTGCTGAACGTTTTTTCCTCCACGGTGATGCTTTCGTGGAAGGATGAGTTGGGGTCGGTGCACTTGGCCCTCTTTTCGTCCTGCTCTTTTTTCTTCTTTTCTTCCGACGTGATGGGGAGAGCTTTTGGTTTTTCAACCGTGACGGAAGGAGGCTTCGGTTCAGCTTTTTTGGGAGAAGCAACGGTTGAAGGACCGGTTGTCTCAGGGGCCACAACCTTTTTCCCTTCCCAAATGTCAATTTCGTCCGGCGTCAAACAACGGGCCGTCATAGGTTCAAGCCCGTACAGAGTTTTTCCTTGTGCACATTGAGGTGCGCACACGTTCTTCCAGACGTACTTGTCGTGCGGTTTGAGGCGAAGTTCTTTCATGAAGGTTTTCCCTGCGGCACTGCAGTCCGTGCTCCGTTGGATGTCCACCTCCTTGTCGCCCTCCTCCTTCGAAAGACAAACGTTTGCACCGGAACGGTCCCTGTACAAACTTTTGTTCTCTTCGCAAGGCGCCGCACAAATGTTTTTGACGACGCCTTTTTTTGTTTGCAGAGACTGCTTCACCTCACCGGGGTTTGGACAATCACCCATTTATTTAACTAAACGGGTGATTAATTTTTTTTCATCGCTTTATTTTTGTCGATCAATGGTTTCTATTCGTCGAATCCTCGGTGGACTTTATACGCTTCAATGCTCTTTTGAAACAAAGTGTTGCAGTCGGTCGTTTTCAGGGCGCTTGTAGAATCGAGCAAGGAGGCGTCTTTGGTCAAAAAAGCTTTGATCGAGATGGTGACGACGTCCTTTCCACTGACATATGGGACTGGATTCTCCTCGAAAAAGGAAAAAAAAGAATCGGATTGTTTCGCATTTTTTTCGTACACGGTGAGAGCCTTTTTGGTCTCCTTTTGTACCTCGGCCAATTTTTCTTTGAGGAAGGCGAACTTTTCGTCTTCATACTTTTGACTCACACATCCGAATGATTTTTTGGTTTCCTCTAAAAATTCGTCGATCGCTCCACGTTTTTTTGCTCTAAACTTTTTGACAAAACGCGCGGCGAATACGTAGGGGTCCAATCGGGGGGAGCTGTCGGCAGATCCATCTTCAGAAACTGCTTTGGTCCCATCGAGGAAAAATATCATTGACTTTTGGAGATGGGCGACGAGATTGTTGATGATAGTATTTTTCTTGAAGCTCAAAAGGACAAGGACCAGGTTTTGCGTTGTACTGTCAAGTTCAAGTTCTTTGATTGAGTCCAAGTTAATTTCGACTTCGTCTTCGTCGGGACCAAGAGCAACATCAGCCTCATCACCGCCGAGTTCGTGACCTTCGTCACCTTCAAGTTCGGCGTCAAGATCGTCACCTCCAAGATCGTGATCTTCGTCTTCCTCAAGATCGTGGAATTCGTCTTCCTCAAGGTCGTGTCCTTCGTCTTCGTCAATGTCGTAGAATTCGTCTTCGCCTAGGTCGACGTCTTCGTCCCCTTCAAGGTCGGTTTCGTCACCAGTGGCTCCGCCGGTCAACGCCCGTGCTACCGGCCGTTCCTCTTCCGGTGTTACCTCTCCAGGCGGTACTTCTTCCGGTTCAGCCGTGACCAACGCGCTGTCGATCAAAGGATCCATCAACAATTTCGGGTTCCCTGTCCGAAACGCCTCGACACAGACCTTTCTTACGTCAGAATAAACGACACGCCCCGTCGCCCATCGTCGGATGAATTCGGGGACTTCGCCCATCACGAGGCATGGCGGCGGCTGCGAGACAACCTTTCTAAATAATTTTTCCTCCAACAAGTCCGAGAAGACGGAGAGGTACTTTTTCGCCTCCGCTAAACGGTCTTCCAAAAAGGTGCAAGAAACGGCGACCGGGGGGCGGCTTGGAGCCGTAATTTCCCGACACATGTAAATTGCCTTGTTCAACTGCGCACATTGCACGACCTGTCGGGCCGCCTTCTTCCGCTGAATGCTGACGATCGCGTCTAGGATGCCGTCGACAGCGGTCGTGTACTGCGTACAAAAGGCGTCGTAGGCCTTCAGCGTCACCTCCAACGGTTTGTAGAAGGGGTCGAACGACATGTCGACGGAAGGGTGGATCCTTTCGACGGGGGGAGTGTCCTTCGCGCGGGATGCGTAGGTCGCCGCCAACTCGGACACCTGGAGCCGCACGTCCTCCAAGTTCCGCTCAGCGCAAGAGCCCGGGTCGTCGTTGCCGAAGCAGAGCGTCTGAAATTTTTCTCGGATCGGGTCGTTCCTGTCCTCCCACGTTTCGCCAAGCTGCTGCACCACTTCGGCGACCCGGTTCAAGGTTTTCTGGTAAAAATCAAAAAAGCCTCGGTACTTGGTGTTCACGGCGCCCACCTCCTCCGCGGTCCAGTAAATCGGAGACAAGAAGTTTCGCACCACGGCGACGTCCTCGGTGATGTCGAAGTGGTAGAGCTCCGGGTCAGCTTCGGAAAAAAAGTTTTTGGTGTTGCTGATGGCCGCGGACGCCGTCTCCAACATGCGCACAATGCGCTTTTTGTTTCGTTCGTTCTTCGGAAGGTCCATGACCACGCCGAAAATAGCGGCCAAGTTCAGGTAGTGGACAGACACTTGCGCGTAGAACAATTTTTCCTCGGCCACGCTGTACTTGGCTCTAAAGAACATAAGTTCAGCGTCTCGCTGCATTTTGGCTTGGTCGAAAAAAATGCTTTGCTCCAAAAAAGTAATTGCTACGGCAAGACTTTCGAGAATCGCTTTGATGGTCAGCTCGTTGGCGTTGTGGGGGATCGTGCCGTACATTTTCAACACGCACAACGTTTTTCGCGGGGTCCACCAGATCGCATCGTTCTTCGTTGTCTTTTCCGAGAAAAGGGAGGTCAAATACTTCATAAAGGTCGTGTCGACGGAGTGGTCGTAGGCTTCCGTTTGCGTTTTCAGCTCTTGCATCAACTCCATCATCTTGCGGTTGTCCTCGTCCGTAAAACCGGTCTCGAACTTGTCGTCGGAGGAAGACGGGTCTTCGATTTCGTTCCCTTCCACCACCGTCCTCTTGTTCAAAAGGTTGAAATAGGCTGCCCTGTAAAGGGCGGCGTTGACTGGATTGGCTGAAACCAAGTACCGGAGTGCCTTCGATCTGTCGCCACTGAACTTGGTCTCGCTTTCTCGTTCGATTACACTCTGAAGGTTCCTAATTTGTTCCGTTTTGTTGAAGGCGTCGAAGACGACTCCTCCGAACGACCTTGGAAGGACCTCCACCGAGTACCCCAGAGGAGGGTTTTTCTTTTCGTCCCAAACGAAGCGGACCACCGACAGATCGGAGCCTCCCAACTTTACCTTTTTGAACTTGGCGAAGGCGGAAGCAAGGAAGATGGGGACATTTCGGGCAACATTTTTCGAAGAGGGTTCTTTGTCCCGACTCTTCGCGTCGAGCACTTTGGCTTGGAAGACGGAGAAAGGGGTCTCCTCCTCCAAAGGGACGAGGGGGAGGTAGAGGTTCACCTTTCGCTCCGCGTTCAAGGTGTTGATAGAGCGGTCGATCTGCTTGATCTCGTCCTTCATGCTTCGATCGTTCCTCGTGCGATCGTCGACCAAGAGGTTGCTCTTTAGGTTCAATATGTTGTAGGCCATGGTGTCCCTCTGCCACTGCAGGTCTTCGATCTTGGCGTCATCTTTCTTCTTCTCCTGCGAGAGGGCGCCCTCTTTCGTCAGAACGTATTCGTACCCTTTGGGCGGTTTTTGAAGAATGCCCTCGACATAAGGGGAGACGACGACGCGAATGCCCGGGTTAACGTCCGTCTCTTTGTAGTCGGTCTTTTCGTCGTCCTCCCGGTCCTCCTCTGTCTTCCGCATCCAAGAGGGCGTGAATCCGGGGTAACTGTAATCACTGTAAGAAAACAGCTCGTCCATCTTATACTTGTCTTCTTATTTTGTAAGACCGGACTTTTTTCTTTCGACCCGGGCGTTAAAAAACAAGAAGCGTCATTTTAATTATTTTTTTGCCGCTTTGGAAAAGAAGGAGTAGAGGCGGTCTTGGTCTTTGTTCAACTTTTGCTCCTTGGCCTTTTTCAGCAGTTCGACCGCGTCGTTGATCTCCTTTTGGCTCACCTCTCCGTCCCCGTCCGTATCGAGCGCCAGGTGGAGCTCTCGGTACCGTTTCGGCAGGACGCAGTAGGGGCTTTCTTCGTTAAATATGTATTGACTGAGCACGAAGAACGCGGCGGTGAGCATGATGGACATGTAGAGGTCCCGGGTGGCCATCCAGCAGACGGCGAAAATCAGCACCTCGCGGACAATGTAGTTGCGCATGAAGGCTTCCTGTGATTTGGAAAACTTGACTTGGATGTAACGCGACCCGATGTTCATCAAAAGCATGATAATCCCCGCAAACAACTTGGAGTTGTTGAGCGACTTCACCGCCTTGTTCAGCTCGACAAGCATCATTCCTGATCATAACGTCACATTATTTTGCGGCGCAAATCTCGATGCATTTTGCGGAAGCGCTCTTTGAAGGGGACGAAGGCGAGGGCGGTGTCGCGCAAGTTGTCGGAGTGCTGCTTCACCCCCTTGATCAGCATTTTCGCGCCTTCGTTGACGACCTTCATCGGTTCGGCGTCGACTTTGAAATGCACGGAGAAGGGTTCCGGACCGGGGGAGGCCGTCGGCCATCGCGCGGACGTCCAAAGGAGGGCGAAGAGGGCCACCGCGACCAAGAAGTGGGTGCAAGACTTGGCCATTTTCATTTTTATAAGAACAGGTGAAAATGTTCGTCGGCCTTCGACATCCTCCGACCGTTGAGTTTGATGCGTTTGTACCATTTATCGACGCCGCACACGTGCGCGAATAAGTAAACCGCGAGGATCGAAATACGGGCGCCGCGGCGCTCGGGCAGCGCCGGGCCCAAAAAGAGACCGACTTCTAGGACGGTAAACATTGCAGTTCGAACGATTCCCATGGGTTTCAGAAGGCCTTACCGCTACAAAAAATGTAAACTTTAAATTAAAACCGAAGAGGGCGCAAAAAAAATGGCGTACGAAAAATGTCGGCAGTTGAAGCTCGACATTCTTTCGCAAGGGTACTCGGCGGAGTGCCACCCGCCCGGTTTGATGCGTATTGTAGGGGACCTCTTCCAATTCGGGGACAAAGAGGCGGTCCACCGCGCCGAGGGGTACTCGAACGCCGAACAGATCGAGACCGCGCTGCAGGTCAAGGAGGTGATGAAGCGGAAGGCCTACAAGAGTTTGGTGCAGCCGGTGGTCAACGTGGTGAAAAACAAGGTGACCGCGATGCAGGTGCACCTCTACTTGTTGAAGAAGAGCGCCTCGGGTGCGGTCCCTGTGTACGACGGCTACGTGTTCTCCTACCCGACCGACACGCCGAAAAAGGGTCTTATTTTGACGCCAGTGCTCTTCGACGCAAGGGCCGGGAAGGCTTTAAACAAACTTACCCACTGCCTGTACGCTTCCCTTTTGAAGAAGGCCAAGGTGCTTTATTTGGACTACGGCAAGGCCACCGAGCTAAAGGACTATGCTATGAAAAACATGGGGTTCACAGAAAATGTAAACAAGGCGGGAAGGCTCGTCTTCGAGCGGAGCGGGGGCGGCCCGACGAGGAAAGAGGGGCAGGTGAAAGGGGGGAAGGTTGCATCAAAAAATAATACCAGAAAAGTACAAAGCGCCCGTCGAAACAAAAGATGGACAGAGTCGAAGAGTTGAACGACCGCCTCTACGACCGAAACGTGGCGGCGCCCCCGCCCGTCCTCTTTTCCCCGCGCCCCCTCCCCACCAAGTACCAAAAATTGCCCATTCTGGACGAGCAGCCCAAGTCGGTGGTGCCCATCGAGCGGCGGCGGGTGACCGGGTTCGTCCCCGGTTCAGCGGTCGGCCCGGCGGGGGGCTTCTCCGTGGACGCAGAGTCCGACCTGCGCAACATTCGTTTTGCCCTCCAAAGAGACCCCCGCGCAGTCTACGTTCCGGCTTCCGAGAGCAGCCTCTACGTCGCCTCCGACATCCCGCAAACGGGCCCCGCGCAAACCCATCCGCGTCTGTTCGCCCACGTGGTGGCCTCCCCCACGGTCTCGCCCGGGGCCGAAGGCACCCAACTATTCTACAACACCCGGCTCAGAAATCCGTCAAAGAATCGTGGGGCAGTATGACGCTTCGACAACCCCTGTAAATAATCCTCCCTACGGGCTCCAGGCCTGTGAAAAAGTCCGTGGCCTCCATAAATCCTAACCGTTTCAATTGATACATCGCCGCCCTCCCGCTTTCGTTTTTGGAGCTGTCCCCCTCGTACCACCCTTTCCGCGTCATCATGCAGTGCGCCACGAGGAAGGCCGCCATACCGTTCGTCCTCCGCATGGAATGGACGTAGCCCAAGCAGAGATCGTAGTTGCGTTGGAAGTACGCCACCTGCCCTTTCAAGATGGTGGCTTGGAAGCACAAGGAGCGGTCGGCCCACTTTACGGCCAACTGAAAACGGTTCGACAAGTAGTAGTTGTCGGCGATCCGGTACGCAATGTGGGACTTGTCGATGTTGCACTTCGCGTCGTTCCAACACTTGACCAGCTTCTCCGTCGACTTTTTGTAGTCCTTCTCCTCGGCCAAAATACAGGCCAACAAGTAGGACCCGTCGGTGTTCCATTGGTAGTCCGCTTTGGACGCCCACAGTTTCGCCTCCTCCATGTTCTGGAGGCTGTACAGGGCGTTGGCGTAGATGACCATGGAGGGGACGTGCCCAAAAGAGGCGGCCTCCTGGTATTTCCCCACATCGTGCAAAAATTTGGAGTAAACGCCGCGGGTCGCCTGGAATTTGATCGGGTCTTTCGGGAACCTCTTGCGAAAGGTTTCGAACACCGTCTTTTCTACCCTGCTCAAAAACGCGACGTTGTAATTGTGAAACGGCGCTCTTGTGAAGGGACAGAGGTGCTTTGACGAGTCGGACGACCCCAGAATGGAGACCAGGGTGGCTATGGAATAAATCCGATCGTAGAGCTTGACCGGGAAATCAATAATGTCGTACGTAATTGGGTCGAAACAAACTTCTTGCATGAGCTCGTTGAGCTCGTCGTCCTTCGACATCTCGGCAGTCATGTTAACAAAACCCTTTTTGTTTTTCTTTGGAGATGATGTAATTTTTTTTTCAGAAAAAAAGTTTTTGAAAAAAAATAAAAAAGTTTTAGAAAAAAAAAGTTTTTGAAAAATAAAAATAAAAAAAGTTTTAGAAAAAAAAAGTTTTTGAAAAATAAAAATAAAAAAAGTTTTGAAAAAAAAATAAAAAAAGTTTTTCCAAAAAAGAAACTGTAATCTTTCAGGGCCAACGCATGGAACGAGAAGATCTCAAATTCTTCCAGGATCTGGCCTACTTTGAGTCGCTCGAGCAAGACAAGGAGAAGGCTGCTCTGCGAATGGAAGAAAAGAAAAACAAAGAGTTCAAGGCGACCCTTGAAGGCACTGCTGTTGTCGTGACCGAGGAAACCACAGGAGAGACCCCGAAAGTAGATCCGGAGTTTGTTCGTCGAAAACGCGTGGAAGTTTTTTCGGCTCGAAAATCTGAAACTTTGGGGTGAACCCGGTCATCCCGTCGCGGCACCTTTTTTTCCGCACGGCACAGCACTCGCCTTTGAAACGACGACAGTACCCCGTGGAAAAACAAACGGGTTTGAAATTGGCGCACTCGGAACAGGCGTACATTGATGTAAAGGGGCATTATTTTGTTCGGGAGCCCCTCCTTCGTCGAACCAGAAGGCCTCCCTTCTCTGTAAGGACCTAGCCTCGACAATAATAACACGGCCCGTGGCAAAGAGCAAAGTCAAATTCGAAGATATCGTTTTCAGGGGACATCATCCGAGAGCTTTTATGAGGGGGCTCTATTTTTTTCCGTCATGCTTCGTATAAAATAAACATAACTAGGTTGGTTGCCCATTTCGCTAATGCTACAGAAACAAACATAAAAACGGTCGCGACCCAAACCCAAAAAACTGCCCTGTCGAGCATCCTGTCCCTGTAAACAAGCACACCTCCAGTGAGGTCCTGGAAAGCATACCCTGCACCACACGACCCCATCAAAAGGGGCCTTTAGGTCCAAAAAAAGATCAAACACTACAGGGCGCAGAGCGCTTCCAACGAGTAAGCTGCAGGGCGCGGGTGAATCAGCCTCCCCTTCGCGCCTTCTAGTTTTACGTGAAATGTGTGTTGTTGAGTCACGTAAAAGTACAACAGCGTGGCGTACCCAACAAACAAGATCAGAACCATCCCAACCCATGTTATCGCAGTGAGCATGTGCAACGGTAATCTGTTCTCATAAGCTCCTAGAGGCCTGTGCCTTTCGTACAATGCCCTCGACGCCCCTACCGACCCCATCGTTTCGTGTTGTTCCGGAACAAAAAACAAAAAAAGGAACATTGATAAAAATTCAAAAAAAAATGATAAAAAAAAGAAGTTACATAAAAACGTAAACACAAAAAAAGCAACCATTTGCAAACATGCCGCCCAAGTTCAAACACTTGATCTTTTCTGGAGGAGGACCAAACGGAATTTTGCAAATAGGCGTTGCACACGAGGCACTCAATATCGGGTGTATCGACTACGAGACGCTCGAATCCGTGTGCGGAGCTTCTGCAGGAGCTATTATGGCAGTCGTTTTCGGCCTCAAGTTGCCGCTCGATGAGTGCGTGGAATACATTATCAAACGGCCTTGGAACAAGTTTGCTGAAGTGCAGTATGACAAGATCAACACGATAGGGGGGCTTTTGCCCTGCGACAAGGTTGGGGAAGGGGTGCTCCCCCTCCTGTTGGCCAACGGCATCCCGCCCGGAATCACATTTCGCGAAGCGTTTGAGAGGACGGGGATCGACATCATCATGATCGGAACCGAAATTTCATCCTTCGACATGGTCATTTTCGACAAAACCAACTTTCCGGACATGCCCCTCATCAAAGCCTTGTCCCTTTCTTCCGCCCTCCCCGTCATGTTCGCACCCGGGGAGTACAACGGAAAATGGTACATCGACGGGGGGATGAGCGTGAACTTTCCGTTCAACCTCCGTTACGAAGCCATTGGATCCGCCGAAGAAATTCTCGCCATCAACATGATTGGCAACGTGGATGAGTACAAACCTCCGGCGTCGATGATGGACAGTCTTATCTACGTCTTCAACCAGATTATTTTGCGCCTCATCCGCCACTCGGAGAACCACGAAAATGCCCTCAAACTGTGCCCTCATTACATCCCCGTGAAAGTGAAGAGCATGAGCGACCCGAAACTGTGGAGCGAGTGCATCTTTACGGAGGAGGGGAGACAGGGGTTGATCGACAAGGGGAGGGCTATCGCCCAAGAAAAGTTTGGCGTTGAAACCGAGCAAACGGAAACAAAGGTCGAAATAAGTTCAGCAAGTAGCTAGACCGTGTTCTGAAAAAGGGGCGATGACCAACAAATAAACAGCGTAAGCCAACATGGTAAGGTTAATCATCCAGCACCAGAGAGACCCCGCCGTTCGGTGCTTACTGAACGAGTAGTATGTCACGGCGAACAAGGTGATAGCAACGAAGGCCGTGAGGTAGTCCCTGTTGTAAACAAAACTGAACAACAAGAAGAACAACCACAGCAACCGTTCGGGCCAACTAACAGGCACCCATTTCCAATGAAGGTGCCCGTTGGGAGCCTTTTTCGTCTCTATTTGAGTAACGTCGTATTTTGTGCAGAGGTAAACAACAAAAGCACTGTACAAGGTGAGCATACCGTTTCGAACTGTGTTATTTTTTACCAAAAACAATGACGCCGCAGGTTGCAACCCGAGAAGAGATTGACCTACGAAAGACCAGACCTTATTTTTGAAGGGGTTCCCCAAATTACGCCACAGAAAAAACTCGACCAATTGCATCGATATGAACGATGCTAAAAAGATGTAGTTGACCACTTCAGAACCGAATCTTTTGTAGGGGCTGTACTTGTTGTTGTAGACCATCAAGCCGAGCATAACCGCGCTAAAAATAAAACTGTTGATCGAAACGTATTGGTTCCAGCACATAAGTAAAGGTCCGAATTATTTTACCAGGAGTCGAAAAAAAGCCGTTGAAAAAAAAATGGGAATCGGTAAAAAAAAGAGCACCTTGATAAAAAAAGAAAAAAAAACACAAAAGTGGTCGAAGATGAACTTTGACAAGTTCACGTCGGCCATCTTCGACGGTGCGGCCGAGAAGAGGCAGTTCGGAGATGAGTACAAAATTTACGAACTGACGATCGCCGAAGTGCGGCGGTTGGCCGAAAAGTTGCAAACTCCGTCGTGCCAAACCGAACTGTGCGAGGAGCGGGTCGAAGGCATCAAGGCCTCGCACGACGTGAACCCGCGTTTTTTTCAACACAAGACGACCATCGTGACGGCGGCCGTGGTGTGCGCTGAGACCCTTTACTTGGTCGACGGACAGCATCGCCTCCAATTCCTCCTCTCCCACGGAGACGAGGTTTCGCCGCGCACCACCTTTCAAGTCGTGGTCTACAACATCCACAGCGACGACGAAATGCGGGAGTTGTTCAAAGACCTGAACCGCGATTCGTACAAGAACATGGAGTACATCAACCTCGGCATCGACGAGCAGCGTTTGGACGCCGAGGTTTTTGAACTGTTCGACCGAAAATACGGAAAGTATTTCGCTCGAACAAAGAAGAAGGAGGCGAGGCTCTACACGGTCAAAGGGTTCGTGCAGTCGCTCCCGCGAACGTTTTTCGAACAACGCAGCACGGCCGAAGAGATTGTCGGTCGGGTCGAGGCGATGAACCACCTCTTCCTCCAAAAGATCGACATCACGAGCCTCTTCGCCGACGAGACGGACACGGTGCAGAAGGGGCAAATCGTCTTCCCGCTCCTCTTTTGCAACTTTTTAGACTTTTTGGACTACCCCGACGACGTCGTCCCTTACTACCAAGGGCCCCGGCAGCGGAAGGCCATCTCGAAACCGTTGCGCACCAAAGTGTGGCAAAAGGAGTTCGGGACCTCGACGGTGCGCGAGAAGTGCCCGTTGTGCAAGGAGATCGACCTCCACCTCAACGAGCCGAAAGGGTTCGACTGCGGCCACATCATTTCGCACCACAACGGGGGGGAGACGGAGCTGGACAACCTTCGGCCCATCTGCGCCATCTGCAACAGCAAAATGCGGATCCAGAACTGGGACGCGTACGTGGCGAAGATGGCGAAAAAGTTTACCGGCCGTAAGGTTCAATCGTCGCTCATGGGGTTCCTACGAGCTGGGGCAACCAATTTCTAAGCAGGGGCGGTACGGGTCGGCCTCGATGGTGCTTTGGTTCCACGGGCCCGTGTTGCTGCGGGGGTTGACCGGCTCGGAGCGGACCTGGAGGTTGGCGTTCTTCAGCGTGTTGCCCACGGTGTTGATGCCGATGATTTGGTTCGGGTTGAGGAGGGTCACGTTTTTCAAGGCGCCGTCGCCGGACACGTTGGTCGACCAGCCGGAGTTGGTGTCTTTGGGGAGGAGGGACTCGGGGGAGTCGCGGACCCGGGCGTTGTTGCCGGAGGTTTGGAGGCCGTCCGCCGGGGCGGGGGACGAAAAGATCCCCACGGGGTCCCCGCCGAGCGTGTTGCCGGAGGCGCCGACCGTCATGCCCACGATCGTTTTTGAGGAGTTGTACTTGTACAAAAAGACAACGACGAAAAAAACCGCGACAAGAAGAAGAACCTTCTGGGTATTGGCGTCCATCGATTATATATTTTGCGCAAATATAAAAATTTTACGGCTTCGAATTTAACGTTCCTTTTAATTGTTCGACTTCGCGCTTGGTGGCCAAAACCTCCTCCTCTAGGCGCTTGGCCCTTTCGACCGCTTGGAGGTAGGAGGCCTCCGCGGCGGCTTTTGCCCGGGCCGCCTCCTCTGCCCTCGCCAGTTCCTCCGCCGAAGGCCCTGCCGGAGGCTCAGCAGGTTCGTCCAACGCGTTTTGGGGTTCCCGTCCCTCCTCTTTGAGGGCAGACCCCCTTTCCGTAGGGTCAGACTGCTCCTTCTTGGCCGGTTCCTCCTCCGCCAATTCGAACGTCGGGCGGATCAAGCACTGTTTGAACGTGTTGACCTTCTGAAGCACCATAATCTGCTTCACCGCGACGACGATGCTGAAACTGCGCGACGTGAACTTGATGCCTTGAAAGTCCAAGATCGTGATAATGTCGGCGTCGCTGCGGACGTCGTCGAGCGTGAGCGGGTTCTCGCTCGAGTCGAAGACTTGCGGGAGCGAGGGGAACCGCGCCCTCCCCATTTGGACGTAGGCGCGGAGGACGAACTGGCCCCCCTTGAACGCCGTCATCGCCTGTTTGAACGAGCTCTGGATGTCGTCCAACTCCATGTCGTCCGTGAACCAGGACGACCGCTTATCGTAGATGAGCTGCTGCAGACGCTCTTCCAGAGAGAACGTCCAGTCGACGATGGCGCCGTTCACGTTGCTGAAGACGAGGTCGACGTACTTTTTGTTGGAGGAGGGGACCGAGACGACCCCTTCGCGGGTTCGGCACCTAGGGGAGTACACGTACAGAGAATCTTCGGCCTGGCTGTAAATGATCTTCGTGTAGAACCCGCCCGTGTGGGTGGCGACGGGCATGGTTAGCTGCACCTTGCTGAAATCAAAATCATGGTTCGGCACGTGGATCATGGTTCAAATTAGGGTTTCGGATCGACCGATTTCTCGCGTGTATGGAATTAGAGGGCAAAAACTTTATTTCCTTTTTCCCAGCCTTGCAAGTAAAAAAATCGCGCGTTTGCGCCTACCTTTGTTTTTTGCGCCCCCTTATGTACGGGAAAAGGGGTTACACCGACCTTTTTTTCCATTATTCTGAACAAAAAATGATGTCGGTCTTGAAGGAGTACGTTCAGCGCGAACACTTTCGGCAAGAGTTGAAGGACGCGTTGAGCCCGGTGCTCACGCTCATGGCCGACGAGTCCCGCCCCTATTTCACCTACGCGCTGATTTTCGTGGCCGCGCACTTCATTTTGTTGGGCTGCATATGTTTCCATTTGGTCAATTTAAAAAAATATGCGCTAAAAATATATGAAAAGTAAAAAGCAACGCGGCGGGAGTGTTGGAACCCTAGAAAGCCTAGCCCTTCCGGGGATGTTCCTGGCCTTGAGGAAGTGGTGGTCGTCGCGGACGGCCAAGACGCAGACCGGCGGTGGGAAAGGCTCCCGCAAGGGCGGGGCCGAAAAAAAGGGCACCCGGCGCCGAAGGCGTTAAGTCCGGTTGCCCCCTCGCGTTGAAATCATGTTTTTTTCTTCTTCCGAGAGACAGAGGCAGCCGTTGCTGGTGCTGTAGAGGTTGTTCAGGCTGGAACAACACTCCGCTTTGGCGGGGACTTTCCCGAAGGCGAACGTGGTCAACCCCTCCCTGTAGCCCGAGGTGCAGCCGAACACCAAAGAAAGGAACACGATAAAGGCCAACCAGGCTACCAACAACAAAAATACGGCCTTGTCGCTTAAGGTGCAGGTCGACGTAGAGGGCATTCTATACCACCCCTTTTGATTTTTATTTGCAACATTCTCAGTCCACGTGGCGCAATGGATAGCGCGTTCGACTTCTAATCGGAAGGTTGCGGGTTCGAGTCCCGCCGTGGATTAATTTAAAAAAACAAGAAAGAAAACACACATTTTTTCTAAAAAAAAGTATTTGCAAAGGGATATACATAAAAAGAGAAACATGGAATCCGGACGAATGATGGTGGTGCATTCTGCAATCATCGCGGTGGTGCTCTACTTTGTGATGACCCTCGTGCTCAAGCAAAAAGAGTCGGTGGCCGAGAACCGGAGCATTCTGATTGGAGCCTTGGTGTTGGCCTACATGATCTTGTTCGGGCACGGGCTTCCCACCTCGGTCAACAAAGGGCTTTTCTAATAAAAAAGTGCAAAATATTGGAATATAGAAAGATTACTTCGAACTTGAACTAATCTTTTTTTGAGCACCATGAAAGACGTCCTCATCTCGTTTTTGAAGGATTTTGAAGAGAACAAGGGGGACCCCAAAACGGTGGTGTGTGCCTATGTCTACGGTCCGGCCGGGTGTGGGAAGACGACCTTCGTGCGCAACGTGTTGGAAGAGAACGGCTACGACCCCGTCATGTACAACGCAGGGGACACGCGGAACAAAAACATTATCGACTCCATGACCACCTTGAACATGGCTTCGACCAACGTGCTCAGCTCGTTCTTCAAAGGTCCCAAGCAACGGAAGAAGATCGCCGTCGTTCTGGACGAAATCGAAGGCATGAACATCGGCGACAAGAGCGCCTTGAACGCGCTCATCAAACTGGTGCGCCCCAAGCGCTCCAACAAACCGGCGAAGACCGAGCTTACGTCCACCCCCATCATCTGCATCGGCAACGACCACGTCGACAAGAAGATCGGCGAGTTGATGAAGTGCTCCGTCGTCCTGCGCCTCCCGCCGCCCTCCGAGGCCCTCATGCATTCCGTCGCCGAGCGAAGGCTGCACGACGCAGCCGCCGTCGACCTCGTGGTCTCCTTCTCCGAAAGGGACTTAAAGAAGCTCGGCAACATCTGCTCCGTGGTCGAGCGGCACGGAGTGGACGTCCTCCGACGGCTCGAGCGGAAACCCTCCAACTTGTCGGCCAAGACGGTGGTCCAAGACCTGCTGTCGAACCCGCCGCAGACGATGCGTGAGCACGGGGCGCTCAACGAAGGCGACCGCACCGTCGTCGCCATGATTTGGCACGAAAATGTGGCGGACGTGTTGACCGACGCCGGGGTCTACCACCGGATCCTCGACAACCTTTGTTTCGCCGACTACCTCGACCGCTTCACCTTTCAAAAACAGACGTGGCAGGTGAACGAGCTCACCTCCATCCTCAAAACCTTTTACGTGGGCACCATGCTGCCGCCGCAGCCTCCGAAAAAGGGGGACCCGGAAGACCTCCGGTTCACGAAAATTTTGACCAAATACTCGACCGAGTACAACAACGCCGTCTTCTTGCAGCACGTCTGCTCCCTTCTCGGGATGGACAAAAAGGACACGTTCTCTGAAATCTCCCACCTCCGAAAGACCATGACGGTGCCGCAAATTGTCCGGCATTACGACGTCGAAGGCATCACGGAGGTGGAGATCAACAGGGTGTTGCGCTTTCAAACTATGTAAAGGGAATTTTATTTCGGAGGGTCGCAGATACGGCTTCCTTCGTGACACGTGTATCCTTTTAATTCAAGCTGTCTTGTTTGAATTTTATAAATTTGTTTGTCTACCGTGTCTCGAACTATATCATGTCTCTTTTGGACCAATGTATTTTTTTCATTTCGGGACTTCTTGTTGTAATCTAATTCAAATTTGTAACGGTCTACCACCTCTTTCTGGAGTCTTGCCATAAATTCCTCCTTATTTTCGTTTGGTCTTTGTCGAAGATCTGGTTCCTGATAAATAAATGGTTCTTCGCCAGAAATTTCCGGGTCGGCTGCTGTTTCGGCCTTCGTGGCAGCGACAGATTCGGCCTTCGTTGCTGCCGCAGTTTCGGCCATTGGTGCCGTATTTTGGATCATGTCAGCAATCTCGACCGGAGGTTTTTGACTCCGGTTGTAGAGGAAGTAAAGAGCTATTCCGGCAGCAGCGGCGGCCGCAATCTTGCCTTTGTGCCGCATCGTTTTCTTGTAGGCTGCGTCGGCGATCTCGCGCCACGTTCGCCCGTACAACCGCTCCTTGGTGTCAAGCTTCGACTTTGCCCCCCTTGAGACAGTCCCACCTTTTCTTGCCCTTCTCGTTTGACGCACACTCCTCTTCATGTAAAGTAGAATCAGAAAATGTCGCCGTGAATGCGGGAGCACACCTGAGAACTTCAAATGGAGAGTTGCACAAGTAGAAACCGCATTCCTAAGGCGTCCAACACTTCAACATCGTCACAATCTCCGAGGTTGAAATAAAACGTTTTTTGCTTTATACTAATCGCTTTTGGGGGTAAAAACGTCATTCTTTGCCTTCTTCGTCCTTTCCCTCATGTTTTACATCGTCGTCGATCTCGCCTTTGGACTCGCCTTTGCCTTTGGACTCACCTTTGCCTTTGTTCTTGACCTCGTCCTTACGAGTTTTGTTCAAGTAGAAAGCCGCCGCACCAAGCTGGGCTAATTTTGACACTGTCGTGAATTTATGAGCCAATTGTTCCCATTGTTCTTCCTCCAACCTCTCCTTTTCTTCGGCGGCGGCGACCAAGTCTGCGTGGTACTTACGAAGATCTTGAACCCCGTAGAGTTTGGACATTGCATTGTTGTAATCGTCATCTATCTCCGCGGCGGTTCTCAACGTTTTAGCGGGTTCTACCTTTACGGGATAATCTACCTGTCGTGGTTTCGTTTCAGTGATTTTTTGTTGCAAATTTTTCGCGAGTTCAGGATCTTGAAGTTTTTTAATATAATTCATTTGAGCTTTTCTTACCATCGCTATGGTTTGCCCATCATTGAAAGCTGTTTTTTTTGCATTCTCTTGAATCGGCACCGCGTCTGTGACGATCGTTTCGACGGTTTGAGGAGCGGCGGTCCCTCGGTCGTACATGTAGTAGAGGGCCAAACCAGCGGCAGCGGCGGCCGCAATCTTGCCTTTGTGCCGCATCGTTTTCTTGTAGGCCGCGTCGGCGATTTCGCGCCACGTTTGCCCGTACAACCTTTCCTTCAGGTCAAGCCCCGACTTTGCCCCTCTTGAGACCGTCCCGCCTCTTCTTGACCTTCTCGTCTGTCGCACACGCCTCTTCATGTATTGTAGAATCAGAAAATGTGGCCGTGAAAAGGGAGCACACCAAGAACTCCAAGTGGAAGATGGGGCGGTAGTTGCACGAATGGCACTGCATACAGTAAACGATTTCGCGGGTGAGCTTTTCCATCCGGGACGGTTGAACTTTCGGCAACACCCGCTTGGTGAGCTCCCAAAACACGTCGTCCACGTTTTGGTTCACCATCATTACTTTGTAGAGGTCTTCGCGCGTGTCCCCGATCCGCAAAGGAGGGGAGCTCCGGACGACGAGCTCTTCCGCGAAAACCTCTGCCGCTGTTTTGGAGGGGGCTTGGGCGCCGAGCAAACGGAGATCCTTCAGGTTGGACCACTTCGCATTCGGCCCCAACTTCACGGAGAGCCGTTCTCCCACCTCCGCCACGCCCGGTTTCGGGACGGCGACCGTTCGGCAGCGTTTCGTTAGGGAGGCGGGGAGGAAGGACACGGCTTCAGTGAGCAGGATAAACTTAATCCCGGGTTGCATAAAACTGTAAAAAATTTCGAGCAGCTCCGGGTGCACAAGGTGGAAGTTGGTGCACAAGACAACACCGTCGTTGTTGGGAAACTTGGCGTCGATCATCTCCGTGATGTGGGCGAACACCTCGTAAAAGTTGGTCCTCGCGTTGCAGCCGAGGAGTTCGGCGTCGACCTCGTAGTGGACGTCGCTCACCTTGACCAACACCTCCCCTCCGGTGCTCGTCGCCACGTTCACCCTCTTTTCGTATTTGAGCTTGGTTTTGCTGTACGTCGCCAAGATCCGCAGCGCAAGGGTGTACTTGCCGGACCCGGAAGGCCCGTACAGGATCAAGTTTTCAAACTTTTTCAGCAGCTTCGGGACCCGGGGGAGCTGGTGCAGCGCCTCCGTTTCTTCGTTGAAATGGAGGTATTCTTCGAACCGCATCGTGCTGCGTTTTCGCCGTTTGGTTGCCTTAGAAACCCCGCCCCGTGTTTGAATTTCTTTTTTTTATATGTGGATAAATGCAGAGTCCGGGGAAAAAAAAGAGTACCTCATGAACCCGTGGATTATGGCGGTCACCGTTGTGGCCGTCGCCGCCTACTTTTACTACACCTCCGACACCTTCCAACTCAAGTGCGTGATCGCCCGAAGCAACGGGAAAACGTACTGCGTTCGAGACACGAAGAACATCTTGCAGAGCGCCGATCTCTTGGCGTCGGCGGTGGAGAAAATGCAGCGCCTCGTGGACCATTTGAAGGGGACGGCCGGGGACGACCCGCGGGTGAAACGGTTGGTGGCGAACTTCAACCCTTCCAGAATCGTCGAAACGTTGCCCACGAGTGAGCACACCGCGTACAGCGAGGACAAGGGGCGGAAACTCGCCTTTTGCCTCCGAAAAGAAAAGGGCGGGACGAAACTGATCGACGAGAACACGCTCATGTTCGTGGCGCTGCACGAACTCTCCCACCTGTGCACAGAGTCTGTCGGTCACGAAAAGGATTTTTGGAAAAACTTTCAGTTCTTGTTGAAAAATGCCAACCGCATCGGCATTTACGAACCGGTAGATTACGCCAAAGCAGGGCAACCCTACTGCGGCATGACCATTTCCGACAACCCGCTCTACGACATGAAATAATCCATTTTTCTGCGAAAAAATAATGGAAATCGCCAGGGTTTATAAAAAAATGAAATTAAACAATGAAATTAATAAAATTTTATTAAAAATGAAAATGTAAAAAAAAGTATTTTGTGTTCGTTCAAAACTCTGCAAAACACTTTTTCAGAAAAGAAGAAAAAAGGACCCGATGGAGAATACCGATGAAGAGCTGAGCATCCGCTTTTTCTTCAGATGTTACCACGGGGACTGGTACAGGGCGTTGAAGGTTCTCACTGAACTAGGGACCGACAAGAACGCGGAAAGGGTAGTCAACGAAGTTCGTTGGGGGATAAAACCGCCTATTTGGCTCGTAGCCGAATGCAGCAACATGTTACTTTTTGACCTAGACGACGTCTTGCCGAAGACCATTCGCGATCTGCTTCACGGGCTATTACGGTTAAATGTGTCCCAATTCAACTCGATGGGGAAACACATTTTGACCTCACAAAATGTCCTCGAAAAACCTTGCGTTCTTCGCGAACTCCTCTCCCTTGACGTGGGCAACACCAAAAAAATCCGGACCGACGCCTTCCTCGCTTCCTTTTTTCAACTGGAAAACCACGCCACGCGTATCCTCGCGGCCGGTTCGGTAACCCCCGACATGAGGGTTGAAACCCTGTACGGTTACAACGTGGCCCACGTCGCCGTGCAAAACCATTGGTACGAAATATTGTCATCGGTGTGCAAAGAACACCCTGACTTGATCGAACGAAAGTCCTTCTCCTACAAGGAGACGCCGCTCCACCTTGCCATCAAATTTAACGACATTGAAGCGGTTCGGATACTCCTCGACGCTGGAGCAAACATTAACTCTAGCAACATCCGTTTCGACACTGCGCTTACTTTGGCTATAAAATCAAAAAACGAAGCGGTGTGCGCTTTCATCATACAACGCGGACCCGACCCCTTTCACACCAACCTCTACGATCATACATTGATGCACTTTGCCTTTTCGGAAGGGATGATTTCGGTAGTGCGGTGGTTGCTAGAGCAAGGGGTTCGTTTGAACGACCGGTCGCACCACGGCCAAACCCCTCTCGACATGTTTCTAGAAAAGGGCCCTTTCCAAGACCTAACCTTCCTTTCGGAAACCACTCGTTTGGGCGCAACGTTCAATCTAAAACTGTTCGTCATAAAATACGAAAACTTTTGGCCGAACTTCAAGGGATGCTTTCTAACTGTGTTGCGAAGAGCGTCGGACCTTAATTTGAAAGAACGCTGGTGGGAGAATTTGAGCGACCGCACCCGGACGGAACTCCTTCGTTGGTACAAGGACGCTGAACGGTCGGAGGCCGTTTTCATGGACGTTCAACCCGACCTGGTAAACCTTCTAGGGGCCGACGTAACGTGGAACGTAGGACTTTTTCTTCTTGAAAAAGTTACCCTATTGGAGGCAGTGTCTACGTGTCTCGGAGACGCATGTACAAGACCCCCAGGTCGTTTTGGAGAATTCGCTCCGCTGCGGACCCTTTAGCTTCGTGCAGCAAATAGGCCCCCTTCGTGTTGTAGAGGACGACCTTCAACTGAGCGTCCTGCTCGAGGCGCGTCCGGGTGGCGATGGAGAGGGCAGTGCCGCGCATTTTTACCCACATGTCTATGTCAACACGCAAATCTCCCCGGGCCCTCTCTACACCCTCCGAAATGCGTTTGGCTTCCCCGGGAGAGATCCGCCCTATCTGGCCGCCCTTTCGGAACTCCGAAGCGAAAGCTGCCGCTTTTTCGTGAGGGTACCCAGCGTAAAAAAATTTGAGATAGTGGTAGAAGTGTTCCGCGCTGGGGAACACTTCTCCGTGGTGATTTGTTACTTCGAAAGGGGTAAAAGGGGAGAGGACTGAGACGGGGTTAGGAGCGCGACCGGGAGCCATGACCATCGGGTTTGACCCATGGGAAAACTCTACAATTTTAAGGCTCATCTTCTTTTTTTTGAAAAACTTTTGAAGAAAATTTTTATTTTTAGAAAAACTTTTTGGGAAAACTTTTTTGGGAAAAAATAATTATTTGAAAAAAAAATCAAAAGTCTAGAAAACTTTGGACAAACCGAAAGATGGAAAAGAAACACGAGGAAGACCGAATCTTAATGAAAAAGAAATTGTGCGCTCAGACAGATGATCTTCCGGTCTTGAAAACTCTTCCCCCTGTCTCCACGGACGAAGGTGGTCAACTGTTAAATATGTGCGCCATTTACAATTGCTGGAAGGTGGCCGATTACCTCCTTGCGCAAGGACTTGACGTAGAAGAGACTTCCGTCAGCCAGTCAACTTACCTGCACACTTCCGTCTCGTTGAACAACTTCGAGGTTGCCGAAGTCTTCCTCCGATACAAGGCGAACATTTTAGCGTGGGACAGTTGGGACTACAGCCCTCTCTCGACCGCGGCGGCACAGTCCAACTTGCCGATGATGCATTTGTTGTTAAGATACATTCACATTTTTGGCGACACGGTGTACCCATGCCCTTTCAGTGTCCCTTTAATGAAGGAGAACTATGAAGAGGTTTGCGACACGCTTTTCGAGGGAGGGGTACGAAGTTTCAGAACTAAGATCTCGTACTACCCAGGCAAACGAGTGCCCAACGACCCCTTCGATTTCTACTCTCCCGGCGCTGCGCGATATTGGGAGAGGACACTACTTCAGATCGAGTTCGAGGACTCTGGATCCCCCTACGAACTATACACTCTCCCCGCAGGGCCTTTGAAACGATGGTTTCCCTTTCGAAACAAGATGTTTCAATGGGACTTGGCGAAACTTTGCATGAACGAAGAAGCGGCGTACAGCGCCCTCTTTTTTCGGCCGGGAAAAGGGGCCCACACAGCCTTCGTTTCTTACGAAGGCCCGATTTCCGAAACGATTGTCCGGTTTCTGGTCCTCCCTACCGCGAAAAAAAGGAGCGAGATGCGGGATACGTTGGCCTTTTCAGGCATGGGTTTAACAAGGAAACAAGCCAAGTACAGGCATTTGGTGCTTACCAACATCAAAAGAGAATCATGAGAATCACGAACGCACAAAGCAACACAAACGGGAGAGCGTGTTTCATTTTTATAAAAAAAAAGATTTGTGTTTTATAAAAAAATATTTAAATTTTTATAAAAAAACTTTTTTTTATAAAAATGTGTGCGTCAAAATTTTTTTTCGTCAATTTACAGTAGTTAGAAAAAAAGAAGGCCTCTTCAAAAAAACGTTTTGTACAAGAAGATGGAGATAAAGACATCCCTTCTAATGTCTTTGCATAGTTGGTTTAAATAAATCATACTTTTGATAAACTTATCTGTTACAACGAAAAATGAGCTTGGTCAATGAATCAGTCTTGTCTCTCTCTTTGTTTTTCTTTACCACATACTCTGCCTTTACGGTCGTAGAGCTCCTGTTTCACAAGTACATGTCGCCACCCTTTGTCCCGTTACCTTACTTTTTTGAAACGGACGAAGAGAACATGAAGGCCTACGTTGTCAAAGAGGCAGACTTTCAGTTACAAAGCAACGACTCTGCCAACGATTGCTTCCCGGTCGCTGCGTGTACGCTTCCCATATTTGCCTTATTCTGCACATTTTACTTCGTTTTTAAAGATATCGTGCGTCTTCGTGTCGCCGCACTCCTGTTAGTGTGGTCGTTGTTTGTACTTTTCCTCGTGTGGAACACCTTCCGCAGTACGGTACCATTCTTTGAGGACAACTCGGTATGCAGCATCTTTGATGTACCGGAAGGCTTTATTGACGAAGGGAATGCCTACATCCATTCGACCCTCTCCAACATCAGAGGACACCCGTATTATAGATGGCCTGAAAACGGTGTTTGGAACTACGATTCGCCCCGTGTAGACTACATAATCGGATCCTCCCATGAAATGCCGTTGGAGCACTAAGAGGTCGGGGGGAAAAATCAAAAAAAAGTGGACTAGAATAAGAGTACAACCCCCATCAATATGAACATCCAAACGTTGGCCCCTCCGCACGAAAGGGACGCCTTGATCGAGTTCGACGAACCGACCCACGTCTACCGTATCCAAGGTCAAAGCGATCTTGTGTCCGTCACTACCTTCGTAGGGAAGCTCTTCCCTCCCTTCGACGCCGACGCCGTGATTGAAAAAATGGTCAAGAGCAAAAACTGGCCGAAAAGCAAGTACTTTGGCATGAGTCCAGAGGAGATCAAGGCAACCTGGCAAGGGTCGGCCGACTTGGGGACCCGGCTCCATGCCGACATAGAGCGGACCTACAAAGGCGAGGAGGTGGTGAACGACACGCCAGAGTACGCCCAGTTCAAGGAGTTCCACGCCAAGTGCGTGATCGGCGTCCGGACCCCCTACCGCTCCGAGTGGCGCGTTTTCACGGAGGGAGTGGTGGGGACCGTGGACATGATCTACCAACTGCCGGACGGTACCTACGAGATATGCGACTGGAAACGCACGGACAAAATCACGAAGATGTCGCCGTGGGGAAGCGCCGTGCACCCCATCGTCGAGCACTTGCCCGACACTAACTTTTGGCACTACGCGCTCCAGCTAAACTTGTACCAGTTTATTTTGGAGAAAGAGTACGGGCTCAAGATTTCTCGGCGTTTTCTGGTCTGCCTTCACCCCAACCGGGGTTCTTATGAAATAGTCCCCATCCCGGAACTGCAACAGGACGTTCAACTTCTAATGGACGACCTTTTGCGTTCAAAAAACTAATTTTATTGTAGGCTCTTTATAATGCTTAATAGGCTTAGCGCGTCACTTCCAGGTGATGTAGGCAAAACAAAAGCAACACCCCCCTGCCTTTTTAGCTCAATTGGAAGAGCGTCTGGCTGTTAACCGGAAGGTAGACGGATCGAAACCGTCAAAAGGCGTAACAAAAAGAAAAAAAACAAAAAAAAAATACAGAAAGCAAATTTAAAAATCAATTCCGACATCGTGGCCGAGCGGTCTAAGGCGCTGTGCTCAAGACACAGTTATCGCGGGTTCGAATCCTGTCGATGTCAATATATTCCAATCTTTTGGTTCTCAAAATGACCCGGTTGGTAAGAGTAATCCTCATCGTCGGGAATAACGATACCCTTACCAGTCTTAAAAGCATTTTCCGCCCTCTCGGAAAGGGATTCTTCCAGCGTACGTACCCTTTCGACTTGAACTTGTTCGGAGACGGCTTTCCTTTTCAGAGATTTCGGTTCCTCCTTCGCACCCGCCGAAGAAGGTGCCTTGGGTCCGAACTTCTTCTTGGTAATTGCCTTGACCTCCAGGTTGTGGTTGGAAAAGACCCTCTTCCAAAATCCTTTGTTTGGACAGCAGTCCCAAAAGGTGACGCTTTGGTTTTCCGTGTAAGTACTCGTAAAACGACGGTTTCCTAGCGTCACGAGACCGTCCCACAGATCGTCCGCCATTCTCCCTTTTTCTTCCGCGGTCAACTCATCTCTGGTCGGGAGCATCCACACCATCAAAGTGACCAAAGCCACCATGTTTGCGCGTAACGCAGTTAAATTCGTTTGGGAATCACGCGCCAAGGAGTAAGACTTGATGTACATCGCCAACTCTGAAGCCAGATTGGACGTAACCCCATCGGTTGGACTGAGCAACAAAAAGCGCTCAAGAAACCTCTGAATGACACCAACAGTGTAGACGAATTTTTGCATCGTGGTGCCTTCTGCCAAATGCAGTCTTGGACGTTGATCAAGGTCGGGAGGGAAACCTTCGCCACCTTGAGCTTCCATGATGCGATAGATTTGAGTTGTGATGGTGTCTTATTCGAATCGAGATGAAATATTTACCATAAAAAACACTAATCCATAAAAAAATTGTAAATTGTTTGTTCTGATAAAAAGGCCGACCAAAAGGCCGATCAAGTTGCTGAACACGTCACCCCATTTTCCGTACCAATAGTCCTTTTCACGATCAATAATGATGTCAGTGGTGAGTGCATGTGGGGTTTCCCCACTTTGGAAGCCGCGTCGACATTATTATCCCGCAAAGTGACCGGTTCGACCTCTCCGTCAAGGAGGGAGACAAGGTCAACGGATTGGACACCGTTCTGGGGCGGTTTCGGACTTAAAACCACGTGTAGTTGAAGAACGCGTCGTCGTTCGTCGGGACGTGGGCCGTGCGCATGAAGGGGACGCAGTTGGAGCACTTGGACTGCATAAGGCTCTGCATCTGCAGGAGGTCCGGCGGCGAACGAAGGAGGGGGATCACGGGGGAGCGGTCCATCACTCGAGAGAGCGCGAGGGCCCCCAAAAGTCCGAGAAGGGGGTTGAGCTGCACCAAGTAAATGACCCCTGCCAACAAGATGGTGCGACCGGGGACAGTGTCAAAACTGTAGAGGGTGTCGGGGCGAAAACAAAAGAACACGACGAGAGCAAAAACTATCAAGGTGGTTTTCATCTATATTACCTTTGGAACAATTTTATTTTGTTGTAGAATATATTAAATTTAAAATATTGAAAAATTGTAAGATGTCGCTGAGCACATGGTCATACCCAATATACACAGATATGAAACCCTCAGTGCCGGGCAAGAAAAAAATAAAACGCGGCAAACCGCTCGTGCACCCCCCGCCTTCGGAGCAAGAGGACGAGGCTTCGTTGGCGGACTATGAGCCTCAAAAGGACGAAGACCCCCCGCCGAAGCCCGAGACGGTGGAGGAGGCGTTTTTTGTGCCCCCTGCACCCACGTATGAGGCGGCGTACCAAAACGGAGAAGGTGACTTGAACGACCGGATCAACTACATGATCCACCTCTTGGAGAAGCAGCAGGACGAGAAGACGGGCCGGTCGACGGAGGAGGTGATCTTGTACTTGTTTTTGGGGGTCTTCGTCATTTTCGTTCTTGACTCGTTTGTGAAGACGGGAAAATACTCTCGCTGAAAAGTTGGAAGAGGCCGGAGAGGACGTTTCCTGAACCATCGAGCACTTTTGTAGTGGGGACCTGTTCGGGTTCTTGTGCTTCGATGTCTACATTTTTTGCGAAGTGCCAAGGGAGGTTTGTGTACAAAGGGACGCGGTTTGGACGAATATAGATGACAATGTAATCCATTTTGGTGGTCAAAGTTTTTTTACATCGTCCAACGAGTTGTAAAAAAGTTCAAAAATGTTTTTATAAAAGCAAAAAGTTTTTTTTATAAAACAAAAAAAAATTTTATAAAAACAAAAAAGTTTTTTTTATAAAAAAATAACTATTTTCCAAAATGCCCCCCCCCCCTGCTGTTTTTTTACTCGTTTCCGAAAAAATGCACCAAGTTCGTAGGGGTGACCGAAGTGGCCCGGACGGCCAACGCATCGGCCTCCCGGTTGCCTACGGAGTGGATGTCGGTCTTTGAGGTGTGCGCAGTGACGTGGACGAGAAAGACCAAAGGGTTGGAGCCCACTTCGGCATGAGCGCGTTGGACGAGCGCCTTGTTCGGAATCTCCTCCTTCCACCCCTTCTTGGCACATTTGACGCCGTAATTCCCGCAGCAGTGCATGGCGTACGCCGAGTCGGTGAAGACGGCGCACTTCTTGCCCTGCGCGAGTTCGGGGCGAAGGATTTCGACGGCCCTGAGCACGGCCAACAGCTCCGCCGCGTTGTTGGTTTGGGCGGCCCCGTCGACGGCGCGGCTCTCGTTGCGCGGGTCGCCAGGCCCGAAGAAGACGCCGTACCCCGCCGCTGCACCCCGCTTCCCGTTCTTGCTACAGGCCCCGTCCGTGTAGACCGCCACGTCGTAACCTCCTTCGAGCACCGCGTGGGGCCCGTTTTTGTGGAAGGCCTCCGCCTCCTCGCGCGTCGCAAACTTTTTGTACTTGGCCGTTTTGTGGATCTCCTTCTTGGCCTCGTCCCACGTTTCGTACACCCCGTCTGCAATATTTTTCGTGTAGACGGCGTAGAAAGGCATGAGGAACGATTGAAAAAAAAAAGAAACTTCTTTCTTTGCTTCTGTATTCTTATATAATTTTTTTAAATCAAAATTTTGTGCCGTTTGAGCGCCTTTTCAAACTCGCCCACTTCAATGTTCATAATGCGAAGCACGGTTTTGGGGTAGAGGGCCTCGTCGTCGTCCGTGTCCGAAACCAAACCGATAACTTCGTAAAGGTTATCGTTCAGAACGGAAATCAAGTTTTGCTTCAGACGAGAGAGGGTGGGGGCCACTTGCGGCTTTTTCAAAAAAGGCCAAGGCTTTTTCTGCTTCTCTATCATCGTCATAACGTTGTACTTTAGAAACCGTTTCAAATCGTCTACTTCCAAAGGAGGGATTTCTTCGGTTTCTTCGGGACCCAAGGTCAACGCCTTCAACCTCCGCACGTCCTTCTTCAAAGTCTCAATCTCTTCCGCCATACTCTTCACGAGGGCGACCACATCGGGGTAAGTCAAGGTGTTTTGGAATGCGGCCATTGTTTCTATTTTTTACTTTTTACTTTTTTTGCTACTACTTCTCTACAAACAAGGTTTAGTTGTACCTGAAACAGCCGTCAATATCGCGCGACGGAACAGGAATAGAAGGAACAACTCGAAAGGCCTTGGGGGCCTTGACCTTTTTCGTCTTGGGACGAACGTAAAAGACCCCCATGTCTTTCAAAATAGGGGTCAACTTCTTCCCGTCAATGTCCATGAGTTTGAGGACCAGAGTCGGGTAAAACGCGGTTTCGGGCGTGTCGTTGTCGTAAAACTTGTGCGCCAAAACGTGCATCCTGTGCTTAAAATGTATGGCGACTGTCTCCACGTCGTCTTTGCAGTACCGAAACTTGAATTCGACCTTCCGGACACTCGCCTCGAGCCCTCGGGTAACGTATGTTCGGATGTGGTCCTCAGATAAGGGGGGACACGCGTTGAAGTGTTCGTACCTCTCCTGTTGAGAGGCCGTGTAAGTGTCCTTGTGCCGTGGGACGAAATCGGGAAGGTCTTCTTCGATCGGACGGCGGGGGGTCACCGGCTCCGAAAGCCGCGGCTTCTCTTTTTTAAACCCAAAAAAAGCGGCGGCGTCAAACTCTTCCGTCGCCGGTTTCTTCTGATGGGCGACATTCATACTAACTCTTTCGTCAGACTCCTCCAAATTAGAATTTCCCATCTTCTCTAAATTGTCTTCGGCACAAGCGTAATCCTTATCCCCGGGGTGCTCCCAGAAGTGGGCGGCTTCTTCTTCCGGCATTTCAGGGACGACAGGCACAAGAACCTCCTCTTCGACCGGACGGACAAAAGTGCGCCGCTCTTTCCGTTTTCTTGGAGCTGCCTCCGGAGGGGCTGCCCGAACTTCCTCCTGCCACGAGGGGGCTTCGACCGCGATGTGTCGAGCTCGTGGGGGCAACTTCTCCGCAAACACTTTCGCATGGCTTCGTACCGCCTTTTCTTTTTCCGGAGGGGGTTCGACTTTCACAGGACGCGGTTCATCCTTCACATCGAGCGTCGTAGTACACCTTTTCGGAAGACCAAACTTTTGGACCCGGCCACCATCAGAAGAGGTGTCTTCGGACTCGCGCTTCACACATTTAGAAACGACAATCTCGGTTCCAACTAGATCCCCATCGGAATCGAACTCGTGCCATTTCAAGTTCATCCAAGGAACCGTGATGTGGGTAGGAGGGGAACGAGCGATCTCCGTCTTCTTGTAGACGACAGCCCAAACGTTCCGTTCTCTGTTGGTAAACTTGATCCGGACTTTTGAATTGTCGATATTTTCGTAATCAAACCGTTTGAACCGAGCACATTTGTTTCCGCCGTAGGGCACCAATTGGTAGTAGTCCCCGTTGATCAAACTGCTCATGTCTCCGACTGCATGTCGGACGCTGAAGACAGGGACCTTTTCCATTTTTGGAAAGAGGAGTAACGGGATCTAAGTGCTTCGACCATGTAAAGAAAAAAAACGTTTCAAAAAAAATTAATAAAAACAAAAAATTGATAAAAACAAAAATTGATAAAACAAATTTTTGATAAAAAGAAAAAAAAATGAAAAACCAAAATGTTTTTTTATGAAAAAAGTGCTTCGGTAAAAAAAATGAATAAAAAATGAAGGTTCAAGAAATGCGTTTGAAAACGAATATAAAAAACTTTTTGTATTGTAATCATTCAACTATAATCCTTCTCGGTCTTATGGTCTAGTGGTTATGACTCAGGACTTTGAATCCTGCAACCCGGGTTCAACTCCCGGTAGGACCTCCCCTCGATAAAAATAATACGTGGAAATCACGCATTATTTTTTTCCGCAAAAAAAGCAACCGATGGACTTGACGTACCCAATAGACGACGTTCGGGACGCGAGTTTCTTCACGACGTCGACCTTTTCCAAGTACCAAAAGAGCAAAGTGAAGGAGAAGCTCGTGGAGGCCTTGACCAACAGCCAGTTGGAACCGACGTGCTATTGGACGACCGAGTTGGTGTGCAGCGGCCTCTTCGCCGACCTCTGGGACCTGTTGATCTTCTTTTTCGGGAAGTACGTCCACGTCGGCAACCCGAAACTCGCCCTCTACCTGGACCTCCGCTTCCAAATTTTCAAACGCCATGCGTCTCGGTGTGCCGACGAAATGGGCCTCCGAAACGTTGCTGCCGTGCGGCAGCTCTTCGCCGAAATCACGTGCGTCCTTTGCTTGTCCGTTAAAAGACCCGGCGTCGACCAAGTCAAGGTCAAGAAGGAGGATTTGGAGATTTCCCGAGACCTACTGAGGGCCCCGAGCGCCGACTTTGTCAAACCCTTCTTCCGGGACGGCGACCCGATGGAGCTCTACGCCCCTTTGAACGAGCTCTGCTTCGCCCTCTCGTCGGGGCGTACCTTGACAGCGTGTTACTGGATCGAATGGATCGCCTTGTACGCCAAAACGAAAGGGGCGCGGTGCTCCCCCCGGAACTACGTCGACGGAAAAAAGAATGTAACCGATGTCGTGTGGATCATGTGGGACGTCCTCCGGGCTTACGTGAAGCCGGGGTTGGCCGAAAAAGCGGCCGAAGCCACCGTCAACTTGTTCACGATGCATTATACGGCTTCCACCTTTACAAAGCGCCGCTTCCTTTTGTACTTTGTGGTGGCCCTCTGCTGCGACCCGGTCGACGCGTCAGCAGAGATGGTGAGCGACAAGGCCAAATTGGAGGAGGTGATTCCAGAGTGCGCCCTTTTCTACAGGGACATTCGGTCCAAGTCCATTCGCTTGAAAAAAGATTAATTTTTTTTATGGATTGTGTGTTTTATGGACACACACAACAGTTGAAATATGGTTTGATGGGGTGACACAACATCAAAACGCACACTCGAAACATCATGGCGTACCTTGTCCACCATGACGACGAAAAAGGCATCAAGCGGGATGGTGATGAAAAGGAGGAAGAACGCGCTGTGAAACGGGCGACTCTTCAAGCAGAGGAACCTGAAGAAATTCGATTTGCGAACGAACTTGCGCAGAATCAGTTGGAAAGGGCAGCTGCCTCGTTTGGAGAAGTGTTAACCCAGAAGGATGCGACGGAACAAGATGCCTCCAATGCTGTTACCGAAACTAAAGAAGAAAGGGATTCGGAGGAACGCCGTCGAAACGCCCAAGCAATGTTGCTGAACACGCCTTGGGGGGCAATGCTACAAAGTGCTCTTCCGACTCTGGAAATCAACAGAAAAGACAACGGAGAGGAGAAGGAGCCGGAGGATGCTGAGACATCGTCAGACGAAGAATAGGTTTCTGACGACCTCCGGTAAAAGAATAAAACGCGCTCTTTTTATTGCTTTTTTTAACTGAACTAGTCTTAAAAAATAAATCAAAAAGTTTAGAACTTACTACAAATGTCTAAGTTTTTATAAAAAATAGTTTAAATTTTTATAAAAAAATAGTTTAAAATTTTATAAAAAAATAGTTTAAATTTTTATAAAAAAATAGTTAAAATTTTTATAAAAAACTTAAAAAAGTTTAATTAATCATCATAATTATTTTCAAAAAAAAGGAAAAAAGAAACAAAAATAAATTATTAAAACACACCGTCAAAAAGACTGCCCTTTGCAGGGGTCTTGTCGGCCAACGCGTACTCCCCCACCCGCTTCTCGAAAAAGTTGGTTTTCCCCTCCATCGAAATCATTTCCATAAACGGGAAAGGGTTGGCCGCCGCGAAGAGTTTGGGGTACCCTAGTTGCGCTAGGAGCCGGTCCGCCACAAACTCAATGTACGACCCCATCGCGACCGAGTTCATGCCGATAAGCCGACAGGGAAGACTCTCTACGATAAACTCCTTTTCGATCTGCACCGCCTCCCCGACGATGGCGTGGACCTCCTCCGTCGAAAGGCGTGGGTACTTGCTGTACATGAGCACCGCAAAGTCGGTGTGCATGGCTTCGTCGCGGCTGATCAGCTCGTTGCTGAACGTGAGGCCCGGCATGAGGCCGCGGCTTTTCAACCAGTAAATGCTGCAGAAGGCGCCGGAAAAGAAGATGCCTTCGACCACCGCGAAGGCCAACAGACGGGTAGGGAATGGCGCAGTGTCAGCGATCCAGCGCAGCGCCCAGTCCGTCTTCTTCTTGACGCACGGGTAGCCCTCCACCGAGTTGAACACCTTCGGCTTCTCATCCGAGGCCACGTAGGTGTCGATCAGGAGGCTGTACATCTCCGAGTGGATGTTCTCCATAGCGATCTGGAAGCCGTAGAAGGCCCGGGCCTCGGGGGCCTCGACGTCCTTCATGAACCGCAGGGCCAAATTCTCCAACACGATGCCGTCGCTCGAGGCAAAGAAGGCCAAAATGCACTGAATAAAATGTTTCTCGTCACCTGTGAGCTGTTCCCAATGGTTCAAATCTTTCGTAAGGTCGACCTCTTCGGCCCTCCAGAAGCAGTCTACCTGCCTCTTGTACATGTCCCACATGTCGGCGTTTTCAATGGGGAACATGGTGTATTTCATTTTTTTCCGTACATAGGGTAAACATTTTGTTTCTAATTCGGTTGCCTTGGGAAAAAAAGTTTGTTTGCCGCTAAAAACGATTTTGACCTCTTTTAAGTTTCAACGGCGTCTCCGGCAATTTTGTTTTTATAAAGAAAGGATGCGCGTTTCTCAAATATTTATGAAATTAACGGACAAAACGGTTCGCGATTACCCCGTGTACACGCTCAGCATGAACAAATTCAAGAAGCTCACGCCGGACTACCATTTGTACGACGACGGCAAGGCCGACGCGCTCATGAAGAAGTATCCTGAGTTCTACGGAATGTGGAAGCAGGTGCGGTTCCCGATCATGAAGGTAGATATTTTGCGTTTCGTCATTTTGTACCATTTCGGTGGCCTGGTCGCCGACTTGGACGTTATCCCACTCGTCCGTTCACTCCAAACCGAAATAGATTCGGGGTCAATTTTTATCTTCACACCGGAAAAAATAAACTACGAGGTTCTCGTCTCTGAAAAGGGGAACGAGTTTTGGCTCGACTTTTTGAGGTACGTCAAGACGCAAATCGCAGAAAAGAGCAAAATGGACGTTTACAACGTTTGGAAGGGGCGGTACGTCCTGAACACGACCGGTCCTGCGGCCTTTCGAAGGTTTTTGAAATTGGCGAAGAACCCGAACGTCGTTTTTATCCCCATGAACCGATTTTGCGAACAAGACACCATCGACGACACGGTCGAAGCGATCAAATCGAAAAAGTATCCCTTCATCACGCTGCAGCAGTCAGGGTGGTTGGAGAGTTTGGGTGTGAAGGATCATTACAAAAAAGACGCGACTCGGGACAAGATCATGGCCCTGTTGACGAAACCTTGAAAAGATATTCGCCTCTTTTTCAACGGATCTCTTTCTTTTGAAAAGAGAGACGGAAATGCTTTGTTTTTTCCGGAGGAGGGAGAACTTGCGTTCTTGTTTCAATCTCATTTTTCAAAATTTAACATGAACCTTCTCCTTGACGTCCGCGAGGCCGCCCTCGCTCCGCTCCTCTCCACCGCGATCAAGAAACCGTTGACGATCGGGGACATCGCCATCGAGTACGAAGGGAAGGAGATCGTTATTATCGAGCGCAAGACGGTGGCCGACTTGGCGGCTAGTATCAAAGACGGGCGGTACGCGGAGCAGTCGGCACGGTTGCAGGAGTGCGGCCTTCCGAAGCACAACATCCTCTACTTGATCGAAGGAAGCTTGAAAGGGGAGCGCCTCCCTCTCCCGCGGCGGACGCTCATGGCCGCTTTGGTCAGCCTAAATTTCGGAAAAGGGTTCTCTGTGGTCCGGACCGAGTCGCTAGAACAGACGGCTGAGTTTGTGCAGGTTTTGCTGGACAAACTCACCAAGGAGAAGGGCTACCAACCGACCGAAGGCGGGGGCGCGGCCGAGGTGGTGACGAAGAAGGAGCGGCGGGACAAAATCACGCCGGAAAACATCGACGGGCTCATGTTGTGCCAGATCCCTTTCGTAAGCGCTCAGACGGCGACGGCGGTGATCGCAAAGTTCAAAACCATTCACGGGGTAGTGGAAGCGCTTCGGGAGGATCCTGCCTCTTTGGACACCCTCACGTTCGAAGGGTCGGGCCGGAAGGTCTCGAGTAAAAGTGTGGAGAGCATCAAAACGTATTTGTGTAAATAAACCGAAAGCAAGTTGGCTGCCTTTTATTATTCGTTTTTTTTTCATCTAAAGAATTTTAGCATTATGCATACCATGCGTCTTATTGATTTCCGGGATTCGCCATTACGTAACAAAAGATATATGGTAAAATTTGATGAACCTTCGCGGGTCATTCATTTCGGTAGTAGAAAGAGAGACACTTTTATCGACCACGGAGATCGAGAATCTCGATCTAAATATTTTTTATCAAAGCAATATTTGTTTGAATCGGGAGAACTCTGCGACGAACTCTTGGCAACCTCCATCCTTTGGGGTCCGTACAGCAGCGTTGAAGGTAATCTGGCGTGGTTCTTGAAAAGGTATCAAATCTACGATTCTAGATGAGAGAGGTGATGAACATTCCACGGACCTCAATAAACGAAACATGAATATTTTTTTTATAAAAATGAAATCTTGGCAAAATGATATATACACCAGAAAATGAATTGGGAAACGATTGGCCTCTTTCTGTTGTTCATCATCTTGGTGTCCCTAGTCTACGCACGTCAAAGGGTGAACATTCGCGTCGAACCTTTCGCCTCGGGAGAGACGCCGAAAGACGTGGCCACTGCCATTCAAAGCGCGTCGAGCACCCTCCGAGATGAGTTGAACATCGGCACCTATCGCGAGAATTACGAAGACATGCTTACGGCGCTCGAGGACTGGGCCGACAACATGATGCTCACCATCCTGAACGGCTTTACAGATGACAGGACGAAGATGATGCCCAACGTCAACGATTTCAACGCCCTGTATCAGTTCAAGCAAAACGTTTCCTCCCTTATGGCCGTTGTAGACAAATCGTAGCGAATAAAGGAACGCTAGAGAGTTGTCAAAAAAAAGGAAAAAAACTAAAGAACAAACCGTTTTTTTTGGGTGGGACACATTTCGATTAAGACAACCAAAAACCCATCATGGTGAAGGTGTTTATTTTGGCCAACCTTCTTTATGCTTTTTCAGTCGTGTTGCACACCTTTAACATCTGTCGGTTTTCTGACCATGGCGTTCAAGTTGCGATCGTCGTCCCAATGATGTACTACTCGTACGACATGGTGTACTGTTCATGGGACAACAAACTGCACCACATGGCTTACATCTTCTTGCTTTTCGGAATCAAGACCAACTTTGGAGCCCCCTTCGAAACTAAGTTGCTCGACCTTTTCGGCACCATGGAAGTGTCTACCATTTTTTTGGACTTGCTAATACTATTCCCGGAAAGCGTCCTACTTCAGATTTTGTTCACAGTCACCTTTATTTACACACGGGTCGTCAACCTGTTCCTTTTTTTTACTCATCACGGCTGCGCACTGGAGGAAACTTCGAACTTGTCCATGACGTTTTTGACGGTGATATTCTTTCTCCAACTGTATTGGACGAAAGATCTTTGGGAGCGTTTCGTCGTGTTTTTGCAGCAGTAATAAAAATATCCGTTGGATAATTTCAAAAACGTGATATAAAAAAACGGAAACAAAATATATTTTTTGTCATTCAATCCTTGTGCTGCTTACAAACTTTTTGTTGAGAAAAATGTCCGCAAAGTTAGGACCGGTTGTTTTGGGACTACACTTTTTTGTAGCTTCATGGGCAGTAATCCATTCTACGGGCATGTACCGATTACCACTAGATTCCGGAAAGAATTTTTTTTTGTTCCAGCTCCTATATTATGCAAAGGATTTTTACTCCTGCAGGTGGGATTTCAAAGTCCACCACGTTGCATCTTCGGTTATGTTAGTGGCGATCTATCTCAACATTTCGGGCGTTTTCGAGCAAAAGCTTACTCAAGTTTTGTGTTTTATGGAACTCTCTACAATATTTTTGGACATTTTGGTCCTTTACCCTAAAAACACGGTCTTTCAAACTTTGTTCGTTGCGACCTTTTTCTACAGCCGTTTGTACTGTTTGGCGCAATATCTTTACGAAGAAGGTTGGGAGGAATTCGAAAAAGGGAACAAGCTCATTGTATTCCTCTTTGTATTGTTTTTCGTCCAACTCTATTGGGCGAAAAAGATCTTGCTCAAGTTCTGCTTTCGTTATGCCATGGTCAAGCCGGATTTAAAGAAGGAAGCGTAAATTCTCAACGGTGCTTTGCCGCTTCGGCAATGACTTTATCCACTTTCTCTTTGAAGAGGGGGTGGTCGATAGTGTCGACTTTTTTCATCGTCGACCAATCAATGTGAACACCGCGATGGATCATCCCGTGCGGAAAGCAGATTAGAAAGCGGTTGTCGCCATTCCATGAAATTTGCGGCGTTGCCCAGCGCTGCTCCTTGTAACGCCAAGGCAAATAAGTTACCCCTTTTGGCCCCGGGGTCTCGTCTCCAACAATCATAGTTAGCAAAACGCCAGGTTCTGCTTCGTCTCTCCCTTCAAACGACACAAAGTCGCCCACGGAGAAAACGGAGGAGGATCCATCTGATGCCTTGACCAAAATAGAACTTGGATACGTTTTCCAACTTATAGTAGTGGTTAGAACGGCCTCCATTCTTTTCAGAAAAGGTAGATAAAAAGAGTGTAGTTTTTATAAAAACTTTTTTTTTATTTTTCTAAAAACTTTTTTATTTTTTTTCGAAATTTTTTTTTTCTAAAAACTTTTTTATTTTTTTTCGAAATTTTTTTTTTCTAAAAATTTTTTTCTAAAAACTTTTTTTTATTTTTTTTCTAAAAACTTTTTTTTATTTTTTTCTAAAAACTTTTTTATTTTTTTTCTAAAATTTTTTTATTTTTTTTCTAAAAACTTTTTTTTATTTTGAAAAAGCTTACTTAGGTTTTTTAATGGTTTTTTGAAGATAAGTTTTCACCCGTTTTGTCTTGTGTTCCGCCTTTTTCTTGACTTCTGTACTTTCGTTTTTTTTTGAATCTAAACCTCCCTTCATTGACACGTCCGATTCAGCGGGGTCTTTCTTATTATCGGCATCATTTTCTTCGTCTAGTGCAGGTTTGGTTGAAACCGCAGTTTCCTCTGTAACCACCGATTCGGTCGTAACCGCAGGTTCCACCTCTCTGTCCGATGCAGCAGCCTCACCTTTCTCCTTATCTACAGGTTCGTCGTCTCCCAACTCATCTACGGACAAGGTGGTGCCGTTCTTCTCCTCATCGGCAACACTTTCGTCTACATAGGTCTCTTCATCAACGTGGTTGTCCATATCATCAACGTGCACCGGGACTTGGGGGTCGCTCCGGTTCTCCTTGATGGCATCGTCGCCCTCGTTGACCTCGTCGAGTCTTTCCGAAGCCACTTTTTCGGAGACGGGTTCGGCCTCTTCTGAGTCGGAACTGTCGTCGATGATGCCGGACATGTTCAGTACAACCATGCTTGTCACCCCGGCACCGAAGAGGACTTTTTGGAGGTCGTTCAAGAAGAACGCCTTCATCCCGTGCTTGTCGTGTTTCAAAATGGAGAGATTGAAAATGTTCACGTCCGTGTCCATGTCGCCCGTCTCCGACAGAAGGAGCGCGTAGGGCTCCGACCCCGTCTGAGAAGCTGTGAACAGAACGTCGACCAACGCCGACGACTTTTCGTAAAAGTTGTAGGTGAACGTGTGGCTGGTCTTTCGCGCGGCCGTAGAGAGTTGGGACTGGTACTTGGTCACCCAGATCGAACTTTTCTCGTCCAACGCTTTGAGCGCCGCGACCATGGCCACCGGGTCGTCATCGCATGACTTCATTTTCTTGTAAATGTCCGGAAGTGCGGACTTTCTCAAGTGAAGGATGTGGTTTTGGGCGTGGGGGTTGACAATGGTAACGTCGCTTTTGGCTACGCATGTTTTGAACTGGTCGGGGAGGTACTTCAAACGGGAGACGGACGAGCTGTCCGGGGGGCCGCTGAGCTTGGAGGTGCAGCCGAAGAGAAGGACGGTCTGAACAGGTTTCAACATCGGCTTCAACGCCTCGACCACGGACTCGAGCGATTCCATGCTGTAGAGTTCGGGGTGGGCATCATTTTTTCCTTCTTCGTCGGAGTCGGAATCGTCGCCTCCTGTCTTCGATCCAGTCGCTGACAACGAGCTTCCCACGCTGTTCATGTCATCGTCGTCATCGTCGTCGTCATGAACATACATTTTTCTTCTTAACAATGAGCACATATTTTTTTGAATTCGTCGCGTACTTAAAAAATGTCGACGTGGGTCAAAAGGTGGATCCGACAGCACTGGAGGTGGACTTTAAGCTCGTCGAGAACGAGCCCCTCCACGGAGGGCCGAGGGTCGGACTTTACGAAATAGCCGTCTTCGTCACCTCCGCCCTTTTCCACCAACTTCCGTTCGGCGACGCGCTGCTTGAAAGGGAGGTACTTGGCCGAAATGTCGCGGGAGCCGCACCTCATGCATTGCGCCGGGATGATGGACATGCTTTCCTTTTTTCTGTTCGGGCGACTTTTATTTGGTTCTGTTTTGTCGTTTTCGATTTTCGTTTTCCGCCCTTGACCAGAACGCCTTGGTCGAAGGGGCCCGACTTTAGTTGCAACGGATCTAAAGGGCCACGATGGGCCCGGCACTCGTCCCGGAAAAACTCGCTCAAGCGCTTGGCGACCTTGGCCCCCAGACGGTTTTGAACCTTTTCGGGGTGCCATTGGCATCCGTAGAAGGGCCGCTCCTTGAACTCGAACATGTTGACGAAGGTGGTTCCGTCCGAGGTTTCGTCCACGGACACGACGTCCAAATACCTCTGCAAAACCTTGAAGTGCGGAGCGTCCAGGCGGAAGCCGTACTTGTGGAGGTGGCGGCAAAAGGGCGTCGCGGCCATCTTCTTCTGCAGCGGAAGGGGGAAGGCAGCCTTGAGCCGGGTGGAGCCTTCTGTGAACCGGAGAGGGCTGAGACCGATCTTTTTTACGGGCTGCAAATTTTCGCTCGAAAAGAAGGTCCCTGGAGAGGGGGGTTCCCCCATCAAGGCCATCAGCTCGAAGCCGAGGCAGGTTCCCCAGAGCGGGAGGTCGTACCTCTTAGCGTAGGCGAAGACGGTGCGGAAGGTCTGAAGGTAGGCGTCGTACTGCTCGGTCGGGTGCGTTTTTTCGTTTTCGATCGCCCCGCCGCAGAAGACCACACCGTGGAGGTGGTCGAGGTAGTTGCCCAACTCTTTCGTGTTGTAGGGCACCAGGATGGCCTTGGCCCCGGACATTTCGACCCAACTCAAGTAGTCTCGGTTCATGTACGACTCTGCCTTGTGAGCGTGTTTGCTGGGCATGGGTGAGGACACGACGCCGATCCTTACGTCAGAATGCGTAAACATGGTGCAGCGAATTGTATGCCACTTTTTCATTATGGGGAAAATATTAAAATCGGACATTCGGTACCAGGTCCTGGCGACGATTCCGCACAATCGGAACGGGATCGTCGAGTTCCGGAAAAAACGCGACCATGCGAACAATTATTTGATGAGCGTGATGGAGATCGTCCCAAACACGTTTACCACGGTCCTGTACAAGACGAAGGGGAGAAACGGTGAGACCGAGCTGAGTTTCGACTACGCGGTGCGCCCGGACGCCTTGCAACCCTTCCGTTCGTGATCGCGCACCGTCGGTAAAAAAAACATGTTGCCATAAATGTAGAATAAAGGGAACATGCAGAACGAGCTCGTCGCAGAGGTAGGGCCAGACTTTGGGTTGAACAGCGGATCGGAGGCGTCCTCCGACGTGGAGGCCGGGACCCCCATTTCGGTCGATTTCGGTCGCATCCGGAGCATCAAACGAAAGGACGCGGCCTCTACGACCTCCACCGAGGAGCACTGGTCGGAAGACATTGAAGGGATCCTCGAGGACATTCGGAGCAACTCGGAGATCCTGGCGAAACACCACAAAATCGAGTACATGAAACTGCAGTCGCAGTTGGTGTACTTCCGCGTCCCGCTCATTATCATCTCGGCCCTCAATTCCGTGTTCAGCGTCGGGCTCAACGCCTACATCGAGCAGACCACCGTCTCCACGGTGAACTGTCTCCTCTCCCTGACTTGCGCCTGTATCTCGTCGGTAGAGCTCTTCCTGCAGATCCAGAAGCGGTTGGAGGTCGAGCTCAACAGTTACCATGGATACTACCTCCTCGGCACGAAGATCAGCGCCATGCTGAAGCTGAAGCCGAGTCGTCGGGAGGTGGAAGGCTCCACGTTTCTGAACAGCACCATCAACGATTACAACAACCTTTTCGAGCAGTCGTGCGTGTCAGGGGGCGAGTTCACAGACTTGCTCGTTGCCTTCCCGAGGGACCCCTCCTGCAAGGAACCACCACCGCCCTCGTCCTTGAACCCGCTCTCCAGGTTGAAGGGGATCAAGAGAAAGCCCACGGGCTCGTCCGTTTAAAAAAAATGGCAGAAAAAAAATATTATCTGTAAAAGGGTTTAAGGCGGCCACCCTTTTTCTTCAAAGTATATGGACGGAGGCATTCGTGACCTGGTGAACAAAGCCTACGCCACGTGGTACGACAAAAACCACCCGAGCGATTTCAAGCAGCGGTGCGACAACAGCCGAGAAATGAGGGAGGACTACGCGGCAAGTTGCAAAAGCCGCGAAGCGGCGTTGAATCGGGACCGGAACTTCCTCAGGAAGGTTTCGGAGGAGCAACGATCGCACCCTTCTTCTTAGGCGCAACGCAACTCGCGTTCCGGACACGAGCAAGGGCGTTCTTTCGGTCCATGACGGCGGCCGGAAAATTTTTGGTTTCTGCGAAATCGTGGGGGGCAGCGCGGATGTGCGTTCGCGCCGAGCTGTCCTGGATGTTGACCTTGGCCTTCCAAACAAAGTTTTGGCTCACCTTTTCTCGGTCAAGGTCCCTCTGGAGGCGGTCAATTTGCCAGTTCATATTTTCTTTGGTGGTGCTAAAAAAAATATTTGGATTACAGTATATTAAGAAAACGATGGCGAATTTTGAAGAGGAACTTCAGACGCGTTTTTTTCCAAGTCCGCCAAGAATGGACTACTTTTTGTCCATGAAAGGGTTGACCCATGCTAAGACGCATTTGGAGATGGCCGTGTTGGCTGTTATCCTCACCTACAAAGGTGACAAAAACTTTGGTCTCCTCGAACTTCGGAAACAATTGAGCTCGGTTCTGAAACGAGACATTACCCTTGCCGACATTAAGAAAATACGGCATCTCGTGGAGCGTTACAGAAAACAAATCAAAACAGGGAAGCAAAAGTTGTTCCTGAAACATAAAATCCCTGTCCTTGAGAAGGACGAAGAGATTGTCGAAGGGAAGGTCTACAAAGTGCCTCTTTACAGAAAGACGAAAAGCGGCAAGACCGTCGTCAAAAGATATGTCTACGAGAAGAAAAGTTTTGCTGCGCAAGGGAGGTGGAACGATCCGTCAACCAAAGAGGCTCGGCTTCGAGCACAGTTCAGGCCGTACACGGATCAGAGTAAATGCGCTCGGACCCTCGGCGTTCCGCATTTGCCGAAGGGTTATAAATTGACACAAAAGAATAAAAAGTCCATCCCTGGTTTGCCCGAAAAGGGTTTTACCAACTACTGCCTGGAAGTTGAAAGCAAGAAAGAAGCAGAAAAACAGGAAGCTGCCCGATTGGCCGCCGTGGCAATGCCCCCTCCTCCCGCCGTTCAAAGAAAGAGTCTGAGACTCGCGGAAACTCCTGCTCCGTCCAAAGCGGAAACTCCTAAACAAGCAGTTGAAGTAGCCGCTTCGCCGCGCGAGTTGAGATCGAGGTCTGTTTCGGCCGCCCCTTCTCCATCTCCCTCCAAAAAAGCCGCTCCCGCGAAAACCCTTAAGAAACAAGTAGCCGTTGTCGCTCCTCCGCGTCTTCTGAGATCCAACTCCACTCTGAACTAGAAGAAGAAGGCGAATCAATCACCGCAGTTCTGAGCTCCCCGACCACCGGACGCCGCACACGTCGCAGCAGCACATATACTTCGCCGTCTCAGCGTCCAAACGCACCACCGTGATGGTCGTGTTTTTGCACTGCTCGTTGAAGCATTTCAACTGCATCCGCGGAAGTGTCGGGTCTTGGGCCAGGTGCGGGTTCGACACAAGGTCCGCTATGGTCGCGTCCGCCGACTTGGTCGTCTTCAAGACCCGGCGGTGCACTTTGAACGTTCGGGACCCGTTCTCCTTGTCCGGAGGAGTCTCCATGCCGCAGTTTCGACAAAACCGTACGATTCCTGTCTCCCCGATGCTCGAGTACGTCATGTTGTCACAAACGGAGCACCATGGGTTCATGGTGTTTTTTGTTCCTTGAAGCGCGAAACTTACTCCAAGGGAAAGATTTAATTTACTTATACCGTTTTTCTTTCAAAAGGTAAAAGTAAATTTTTTTTACAACGGATTTAATTTGAAAAAAGAGATGCCTGAAGGGGGGGGGTTACTGGACGGAGCACCAATTTAGGCCGTCGCGGGGGCCGACTTGATGAAGAAGGGGCTCATGTAGCGCTGGAGGTTGAAGTAGGTCAGCTCGTCGCTCGGCTTGAGCGCGAGAAGCTTCTTCAGCTTCGCGTCCGGGTTGATCTTGCGGCCGTTGCTCGGGTCCTGGAGCTTGTTCTGGCGGATGTAGGCGTTGATGCTGCGGGTCACCTCCGTCCGGGCAACCATGGAGCCCTTCGCAAGGCCGAGGAAATCGGCCAGGTCGTCGCGGATGAGGGTCGGCTTTACGAAGCCGCTGGGAGCCCTTTGCGCGTTCTTTGCACGACGCTTGTTTCCCGCCTTCGCGGCGGCCTTAAACTCGCGCTCGGAGCGCTTTTGGAGGGCCTTGAAGTCGGCCTGGATCGAGAGCTGGAGCGCCTTGGCGGCGAGGAGCTTCGCGTTGAACTCGGTGAAGGCCGTCGCCAACTCGGTCGGCTGGACCGACGGCTCGGCCTCGGCGACCACCTTGGGCTCTTCAACAACGGGTTTGGGTTCGGCGACCACCTTAACTTCAACGGCGGCGGCGGCCTTGGCAGTGGAAGATGCGGTTTTCTTAGGAGCAGGAGGCATTGTTCGCTATACTCCTATATGTAGAGAGTTTTCTAAGTTATTTTACGCATTAAAAATACGTTACGAGACTTCCTGCTAAGGCCAAGAATTTTTTTGTTTTTTTTCAACTAATCCATTTTTTTTGGAAGGACCGTTAAGGGGGGGGGGTCCCCCAAAACCTTCTCTTCCCTTTAACCGCTGTTCGGCACGTTGACCGTGGTAGTGTAGGTTCCGGCCTTGATGGCGCTGACAGAGGTCGAATAGCTCTGCTCCGGAGGGAGGGGTGGTGCGTCGGGGACTTGGGTCGGGTAGTAGCGGAGGTTCAACGGTTTCAAAATGAAGCCGTAACCGTCAAACTCGGTCTTGTACGAGTCCAAGTTGCTGTCCGAAGTTTGGAAGTTCATCGCCACAAACTGGGTCCCGACGTCGAGCGCCTTGGAAGCGTCGTAGTTCGCCGACGACGAAACGAGGTCGGGGATACAGATGACCAAATTTTGCTTGACAAAGTTGTCAAAGTCGGAGGGGGGACTTTGGGTGAGCTCGGAGTAGCGGATCATTTTGCAGAAGACGCCCATGGCCCCCATGTTGACGAACTCGACCAGTTTGGAGGACAGGATCGCCTTGTTCGAGAGGTCGGCCGAGATGACCACCTTGTTCCGGAGCTTCGCCATGTCGGTCTCGCCCAAGTTTTGCCCGTTGTCCGAGTAGCTGAACCGGGGGCCGAGGAGGTGGGCGCCGAAGTAGTCGCGAAGGCCTACGGCGACCTTGTCGCACACGCTCGAGTGGTCGCACTTGATCCGAAAGTTCAAGAAGAGCGGGTCCGGCGTAAGCGTGGTGAGGGCTTCGGCCTTGACGGTCTTGAACACCTTGTTCAAAGGGATGGAGTTGTAGCAGCCTTTGGTGGTGAACTTGACCGAATCGGAGACTGCCACGTGGGGCTCCCCTTCAATGTCATAGACTTCAAAGTCCAAGAAGCGGCACCCGTTCTTGATGGCGTTGCTCAAGGCCGACAAGTTGACCCAGTCGCTCACGAAGTTTCCCGTGGCGCAGGAGTTGTAGGACGCCTTGCAGTAGTAGTTCCGCAGGGTGTCCGTCGCGTTCGACACGCTGTTGTACGTTTGCGTCACGTCGGGGAACGTCTTGTTCTTCGCTTTCAAAATAGGGAACACCAAGGTAAAGAAAAGGATCAGAACGACGAGGGCGACCCCTCCGACGGCGAACGCGACCGGGTTTGAGGCCACCACGGAGATCGCTTTGTCTTTGGCCCCTAGCGCCTGTCCTTTTAAATCCTCCATTTATACTGAGTTCCATATTTTTTGCACGACCTCGTTTTTTTATTTAACCACCCATTTCAAAGAGGGCCCTCCTTTTCCGTTTTTTTTCATGCCCCCTTCCCCCATGTCTCGAAAGAGAAGAGGAACTCGATCCCGAAGGCGCCAACGGCGGTCGCTGCGGTCGCTGCGGTCGCTGCGACAGAAGAAGCGGTCCCTGCGCGGCGGCTCTTACTACCCTTACAACACCAACGTTCTCCAACCGCCGGAACCTAGTTACCGCATGAAGGGCGGGTTCGGCGACCCTAGGTACGCCTTCGTGCAACCCGCCAACTCCATGTGGGACGCCACGAAATTCTCTCTACAGAGCGGAGTTGCCAACCTTTTGGGGTCACGGCACCCCGCGTCCCCCGACCCGTTGAATCAGAACCTTTTTTAGAACGGGAAGGGAAAGTATAGGGGGCCCCCGGGTCTAAGGAAAAAAAAAATATCTTGGTCTTAATACATAATGAAGGACGCGCGAGAACTCTACGGATCTCTTTGCAAACCGGCCCAATTTTACCTGGTGATATCTCTGGTTGCGTTTGTCCTCATGGCCGTGCAGAACTTGGGGTCAACCAGCCAGTTCACGCTGGGAACCTACTCTACCCCCCACAGCAACCCGGCCCTCATCCTTTTCTTCAACGCACTCTACATTTTGCTCTGGACCTGGATGCTGAACGTCATTTGCAGACTGAACCCGAACATCAGCTGGTTCATCGTCCTTCTGCCGTTCCTCCTCTTTTTTGTCGGCACTCTTGTAGTCCTCTACAGGGGAAAGTAAACAAACGTTCACGTATAAAATTCATTTTTTTAAACCCGCAAGAGGATAAAAAAAATGAAAAAAGTTTGAGAATAAAAAAAATGAAAATAGTTTGAATTAAAAAATGAGAAAAAAAAAATACTGGCCGTACGCACAACTTTTAGATTCTGACAATTCCATGGAGCGCTTCGACCTCATCAGCCAGTTTCATTCTCTTCTGCAAAACCAAAACACGAAGGCAGCCCTCCTGTGTTTGAAACAAATGCCTCCTGCTAACATAAAGAAAGGGTGCCTCCACGCGTTGGACCTTTTGAGTCGGTCCAACCCCCCCGTTGGCGAAGACGAGGCCACAGAGGAGCTCGTCGACGTGATCCTGGAGCAAAATTGCGCCAGACTGACGAACCACAGGAACGTATCCATCCTCGAATGCTCGGTGCGCTACTGCTCCTCGAAGTTCACGAGGCTCCTTTTGCAAAAAATAAATTGGTTCCCCGACGACGTCACGAAGGCCTTCTTGGTCGCGTCCTACCTACGGTCGATCGCCACGTGCAAACTCCTCTTTGAAACGGGCAAAGTCGATATCAACGCCACCTACACGGACGGCCTCAACGCCCTCCAAATGGGCATCATCTACGAAGATTACCCCATGGTCGAATGGCTCCTCAAATCCGGCGCCGACAACACGCTTCCGTCCCCCGCAGGGACGCCGAACCTCCTTCTGGCCCTGATGCGCACCTCAAACTTGAAGATTGTGAGGCTGTTGGTGAAGTACGGGTCCAGCGTCCACCAGAGGTCGCACCAGATCGCCAACACCGCCATCATTTTGGCGGCGGACTTGGGGGACTTTGCCATCCTTGACTTTGTGTTGAAGGAGGGCGGCAACCCGAACTCGCAGAACAACTACGGGAAGACGCCGATCCAAGCCGCGCTCACGACGGCGTCGTTCAACGCCCGGAACGTGCATCTCCTGCTCGACGCGGGGGCCGACGTGAACAAGGACAACTTCCAAGGGCTCAGCGCGGTAGAGGAGCTCTTCCGCACCGACGTCAACGTCAAAAACGTTTTGAACGACCCCGTTCTGTGGCACCGGCTCGTCTTCGAGTGCAAGGCTGACATCCACAGGGTGGTCTCCTTCCACGTCAACACCCGGCTCGGAAGCACGACCACCACCAAGTTGGCGAGGCTGCTGCGCTGCATCCCGGAGGACCAACCCCTCTCCCCTTGGATCGGGAAAATGACGACGCAGTTCAGAAAAGAATGGGCACTCTGGACAAGGTGCAAAGCGCAGGAGGCCGAGGCCGTCAAGGCCTTCCACATGCCCGACCTCCTCCCCTCCGACGTGTCCCGCCACATCAAAAGTTTTTTGATTGAGCGCGGAGCACTGAAAACTTTTTTAAGAGAAACCCATTTTTTGAGTTTGACGCACCCCGAAGTAAATCTCTCGTAGACTGCATAGAAAATGACGTTAGAATTGAGAAAATTCGACATGCGTCAAATTAGTTTTAAACCGAACGAAAACAAAGGCCCTGTGGTAGTGTTGATAGGGCGCAGAGACACGGGCAAGTCCTATTTAGTCAGGGACCTCCTCTTCTACCAACAGGACATTCCCATCGGGACGGTCATCAGCGGCACAGAGGCCGGAAACGGCTTCTACCAAGAGCACATCCCCAAAATATTTATCCACGACGAGTACCACCAAGGGATTATCGAAAATATTTTGAAGCGCCAGAAACAGTGCATGAGGCAGATCCAGAAGGAGGTCGAGACGTACAAGAAGAGCGCCATCGACCCCCGCGCCTTCTGCATCCTGGACGACTGCCTCTACGACGCTGGTTGGACGAAGGACAAGCTGATGCGGCTCCTCTTCATGAACGGGCGCCACTGGAAGATTATGCTGATTATCACCATGCAGTACCCGCTGGGCATCCCGCCCAACCTCCGCACGAACATCGACTTCGTCTTTATCCTCCGCGAACCCTACATCAACAACCGGAAGCGCATCTACGAAAACTACGCCGGAATGTTCCCCACCTTCGAAGCGTTCTGCCAGGTCATGGACCAGTGCACGGAGAACTACGAGTGCCTCGTCATCAACAACAACGCCAAGAGCAACAAGCTAACCGACCAAATTTTCTGGTACAAGGCCGAACCGCACCCCACCTTCAAACTCGGCTCCAAGGAGTTTTGGGAGATGTCGAAGAACTTGCCCTCCGACGACGAAGACGAGGCCTACGACCCCAAAAAGACGGCGAAAAAGAACGTGGTCAAAATCAACGTAAAAAAGACCAAGTGGTAGCGGACGAAAAAAACGTTTCTGGCGCTTCTAGTAAGATGTGGGGCCAAGCGATTTTTATCATCCTGATTTTCGTCGTCCTCGCTGCCAACATTGCCACCTCCATCGGCATCAAAAACATCCAAGAAAACTGGAACGAGTACCGCTGCAACCCGCTCATCATGCCTCTTGCCGGGTCCATTTCCCCCGACGGGAAATCCTCGGGCCAAAACTTTTCCAGCTGTGTCCAAGACTTTATGATGGAGGCCGCCCCCGCCTTGACTCAACCGTTGAGCTACGTGCAGGACATGACCATCTCGCTCCTGAGCTCGATGCAGGACAGCAACGAAGCCCAAATGCAGCAATCGTCCTCCTTCTCCATGAGCGTCTCCTCGCTCATGACCTCGGTCTACAACGTCATGATAGGGATGGTGGGCGAATTCAACATCCTTATCGTGAAAATGATGGACGCCCAAGGCAAAATCATGGGGGCGATGACGGCTATGATGTACATCATGACGACGGTCAACTACACCTTCCTGAGCATGTGGAACGGCATTCCAGGGAAGTTGATCAACAGCTTCTCCAAGATGACCGTGAGCTCGAAGAAGAAAAAGTAAAAAAAGGGGGGTGGCTTGAACGCCGTTCTTGGAAGGGCTGTGATTCCGGTGGTTGCAAACGGAAAAAAAAATATTTTTTAATTCCATATGCAAGAGTACGTCGTCGAGTTTTTGGGCACCGTCTTCTTCCTTTACGTGATTATCGCGACCGGCCACCCCGTCGCCATCGGCGCGGCCCTAGCCGTTTCCATCTACCTCGGTGGTCCCATTTCGGGCGGCAACTTCAACCCCGCCGTCACCATTCTCATGGCACTGACCGGGAAGCAGTCCGTCAACACGGTCGCGCCCTACATTGTCGCCCAGCTCCTCGGTGCCCTCACCGTGCAACAGATTTACAAGCGACTCCATCGCTAAACCACACGGTGAAATATCGCAGTGAAAAAGAAAAGGGGCCGAAATGTCCACATGGGGGCTTTTGTTGATCCTGATGAGCCTCCTCTCCGTCTTGGCGGTTCAGGGGATGAAGCAGAACAGGAAGGTGGCCCACCGACGCTACGCCAAAGAAACGACGCCGTACGGGCCCATGTACGTCGAACTCTACGATGCCCTCCTGTGGAACCCGAAGGCGAACGCTTGGGAGGTTGCCGCCGTGCGGGAGAGGGCGGACCGCTCCAGCCACGTTCTGGACGTCGGTTGCGGGACCGGCCACCTCGTCGCGTCCCTCTCCAAGTACACGGACGCAGTAGGCGTCGACTCGGCCCCTGCCATGATCAGCCGGGCGAAGAAAATGTTCCCCGACTTGACCTTTGTCGAGGCTGACGCCGCAGGGTCCGCCGACCCTTTCCACGCAGGGAGTTTCACCCACGTCCTCTGCTTCGGAAACACGATGTGGTACATGCCGCGCAAGGATTTGTTCTTTGCCAACGCGGCTCAATGGCTGCAACCTGGAGGAGTTCTCTTCGTTGGAACTGGAAATAACCCTGGCACCAACTACCCTTTCCGTCCCGGCGACGTGGCCTACAAAGGGAGGTGGGAAAACGAAAGGGTTTACGTCGAAACGATTACTTACAAAGGGACGGTTCGAACGGTGAAACACAAATTTTATCCCGAAACCGAAGCCACTGTCTTGCTTGTGGCAAAGAATGCAGGATTTGTTTTGGAAGATCGACTTAGTAACGAAAATGGCACAGTTTTACTCTTTCGAAAATCAAACGGCGTTTAATTAAAATTTAAATTCAAAACGTTTTTTATAAAAACCAAAAAGTTTTTTTTATAAAAACCAAAAAGTTTTTTTTATAAAAATATATGTAACATGAAAGTTACTTTTACACCTCATTGTGTTTCCTTCTAGTTGCAAGTTTTTTTAGTAATGTACTTTTTTGCGTTGTTGAATGCGTCGTCGGCCTTCGGGTAAGACCTTCCCTGCGGATAGGTCACAACCTTTGCCGTAGGGGGGACCTCTAAAGGAATTCCATTGTTCGAAATAACCTGGCACACGATCAAGTCAGAATGAACAAAGTATATATTTTCAGGGAACCCTTTAATCAGGTTCCACGTTTCCTTGTCGGTCAACATAATGTCGCCTGATTTGTAAGCAATCTTTTCAACGCTCCAGTTCTTTTTGTCCGTCAATTCGGCGTTAAAACACCGATGCGGTAAATGCTTGACGCTTCTCCATTCCCAGGAGGTAGGTGCGGAGAGGGTTTCGTATTGCAAAAACCGGTAGAACGTTTGTCGTTTCAAGTCCCGCAACAGTACAAAAAAATCGCGGTTGAAAAACACATCGCAGCTCGTGACGCAGACGAACGGGTAGACCGCAGCCCTGATGCCTACGTTCTTGGCGTAGGCTTCGATCATGTTGTGGTTGTTCGGGTTTGGGTAATTGGCTGGACACTCGATCACGCGGGTGCACCGGTCGCGCAACCATGCGTCGGTGAAAGAATCGTGTACACGAGCGAGGTTCTTTCGGCACACATCCTCTACAACCACAATTTCGTAAGGGACAGAGGCGTCCCGACACCCTTCTGCGATGCACTCCATGTAGACCTTCAACCGGAAGACAAAATCTTCGTACCCCGCCACCAGTTTGATTGCAGTTACGAAGGAGATCATTTAAAGAAGCGTCCTTTGTTTTTTGAAAAGGTTTGAACTAATGTTTATTTATGGATTAATGTTTTTTTATGGATAAATGCTCTCTACCTGACAAGAAATATACACAACTTCAAAACCCAACACTTGACAACGTAATGTCTGAGAAGGTGAAACCAGTCATCTCAAAAACTCCGGATGGAGCTTACGTGGTGGTTGACCGGAAGGCACAGCGGAAGGTTGCCAAGGGTTTGGTGCTGATCGATTGTTGCGAAAACCGAGCTTACGGGTCCGATCCTGCAACGGGGGAAGGGCGGGATTATATTCAGGTCTTTGCAGAGTTTGACCATCCTACTGCTGCGATTCTCGAATTGAGCGCGATGACTGCCGAAACACTTTACCTGGTAATGAACGAACAACATTCAAAGCAGCGCCCGAACTGTGTTTTTTCAACATTCGACAAGGTAAACTTCTTTGTGTTCAAAGTGAGACCCATCTATGGTAATGGAAAAGTGATTCGGAAGACGGCCATCATCCATTCTGAGAATGGGACGTACACTGAACCCGAAATGGCCCTTGCAAGGAAGATGGCAGCGGTTTCATTGGATATGGAGCCGATGCCCACCGAAAACACTCAGGAAGTGGTGACGAAAGAAACTGCTCTTGAGGTTCCTGCCTTTGGAGGCTGTCCCAAGGATCGCTGCGGAAATTGTCATTCATCAACGGAAAAATTGAAGACGTGCCAACGTTGCAAGAAAATGAAATATTGCAACAGGGAGTGTCAAGAGCAAGATTGGAAGATACACAAAAAGAATTGTGTATCCGACCACGAAGTTTTGCTTGAAAATAAAGAACCCACGAAGAAAGGGCTTCGAAAACATCCCGAACTGTTTTGCGCCTTGTCCAGTTGCAAAACAGTTGTACGGTGCGCGGTTCCCGGCGTCGATTTCAAACTGACGATCAAGTGTTCCCATTGCAACGCGCACTACTGTTGCCCGGAACACAAGACGCAAGACGAAGAGGGACACGCTAAAAAATGCAAGGGACTTAAAAAATCTGCGGCAGAGGAAGTGGATTAACTTGCCTGGAAAATATTTTTTTTACACCATGAAGCGCGGGATTTTTTCTTAAACACCCTAGTCATTAGACCCATGTCTTTTAAACAGGCAGCCCTCAGCTTTTAGACCGGGCACGGAGATTTTAGTGGGGTTGGTGTGGTCGGTGGTGCGCATCCATATTTTCACGACGCAAAAGCCTTTTTTAGGGGAGATGGAGCACCCCGCAATGTTCTTCCGAACGGCCGGGTCAGACGACACGTACCCTCCGGACACCGCGTACATGAGGTTCTTCCACACCTCCGGCACAAACTTGTTGCCCACCTTGTACGAAAAGCAACCCCCGCCCCGGTTGTGCTCGTCCTCCCAGACCGGTTTCACCTCGGGCGCCATGAGGAAAAACATGCAGCTGGTCAGCAACTTTTCTCCGAGCGACCGCACCAACAAGATCATCTCTTCCGCCGTGGTGAGGCGCATGATGAGGACGTAGCTGTCGACGGACCAGTCGTCGTAGTGCGGCAGGTGGCCGTACAGGGTCCACTGGTCCGGAAGGGGGTGCGGAACCATGCCCGTTTGCTACTTACTCTTCTCTCCAAGACTATTTTAAATATTTTTTTCAAACGGTCGGAAAGACGTGGAATTTGTTGTCGTAGTGCGGCAGAGGGGGCGGTTTCTCGGCGGCCTGTTTCCGCTTTTGGTACAGCTGCAATTTTTTCATGATGGGGTCCGTCAAGTGCACATCCAACGGGTTTCTTTTGGGGCTCCCAGGGTCTCTGAACCCGGAGGCCATGTTTTGCAACCACATCGTGCGGACGAAGACCGACGCAGCGAGGGTCGCCAACAGCAGACCCCCCACTTTGATCACGTACGTATGGTTCACCATTTCAAAAAGCTTGTTTTCGGACTTTTTTCTCTGACCTTAGGAACCAAAAAAAAATTAACGCTGCGCTGCTTGTTTTTTTTTAAATGCTTTCATGTAAAAAAAAACAAAAGGTTGGATGGCCAAAGCTTGGGGAATTCCGACTTGGTTGTTTTTCCACACGCTCATCGCCCACTTTCCTGAAGACCGCTACCCGATTTTGAAGGATGCCCTCCTCTCCCACGTAAAAAATATATTTGCCAACCTTCCCTGTCCGGACTGCTCCAAACATGCGACCGAAGCTATGGCGTTCGTCAGGGTCGGCAACGTCCCGACCCTCGCATCCTTCAAAAGTATGCTGTGGACGCTCCACAACACGGTCAACGCGAGGACCCGCAAACCGCTCTTCAAGTTCGAAGAATTGGCCATCTACGATCGGTGCGACGTCCGCACCTTGTACTACGTGTTCGTGCGGGAGATGAAGAAGCCTTCCAACAACTCGAAGCTCATGATGGACGTGATGGCGCGAAAGAACGTCTTGCAACGGTTCGACGTCTGGCTCCAGGAGAACCGCCTGTTGGTCCCTAAACCGTCCGTTCACCCCATTTTTTCACCTCCCTCTTGAGGTATGGGCAACGTCCAATCCACGCTCCGCTCAGTTGTCGGTGAGCTTGACGGTCCCTTTCTTCTTTTTAGTCGAAGAAGAGAGCACGGGCATCGGCGTGGCGACCTCCTCTGCCAGGCCCGAAGGGTCGACCCCGTTCGATGTCGAGGCCTCGAGCGCCGTGATGCGGCCTTCCAAGTCGTTGAGGTCTAGGAGGCGGGTGTTGATGTCCCGGATGGCCGTGCTGAACTGGTCCATGTCCGGTATGTTGTCGGTGACGAAGGCCTCGTTCTCCCCAAACTTGCGCTCGATCTCTCCCATGAAGAGGCCGAACTTTTGCTCGATCGCCTTGATCCGAGCACTGAGCATGTAAATGGCGTCTTGCGTGGTCATGACTTGAGGCATCACGGGGCCGTCGTGATCTGGTTGCTTTTGGCCGGGGCGCTGGATGGAGTTGGTCGGTTTTTGTCTTGAGGTCATGTCGAAAAACGCTATACCGCTGTATTAGAAAGAATAAAGGTATTTTTAAACGTGTTTGGAAAGATTTTCTTGGTCTTAAAGAATATGGAGGAGGTCGGAAAAAAGAAAAATTTTTTTGGGCACGTCTTCGATTTTGAAGAGGACAGCAAGAACGAACTGCTCAACCTAGCGCAATATTCGGTCTTGGCCGCCGTGTTCGTGACCGCACTCAACAAAGGCTTTGAGGCGTACATGCCGGAGCCCGAAAAGGACAAATCCGCCGCCGCCCTCGCCCTAGAGACCGGGCTCCAGCTCGTGCTCCTCTTCGTCGGGCTCGTGTTGATCCACCGCACCATCGAGTACATCCCCACCTTCAGCGGCACCCGGTACGGCTCCTACAACATTATCCCCACCGTGCTCCCGATGCTGGTGGTCCTCCTGAGCCTCAACTCCGGCGTGGGGCGCAAGGTCTCGATGTTGGTCGACAAGTTGGACGGGGCCAAGGCCCCCGCGAAGCAGCAGCAACCCGCCCAGCAACAACAGCAGCCGATGAACCAAGGCCCCCCTGCGCTCTCGCTCCTTCCTCAAGGCATGAACACGCTGAACAACCCGATGGGCCAGTCGACCATCCCAGGCCCCCCTGGCGACCCCGACTTCTCGTCGGCCTTTGAGCCGATGGCGGCCAACTCGGGCGGCGTCAACTTTTTTTAAAAAAAAAATAGATATCTTTTTTTTGTCCGAAAAATAAAGCTGCTCGTTTTTTTAAATAACAAAAAAAAACGATCTTTTTTAAAGATTTATAGATCTTCAAAACTGTTTGTAGAGCGTCTTGGGACGTTTGCGATAATGCGTGTTGGGACGGTTACGAAGCCTGTGGTGGTCACCCGAACCGGTTTCGTCGTCGTTGGGGTTTGGTCAGGGAGGCTCGAAACTGATTGTCCAAGATTTTCCCACTCTGGAAAGTCTTCTACACTTTCATAATCGTGTTTAGGTAATTCGCTTTCCGTACCGGGAATGCAACCGTAATACACTCCTGCTACATATGAAGGTAATCCCATTGTTCTATATTCTCTAATAAATTCATCTAAAGTTAACCGTTTTGCGTCAGAACACACTTGTTGTGTACCAAACAATTTTTTGCGTAGAGTTAACGTTTTTTTTCTTTCAGTCTCATTCACTTGTACTTCTATAAATAGCTGTATATCATCTTGGATTATTTTTTTATTGTTTTCAACTTGCCTGATCACTTCTTCTTGAAATCTTTGGTCGTTGAATTTAGTGGTTTCGAGAAGTATATTTCTAGATGAACGTATTGCCGAATTCAAACGATTTATTAATTCGCCAAATTCACCCTGTCCAGGGTCCTCTGTTATTCCAGATTCTCTTGTTTCAATGGCATGTAATATTTTTCCTAAAATAATAAGTGGAGTTTTGGACTCTTTTGTCGTAACACTTAATTTTTTCAATTCGGTTACAACGGCCATGATTTCGCTTTGATCTACATCAAGAGCATGTAACATATTTTCTTTAGCTTGTTCAACCAACAACCATAAACCTATGGTTTCTGCACTTCTTCCAATAGTCTGGGAAACAGCCCTTTTTACCTCTTCGTCCCCTTGAAATAAAAATTTTGAGAAAACTTTTCTGGCCAAATTTAACTCAGTTGTTGCTGTTCTAATACCTTCAAAAGTGGTACCTTTAGGAATTTCTAAAGGTTTCTCTGATGTTGGTTCGTTGTTCAGTAATAATAACAAATTTGACAATACTTCTTTCGCTGCTTTACTGTTTTCACGATCTTGAAAGTTCAACACAGTTTCGTGTAAATATTCAGTGTGCCTGTTTAACATATCTGCCGCTTCACTTAGTTCGGGTTCAGCCTCTTTCATAGAGTATACTACTGACGGCTTAAATACACGAAGATGGTAGTTAGTTAATTCGATTGCTTCAGCAACAGAGTCTTGATATTTTTCGTATATACCACGAGCTCCTTCTAATAGAGCTAACGTAAGAACTCCTTCGTTTATCGCTAGTAGAGCTTTATCAACAGATCCGTTTTTTTTTGCATCAGGAGAAACAATTTCTACCGATTTTTGTGGGTCGCTTAAATTTGTTAATAAATCCTCCCAGATTTGTTTTCTTTCCGCATCGGTAGCGTCAGTTTCTCCGTTCAGACCATAAATTCTACGATAATTTTTATTTTTTGACAAATGTGCGTGACCTAAGTGAATTTGTAATAAAGCTCGATCAAGCATTTTTTCGTGAACGTTTTTAGTAAACTCTCCAACGGACATTGTCGGAATAAAGCGATGTTTCAACAAAACTTCCTCTGTTTCACGCATTATTGGGATAATACTTTTGCTTCGTCCTGATTCGACCAACTGTTGTAAAGTTCCTATAACGATTTGAATATCCTGTTCATACGTTGCAGACACGTAATCAAGGTTGGGGTCTTTTCCATCTTTTAAATCTCTCATAACCTTGCCAAGATATTCAATCACTCTCCACTTTTCATCATCGGGGCCACTTACTATGATGTTAATCATAGCGTGTTCAACGTCTTTTAAATAAGGTAAAACATCGCTCGAGAACTTTGGTTTCGAATTGGAAAGGAGTGCAGGAGGGGGACCGGTTGGTTGTAATTTTTGAATTAACTCGGGTAGCTTTTCATCAATCATATTTTTTAAACTTGCAACGACATCAAGCGCCTGATTTTTTTCTTTTTCACCGCCTTCATTAAAAATTCTCGCAAGTGTAGATTGACCATGGTTTACTTTCATCACTTCCGCATCCATCCCCTTTTCGTCGAAGACGTCATCCTTTGTGAGAAGTACATTTTCAAGCCGTGTATTGTTTGTTAGCCCTACCTCTGTAAACAATTCCTTGGACATTTTATTCAAAAATACGAATGATTTTCTATTTTCGGGTGGTTTTTGACTCATAAAAAATTTGATTGCATCGATGATTTGATGTTTGGCTTCTTCGGCACGTCCATTTTGTGATTCAATCGGAGTTTCTTGCATCACATCTAAAAGTGATTCCAACAAGTCTTGTCTTACACTGTAGAGGCCGGATTCGATGTAGAGGGTAAGATCGCCGCGAATCACAAAAACACTCAGATTTTCTAATATACGTTTTACGACTTGTTTAAATGGGTCTCTATTAACTTGTGAGTCATACGATATTTCTTCTAGTTCTTTTGTTTCCCTTTCAGGACTATTCAGATCTGTTATTTGTTGCATCATGTCTTCAAATATTCCGGACGCTACTTTTTGTTGGTATTTGTTGTATGTTTTATTGTTGTCTTTGAAAACGTCATTGAACCAATCTAGAATTTCGTTGAGATTTTTTGTTGCCTCTCTCATATTTTCTTCCAAACTCTTCACGTCCAGAGTGCTGACTTGGTTCAAGCATGTCGAAAACTTTTCGGTTGTCATTTGGCCTAGCCAGTTTTTTCTTGTTACTGGCGTTGATTTCAATAAGCAAGGCTTTCGAAGGCTTACTCTTTCACCTCTGTTCTTAAGTTCTTCGAGTCGTCGCTCCAACTCTTTCACTTTACTGACAATGTTTACTTCAAAGCTTTTGAACAGCGCATTATTGACAGGGTTTCTCTGTGCGAGAGAAACTAGGTTCGTTTGCAACCTTTTTACTTCTTTTGGCGCGTTACGATACTCCGAGGTCAGATTTTTCGGTCTCAAATAGTATTCGATTTCAGCATCGGTGAGCAAAGTCTCGCGTAAAAGATCCAGATCTGAAACATCGAACTGGTCTTTCCGTTTCTCTAATACGAACAATACTATTAATTTAAGTTTTTTGAAGATTCTTTGAACATCTACGAGGTAGGTTGAGCTGTGGTTTAAGCCGACTTGATACAAGAAGACCAACCCCGATTCTACTTCCTTTTTTATTTCATCTTCGCTCTTTTCGGAACGGGAGAACAACCTGCGCGTTGCCGTCCTCCAAAAGGAAGGTTCCGATGCAGGAGGTGAAGCTCTAAGCGTAGAACTTTCTTTTCTTCCGGATGAAGGCGGGTCAGCAAGAGCTAAGCGCGGAGGAACGGAAAGGATTGGGTCTACGCCGAGTTTTACCGCTACATTTGTAGGTACTGTTGAAGAAGGATTAGTAGTAGGTTGGGATCCACGATGGGAGGGTTGACTAGAGATTGATGAAGGGGGGACAGGATTAAATTTAGCCTTGACACGTCTCCTCTCTGACGGAGGTTTGTCTGAACTAGATAACCTTACACTTGGTCCGGCGGCTACAAAAGACGATGGGGCCAAGCTTGAAAACGACGTTACTGACCCTGCAGGTTGTAAAGAAAACGATGACTCCGGGGTTGGTACCGATGCCTTTTTAGATAATACATCAGGGGGTTGAGGAGCGACTGACCCGAGAGGGCTTGGCGCAGGGGATGCAGAAGAAGGTTTTGCTGGAGACGATGCCACCGAGGTTGCTTTTCTAGATGATCCTTCCGGGGGTGGAGGAGCGAGAGAGCTTATCGCAGGGGGTCCAGAAGAAAGATGTACCGTGGACAATGCCGCCTGAGGTGGAGAAGCGGCCGCCACTAAAGGATTTACCTGAGACAATGCTTTAAGGGTCGGATTCGTTTTCTCTTTAGGTAATCCCACAGGGTTCCTAGGAGACAACGTTTCAACCGATGCAGCCGGTTTTACAACATTAAATAAAGGTTTATCCGGAGCCACTGGTACCGCTTTTCTAGTAGTATTAATTTTAGCGGTGAGAGAACTCTGATTTTCTCTAAGTCTTTCTCTGAGAGCTTTAAGATTCGCTAGTTGTTGTTGTTTCCTAGTTAATGAACTAGACATAGATTTTATCATTATTTTTTTTTACTTTTGGAGGAGCAGTTTGGGCAAGGTCAAATCACCTCCGAGCAGCTGATCCACCGACAACCTGCAAAACCACGACAGTTTTGTGCGGCGCAAGAGTTCGGCAGAGTCCAGGTAGACGACCTTCGCCTGGGTCGGAAGCGCATTTTGCGTCAACAGGTCGGCCACGTCCAAGGGTTTCCCGCACGGGCGCTTGGCCCCAACGACGGCGCCGTCCACCTTGGCCACATTCCGACGGCACCATTCCGACACCCGGGCCAAGAAATCGGCCTCGGCCGTGTAGTCCGCCTTCAAGAGCTTCCCGATATAGTAGACGAGCTGCTGGACGTTGGCGTCCCTTTTCGCGCACCCGAAAAAGAGCGGGTTCGGGGCAAGAGCTCCCTGCACGTTGGTCTCCACGGCGAAGGCGCCGCCCTCGGCAATGCCCTGCTTGTAGATCCCGTGCAGGTCCTCGAAACAAAAGGTCGAGGCCGGGACAAGGAAGCCGCCGTACTGGTGCAGGAGCATGGCCAGACCGAACTGCCGGTAGTGCTCTTTGACGGGGCTCGGCAGCATCTCCATCTTGATGTTCCACTCCGGGAGCAAGACCCGGAAGGCGTCGTCGTCGATCAGGCACACGTTGAAGCTGCCTTTGCATTGGTCCAAAATGCTTTTCATGCTAAGGAAAAGGTAGGGTTGGTTCAGGTGGGTCGACGTCCGGGAGCCGAACGAAGCCCACTCCCGCGCGTTGACCTCGCCTTGGGCGTGGATCCAAAGGTAGGGTTTGTGCGATTGGAGGCGGTCTTCCCCCAAAAGGTATTCGGACGCGTACTGCTGCTGCGTCAGACCATCGTAGTACTTCTCCGTGCTTTGGTACGTCCGGTACACCCAAAAGGACGCCAAAGAGACGGCGACGGCCAGAATTGTTTTTTTATCCATACATTGTTGTTCTAGTTTTTTTATGATTTTTTTGTAAAGTTGTTCATTTTTTATTCATAATAATAGTTCCAAAAAACCTTGTAGCCGAGATGAAACAAGATACCGAACACTAGAGCATGGACCATGGCCTTTTGTTGCACCGTTCCGCCTTGCGGAAGGGAGACGACGACGCCGGGGGTCAGTACGAAAAATAGAACCACCACAAAGAGAGTCCAAATTCCGTACATGTATTTTAGGATTTGAAAAAAATGGAGAATTTGTCTCCAAATTTTGACTGAAACTTTTTTTATGTAATTGACTTTTTTATATCATTGTTTTTATCTAATTGACTTTTTTTATCACACAACCAAAGTTGGAATGTTTCCGTCTTCTCATGACAACTCTTTCTTTTTCACGGGACAAAGAAAAAAGATCGCCTGTAGACAATGTTCCGACCTATCCCCTTTTGCAACGTCTTGTCGCCTCTTCCTATCTTTCCCAAGAAGATGGAAGAAGACATGGCCCGTTATCTCCGAAGCAACGGTCGGAGTTCTAAGAAGGAAAAATTTTTGGCCGACTTCGAGCGTCTGATTTCGTGCACGTTCAGATTCGGCCACATTTTCGATCCTTCTGGCTCCACGTTGGCGCGGTTGCTCCTCATCAAAAAGCCTGAATTAGTGGTCCGTATGATCACGTCGTGTTACAATGAGCCGAGGACCGAACTAGCGGACCATTCCTTTCTCGAGCTCTGTTTCGATGTCGAATGTTCAGTAGACGTTTTTTCCGAAATCATCAAGGTCTACGAAACCGTCGTGGAAGAAGGCGTCTGGTTCTGCTACGGGGAATTGTTGCCTGACTACGCCATCCAGTTCGGCGACCTTGAGTACGTCAAGATGTTTGTAGAACGCGGCAACATTACGGAGTCAAGTCTTTTTTATGTCAACAGGGTGCTGAACCTTGTTCGGATGGGTTTAGAGGCACCGGAAAAGGAGGAGCCTGTCTTGGAGTCGTTTCACGAAATCCTGAAGCACCCTATGATTCATGTTGCGGCCGCGCGGGACGAAAGAGGCAGGACCCTCCTTTCAGACGCCCTGCGTAAGAACTTGCCCGACATTGCCGAAATCTATTTGGAGAAAGACGTGGACAATTTTATGACCCGAAGCTGCGACGAATGCGGTGTCACCCCTTTGCACATCTTCGCCATAAAAGCGAACCACGGAATCAGATCGGTGGACTGGGACACTTCTTTTTTTTCTAGTCTTCTCTCCCACGGTGCCGATGTGAACGCTGTCGACGTGGACGGCGAAACGGCCTTGTTTTTCTCCATGGTTTCAGGAAACAACGAAGTGGCGCGGCGCCTTGTTCAGCAAGGGGCGTCCCCGGCCAAGTCGAATAACGAAGGCGTCACCCCGCTCATGATGGCATCGGACAAAGGGAACTTGGAGGCGGTGCGCCTTTTTTTGGAGGCGGGTGCACCGAAGGATCAAACAGATCTTATTGGGAACACAGCAAAGGACTACTTGTTGGGGCGACCGCCCGACTCTCCTTTCTTCGACGAACTGCTGAAAGAGTTTGTAGAGGTCTTGGAGTGCGGGGTCTGCTACGATAAGGCAAACCTTGCAAAATGCAACTTCTGCGGCAAAACATACTGCGTCCCGTGCTACATCATGGTCACGAAGACACAGGAAGGGAACTGCGCGTTTTGCAAAAACGACCTAGACAGGACCCCGAAACGCCGAAAAATAGAGTGAAAGAGTAAAAAAAAGAGTCAAAGAAGATATATTGAAAGAAAACAAAAAAGTCCCTTATGGATTCGAAAAAAGTGTTGGTCGCCAATGGGTTTGCAGAGTATGCCCCTGTTTTGAAAAATTACGCCTACGTAGACGAACTGCCCGACATGGCAAACGGCTTTTATTATCGTTGGATAAGGGGGGATAGTGGCATGTTGACCAACGGGGCTTTTTTGACGAGCGTAGAGTTGAGAGATAGCGGAATGCTTCTCCACTTCAAAAACAGAAGGAAGTTTATGAGTGTTTGGGCCGACGAAGTTCTTCTTTTCAAAAAGAAAACGGCGGACGAACTGCTTCGACAAAAATTCAGGTCTTACGTAGGGAACGACTGAAACTATTTTTTTATAAAAACTTTTTTACTTTTTTTTATAAAAAATACGTTTGATTTTTTATAAAAAAAAACTCGAAAAGGATTTTTTTTCTGTTGAGACTAATATATACAGCACTTCAATGGCACTCAAGCTAGGAATAAGTTTGGACAACATCCTTATCCTCCTGTTTGTGGTGTTTTTCTGTGCGGCTTTTTACCAATCGTTTGGAGTTCGGGAAGGGATGGCTACGGCCTCTGATCTCACCAATTTCACGGGCCTCGCGGTGTTCTCTTCCAAGAGCTGCACTACCTCGGATTGCACGACGTTTGCAGGTGTGGTGAAACAGCTGTTCCAACAGTACCCGGGTCAAGTGCTCGTTTTCGACTGCAGTGACCCTTCCGACCCCAACACGAGCGCCCTCATGTCCAAGTACAAAATCAAAACCTGCAGCGAAGTGTTGTTGTTCTCCGGAGGAGTCTCTTTAGGTTTCGTCCCTTACCGCAATTTCGACGCACTTGGGTTGGTGATTAAAAAGATTACTCCCGGCGCAACAACGTCGACGACGACGACCGACTCGACTACTACCGATCCGACCACCATGTCGTAAGGAAGGCCTGATTATAGTTTTTCGGTGCGCATCACGTTTCCGCTTGGAATTTGAATGTCGTGGTCAACGACCCCCTTCCCAGGAATGATCGCGTCTTGCATCGAGAGGTCTTTTTTGGAGAGGTACGGCTTGACGTATTCCACGAGCATGGCCGTGATTTTGTCCACGTGCTTCGGGATTTCCGCCAAGTGGCTTCCGATCAGAGCTTTCAGCTCGTCAAAGTTGTTCTTGGCCTTGTCCAACTGCTCCTGCGAAATGTAGTTGTGTTTCACCAAGTACAAACCTAGGCCGATGAGCGCACCCATGACGGCGTACTTGACGAAGCGTTTTGTCTTTGAAGGGTTGGCCGATGCGGACCGCGAGGGGCTCGACCTCCCACCGCGGCGTCTGCTTTGTCTTCGTCGGCTCTTTTGAGAAGGCATCAAGAAAATATTTATTTTTATACTTTTTTCGAAAGATAAAAAAAATATTTACATTCTGGCGAAAACGCAAACAACATTTTTTTCAAAAAAAAACATGTTGAGACTGCACACACAAACGCAAACACTTGTCCATTTCATTTTTATCATTATCCCCGCAATGTCGCTCGACATCTACCGAAAGCTCATGTTCCTTTGCCACATGCTGTACTGCCTTATCGTCTTCCAAAGCGACGTAAAATGGAGCGACAGCCTCTACTTGTCCGTCAACATGGCTTTGGGGGCGTCCGTCTTGATCGACCCGACCTCCGACGCGGCCACGACAACAGTGCAATTGCTCGGAGCGCTGACCCCGACCGCGGTCATGCGGAGCGTGTACGAAGAAAACCCCAACGAGGTCTGGGTGAAGGCCCTCTACGCGATCATGTTCTTCCAAACGCACATACTAGAGTTTGTGCGGTTCTTTCTCTCCTCGCTCCACGCGGACAACCCCGCCTCCCCGTTGATCTACATCCTCTTCTTGTTCCACGTATGCTACGCACTGGCCGCCCTGCGGCGCGAACTTATGCTTTTGTAAAGTGCTGCATCGCCGTCACGACAGCGTAGTAGGAGAGGCCGAACAGGGCGCTCTTGATCGAGTCGGCATGGACGGACTCTTTCAGGAAAGGGAGGACGCGGTGCAGCAAAGATTGGATGGTCGAAGTGTTGAAGGCGAAGAAGAGGATCGCCAACAGGATGGGAACGCGCAGTTCTTCGACCAAGAGACCGTAGTCGAACTTGGCGGCGGAGGCCGGGGCAGGGGGGATGTAGTCCGGAACCCGGGGGGGCATGTAACCCGGCAGAGATTGAGGGTCCGTTGTGTGCTGAAGGGTCTGCCTCGGGATGTCCCGTTCAGGGAGCGGGGCCACCACGACCGTGTTGGTCGGCGGCGGGGCGGTTGCCGAAGGGGGGTTGAAAGGCAGTTCAGCAATTGGGGTGCTCATCGTATGCTTCTTTACATAGACGAGTTTGCCTTGGCCGGAACGCATTCTTTCTTTTTTCCGTATTTTTCGTAGACGGCCACGGGCAAAAGCTTGTCCTTGTATGACAAAATCTTTTCGTAGCAGTTCAGGATCGTGACGTCGCTCAGGTCGCTGACCTTTCGTATTTGGGCTTTGTCTACGGGGAGGGCGAACTCTGACACGACGAAGTAGACGATCCCGGAGGCCACCGCGTGGGGCGTGTTCTCGTTCATCAAGTTCTGTTTCTCCAGTTGGAGGGAGACGAACTTGGCCACCTTGGTCATTTCCCCGTCGATGTTGAGCTTACTACAGTAGCGGTCGATGAACGAGTGCGGGTTCGTGACGCCGTACCGCACGTCTTGGTCCAGCTCGTTGATAATGGTCATGGCGTTCTTGCAGCCTTTGGTCGCGCTGGTCACGTCCAAGTTGAACATTTGCGCGATCTCTTTCGCCGTCCTCGGGCAGTTTTCCATGCGACAGGCGATGTAGATGGACGCCGCGATAATCCCGTCGCGGTTGCTCCCGCGGAACGTCTTGTTCTCGGAGATGGTCTTGTGGTAGTGACAGGCCTGTTCGATAATCATCTTCGGGATCCCCGCCACACTCGCCATGGCGGTGATGTGTTGGTAGGCGTCGTACAGCGTCTTCTCTCCGTAGGGCATCGACATCCACTGCGTGTACTGGCGGATCTTCCTCATCTCCAGCGAGGAGCGACCGCCCCCCAGAACGATGCACCCCAGAGAGGACACCGGCAAGAGGTCGCTGCTCGGCATCCCGCACCTGGCCGGGTTCTCCTTCCCGCCGTCCTCTCCGTAAAAGCGCCATTCGGCGGACGACTCCAACATCGGCTGCATCACGGAGCACGAACTGCACACGAGGGACCCCTCCAAAGGGCGCAGCTCCCCGGAGCAGCGGGGGCAAACGTCCTCGGCCTTGTTCGCGACAAAGACCTCTTTCCTCTTTCCAAAAGCTTCGTCATACTGTTGCCAAAGTTGGACCGTCTTGGCGTTTTCGGGTTTTCGCGCAGTTCGTTTGGACATGTTTTCTTTTGTTCAACAGGTTTTGCCGAAGGAGATCAAATGTTGACAAACAAGAGTGTCTTTAAAATCTTTTCTTTTTTCGCCGTCTTTTCAAATTCAAAACGAATGCAACGGAAAAATTGCTTCGTCAATCATTTTTTTCAAAGAACCGTCGTTTCTGAACTGTCTCACATTTACCGAATCGTGACGATGGATTACCACGTTTTTGTTGTCCTTGATATGTTCGCAATGCCAAATGTGGTGTAAACTGTTTTTTTCCAATACGGAAACATCCCCGTGCAACAAGTACAGCGTTGTAGTGTTTATTACATCTTTCAAGTCCTTGTATTTGTTGTCGGGGAACTTCTTCAAAACGGTCTGAGGGATGAAGCTCACAACAGATTGCACTTTTTTACAGAGGGACCCGAACAAAATAGACCCGTAACCACCAGCAGATATACCCATAAAAATGACCTTTTCGTAATGACCTGTTTCGATCATGTCGTCCAAATACGAAACCGTTTCTTCTACATTTTTAGTCAACCCATCGATACCACTCTGATACCAACATTGCTTCTTGTCGATAAGAAAACATAAATCGCAAGACTCTGAAAAGTTTTGGGAAAGATAGTTTAAAAATTCAAAAGGCGGAACACCGTCAAATTTTAACGCCATCCCTCCAAAACAAACAATAAGACATTTCCTTCCGTTCGTTATTTTAAGCACACTGGGCTCCATTATTATATAAAGAATGTAACATAAAAATAAATCTAACAAAAAAGTTCCCCTGATTTGCATGAAACCACGGGAGGTCTCAACTTCTCTAAAAATCCTCTCTTCAGCATGGTATACAAAGTCAACGATGCACATCGGACCATTTTATATTTCCCGAACCGTTCGCTGAAACGCTCTCGGACGGTTTTCACCCACATCACGGCGTCTTCTTCGGTGAGAGAAGGCCGCATGTCCAACAAGAAGGTCGGGTCTTCGAAGATGTAGTAGGCTACAAAGTTGCGCATTTCGCACTGCAGCTCCCTCGAAAAGTACCTTAACGCAGCATCCACGCTTTTGACGGTCGGAAGGTTTGCATCAGGAAGGGTCAACGCAGTGTACACAGGCCGAACATGGCTGAGTTCTGCCTTCATTTTCGCCATTTCGACAAGTTTTTTCTTGTTCCATTGGCTTATCCCCTTCTCCCCGTTCGCTTCCATCAACGTCCGCAACCCTTCTTTGGTGAAATCGTCGAAAGAAAACATGCGCACGTAGCACCCATCTTTCCTCCTTCTGTCCACCAACTCATCTCCGTCTCGCGAGAGGAACGTCGTTTCGCCTTCTTTGTGGGTATCGCAGTAACGTTGTACCCAAGGGTTGGTCGCGACCCGAAACGTCTCCTCCTCCAAATCGTGCTTCAGCGTAGCCGCCAACCCCCCTTCGAAATGCTGCCCAAAACGCCCTTCTTCCAGAGAAACTAACGTGTCGTGAATGTCCCCGTAGAGATCACACTTTCTCGGGCGGATACGAGGACTTTCGTGGTCGCCATTTGGAACAGTTCTCTTTCTCAAGATCATTTTTTTTCGAGTTGTGTGTCACGTCTTGTAAAAAATTGCATAAAAAAAATATTATTTTTTCACAAGCGTAAAAAAGGCATAAAAACAGTTTTTTATGTCGTTTTTTTAAGTTCTCAAAATGACATATGGAGGCGGTCCGCACCTTGTATTCGAGGCCGGAAACCTTTTGGAGCAAATACAAAAGTGATGTTTTCATGGCTTCCCTCCCGTGGCTTATCGCCTTCGGGGTCATGGTGTACCTCTCCTACGATGCGGTCGTCAAACAGTTGCGGGACAATTGGAAGGACAACCAGTGCAACCCGATCATCCTTCCCTTTGCGGGGGTCATTATGCCGCAGCCCGGGATGACCACGTACGAGAGCACCGTGGGGAACTTCAACTACTGCGTGAAGAAGGACCTCGCCGCGGTCGTTAGCATCGCCCTCTTGCCGATCGAGTTCGTCACGTACGCCATCACGAGTGCGCTCGACTTGATGATCGAGGGCGTCATGGCGGCGATGAAGCTCCTCGCCGAGCTCAAATCGCTCTTCGGAAGCATCGGCGAAATCATGGAGAACAAGCTCCGCAGCGTCGCCATCCCTTTGGTCCTGTTTGTGGCGAAACTCCGCGACACGTTGGCCAAGGTGAACGCGACGATCCTAACGGGCGTCTTCACCACCATGACCATCTACGACATTATCGTCTCCGGTTTGCTGAACGTCACCACCATCGTGGTGGACCTCCTGTTGGCCATGGCGGCTGT